ACTCACTGGTTCACACGCCTTTGGTGCAATATCATTATCTTTAAGATTAGAAACTAAACAATTCTTAACCATTTTATAATAAACTAATATTTTTATGTTAAAATTGTGTTAAATTTTAGCATAAAAGTTATTATTATTTATTCGTCGTAATAATCATCGTCTGAATCTGTAACTATAGGACATTCTGGTCTGATTAATTCTTTCTTTTTTCTTGTTTTTTTAGGCGGCGGATCATCGATACCATGTTCTCTATGGTATACAACCTTATCCCAAAAATCACGCATTATAGGCATATACTTAGCAAACCATTCTCTATCACGTTTTACGTTCGTAACTATAAACTCACTTGGTTTCGGCCATGTCAATGCTTCTGGTTTATACTGAATAAAATCAGCCTCTTCCAAGTCTAGAATGTCCATACACAATTGTAATTGTGGCATGTAATGTTCGGGTACACTATCATCTATTGCTCTCATCATGGGACACTTAATTTCAACTAACTTACCTGATTCACTCACCCCATCTGGACTACCACCCAAAAAAGAGTATTTGGGATGTGGACACAATCCTAATTCATGAACAACTTCGTTGTGACGTTCTTCATAAAGTATACGTGCCTCGTCTTCGTATTTTTCACCGTGTCTCGTTGCTTCGTTACCTGTAAAAACTGGACCCTTACCACACTTACGTAAGAGGAGTTGGTGCGGTGTTTCATATTTGTTAACACCTATAGCCGATGCAGCATCACTCGCTGTAAGCATACCCATTCTAAGATCTAACCATTCTTGTGATTTTTGTGGCGCGTACTCAAATTCTAACCATTTTTTAACATTCGGATGCATGCTGAATTAATTACTGTTATAATTTTTAAGCCTTTTCCTCTTCACGTGCGACACGCAATCGTTCGCGCAAAACACGTACAGTACCCGCACACGCAATGTTCCTACGTACACATTCATCAATAAGATCCTGTTTTTTCATGTGCGATAACTTCATTACTTTACGTTCAAACTTCGATTTTATAGTGTGTCCACTTCGAGATGACAATTCATTTTCAACAATCACAGTCTCTTCATCCGAAGAAGACTCTACTTCCGAATCGTCAATTTTTATTTTATCACGTGTAGGTGAAGTCTGTGGTGTATCGTCGAAACGATCTATAAAAAAAAGTAATTTTATACCAACAAATATACCTACTAAACCACCTGCGATGCATAAATATGATTTTAACATTTTATAAGTAATGTTAACCTTTATTTTTTAAGTATAATTAAAGTTGCGAAGAAGGTGGTGGAGGATTTGGAGGAGGAGGTGGTAAATTTTCCAGTTGTTGTGATCTAACTGGTGCGGGACCCGGAGGTGGTGGAGGTGGATAAAAAAAACGTTTAGCCGCTTGTTGTTCGGCTTGTTTTTTATTTTTAGCATTACCTCGCCCGAAAAATATATTGTTTACATACACGTCGATATAAAAAATACCATTTTCATGTAATACAACTCTATATTCAGGTAAGGATAAGTTGTTCGTTTGACAGTATCTCATTAAATGATCCTTGAAATTATCATCTATCATTATAGAATTCATGTTTACATATTCAGGGTTAGTGTATATGTTCAAAATAAACTGTTTCGCATGAAGTAACCCAAGGTCCATGTATATAGCACCGACAAGTGATTCAAAAACGTCTTCGAGTATTTTAGGGTTTTTATTCCATTCGTTACGCATTCCTTTCTCATCCATTTGGACCCAATTATACAATCCAAGTTTTGTTGCAATGTTTGCTAGGGTTTCACCTCGTACTAATTTCGTACGAGCTTTTGTCAAAAACCCTTCTTGTTTATTTTCATATCTATCGAATAAGTATTTAGTTATAACAAAACCCAATACAGAATCACCTATAAACTCTAACGTTTCGAACGATCCGTCTAGCTTTTCATTCTCTTTTAATGCGGATTTGTGTGTAAATGCTTTTTGGTACAAATCTATCTTGGATATTTTTGTACCAACAAGGTTTTCAACAGTTAACCTGTCTATAATCATGTTTTATTAGTATATGTGTATATTTTTTTAAGTTAGTTTTTAATGACTTAAGTTATTGTTTGTCATTTTCTACGCGAGTATAATGCGGACTCAAATATTTTTGTAAATTCAAAAAGGTAATTTGGACATCATCCGGTGGTTGAAGAAGATCCTTCAATTTATCATCGAGCATGAGAAGACGACCGTTATCCGGGTGTTTCAAACTATTTTCAGTCACGTACTTGTTAATAGAACGAGTTACGGTACTTCGCGAAACAAGTTCACCTTCTGGAAGATCCAAAAATCTACGAAGTTTTTCAGAGATAGCTTGTTTACGGTTGAAACCATTATTCTTGGCGCGAGACGCGGCCTTTTCACCCGTCGGGTCATCTTGTTTTGTTTTAATCTTTCTAACAATTTTAGAGAGAGACTTGATATCAGAGCGGAGCGCGGCAATTTCTTCGAGAACGGTTTCGATGGACATTTTATATCTTATATATCACGTCTATCTTTAAGTACGTTTCCTATATACAAGTATAGTACTATAAATCACCAATATCACGGCAAATATTAACGAAGTTCTAAAGAAACCTTTCATATCTACATCAACTGGGTAATTAAATTTTCCATACGAAAACGGTTGTCTAGGTTCTACACCAATACACTGTCCAGGGCACCCCCCGTCGCAACACCCCGATTTACATGGTATTACGTACCCATTTTTACGAATACCACACTTTTGTTGAGTGAGTGGGTTAGACGTTTCAACATCAGCATAACATCTACACTCACCAAAAATTTCATCGCATTTATTATTTTCGTGCTGACAATCCATATTATTATATACATAATATAATAATGGTAACTAAGAAACCAGTTGTGAAGAAGAAACCAGTTGTGAAGAAAAAACCTTTGAAAGTTGGTGATAAAATACCATTAAAAATTGTTAAGAAGTTACCTAAGAATTATATTTATATGTTTAACTCTTATTCACACTCTGAATTGGAGAATTGGGTAAAAAAGAAAGTATGTTTTGGTGATAAAACACTTTATAAATACATTTCTGAAGACTCAAGAGAAAATATAAAAAAATTTAGAAATCGCGTACAAAGACTTTACCCAAACGAAACATTCGAAGAAGCTGCCAAGGTACTCGTCACTGAAGCTATACGACCATTATTACACGGTATTATAGATGAACTTTCGAAATTTCTTAAACCAATGGGCGATTTAATGATTAGTGGTGGTGAAGCTGTAAACTATTATCTAGACCAAAATGATAAAGTAATAACATCCGATATCGATACTAAATTTGTACCTAAAATGAAACCAGATGATAAGTATTTCGGAAAATTACAAGCTGTTAAACTTTTATTATGGGATAAACTCGGGGAAATAGCACAACGTGATAATTTTAAAATAATAGATACAGTTCTTCGTCAAACTGGTGCTAGATTCACTGGTGAAGGGAAATATAAAATTTTAAATAACGAAATGGATTCTGCGTTTAGACAAAATTGGGCATATGTAATTACGAAGTATATTGGCTTAACGTATGCTACTGATAAAGGATCTAAGGGATACCACGTTACACGAAGGTACACATTACTACCAAAACGTAAAAACATAAAAGGGGTTGCTAATACACTTATCGACGTTGAATTGTTTACGTTAGATATGAAGTTTCGTATATTCGACGTAAAAAAAGGTAAACTCGAGGACGAGAATTTCGGTGGTATTCTTGATATCGCACTCATGCGTCCAAAACAAATCGGGTATAACGTCGCACAAATAAACCTTACTAAAAAAAATATAGCATTTAATTACCCAAATAGTAATAAAAATACCACATACTTAAAAACGTTTAAATATACACGATTACCTACGATACGATATCTCATAGAAGATATATACTTAATGCAAAAAATAGGTCTCAGACCGGGTAAAATAGAGAAGGATCGTAAACGCATGGTTTTACTCGCAAGAAAATTAACGAAAAAGAAAGTTTTAACTACGGATTCTATGGATACTATAGCAAAGAAAGCCGGTATTAAAATTGGTAAACCTGCGCACACGTTCCGAACGTATACGAAGGTCGGACCACAAATAATTAAAAAAGCGACACAAGTCAAACCAAAAAGATACCAAAAATCAACAACGATACCGTCTAAATCAAAACTTAGTAAAGACCTATTTTACGGTTTAAAAGCAAATAATAATAACATGAAAACACCACCAAACTATTTACGAACCCAATCTAATCAGATCTTTAATTTAGAAAAAATGAAATGGAGACCAAATCCAAACCAAAGTTATATACGTAACGAAATGAATTTCAGACCAGATAAACCAAGGCCTTTACCATCAAAAATAAATAATGTAAGAATGGAAGAAACGTTATATGGATTTAAACCTACAAGAGACCAATGGGTACCTAAACCATTACTTGAAAAATCGGCTATGATCCCCTTTATTGGTTTAAAGAAATGAAACCAAATGTAATATATAAATGATTTACAATACCCCAACCCGAGGTGATGATGGCATGTACCATGTTAAGGCAATTACAGACGAAAAGAAAAGATGTTTCGTCCAACTTTCAAATGTTAAAGTAACCGAAGTGGATAACGATTCAGGTGAAGTATCTTTTGAAGTAACAGACGAAGATAACCAGGCGAAACTAAATATCATTCATGTTTCTAACCTCCAGTCCGCTGTTGAAAATGCGAAGGAATGGTTTGGTAAAGAACTCTCTGATAAAACCATTAATAACGCTTACGCCAGGGAAGGTGATATCTCAGCGGATAAAATCGAAGCAACACGAATTTTCGACTCCGAAAAACAGGTTGTTGATTTTGAAAAATTGGAAGTAGGAATGACGTGTTCTATTTTTGTAGAATTCTCAGGACTCTGGTTTGCCAAAAAGGCATTCGGTCCGTCATGGAATCTCGTTCAGGTTAAAATCCATGAGGATGAAAAACCACCCGAAGAAACCGAACCTGAAATCGAAGCATACCCAGACCAATACATGTTTGAAGACGAAGTCTCCAAATAAAAAAAATTTATTTAGTATATATAAAGATGAAGTTTAATAAGATTTCGCCAAAGACAATTATACTCGCCCTCGCTATAGGTGCTGTGATTTTCATGTTGCTCACTCAACCAAAATCGACGTATGCCACAGAACAAGGTTTTCCAATTGGTGCCACCACCGAAGAAAAGAGTGCGGAAGGTGCACCAACTAAGTGTGAAATGAAGGCCGGTACCGGTTTGGCGTCTTCCCTCCTCCCAAAGGAAGTCGCGTCGCAAGAGGATTTCGGTGAGTTTGCACCAGAAGATGTTCTCGCGGGACAAAACTTTCTCGAACCACGTGCCCAAATCGGTTTCCCAGAAACTGTCGGTGGTGCTCTTAGAAACGCAAACCAACAAGTTCGCGCCGATCCACCAAACTCTAAAGAACCATTCGTGTGGAATAACTCTACTATAGCCCCAGATACTATGCGTCGCCCATTGTGCTAATTACATTTAAAGAATATACGCGTATAGATTATATTACAATACAATAATGTCTGAAAATCCATCAGAAGAACTTTCAAACAGCGTCTCTAAATTGGTTGAATTAAACAAGCAAATTACAGAAGCCAGAGATGATATTAAAATTTTAGTACAGGCCGAAAAATCATTAAAAATGCAGGTTAAAAAACTCATGACAGATAACGGTTTGGATGTTATTAACCTAAAAAAGGGTAAAATTTCGGTTAAGAAAAGTTCCAGGAAACAGGGGTTAAATAAAACCTCAGTCAAGGAAGGTCTTACAACATATTTTAACGGAAATGAAAACCAGGCGGAAAGTTGCTTAAAGGTTATACTGGAAAACTTACCAACAAAGGAATCAACCGCACTTTCTCTCACGGGTCTAAAGGATAAAAAACAAGAATAAATATAAAATGGTTTGGAATCAATACGTATACGAAGCTATGAATGGCAATGAGGCCTATAATAGCGATAACGAGGAGTTTATTGAACAAAATGAACCTTTACATATAAACGACTGGGAATTAGAACACCAGGACCACCTTCGTTATATGTGGGGGATACTAAAACAGTACCTAGACGATGCGGCAATGTCTCATCTTATTTTAAAATTTGCAAATTACGACGAATTTGTCGAATTTTGTTTTTATAATTCCGAATACGGATCTTAGAATATTATGTAATTAATATGTATACAAACATGATACCAGATATAACGTCACAAAAAGTTACACTACCAGCTTCTCTTTTTTTAGCACTCAGTCCAGGTATTCTTCTCAGAACAAATGGTTCAAAAATAGCGTTCAGAGATGGTCTCACCGGTCAAACTGCAGTTCTCTTTCACGCACTTGTATTCTTCCTTGCGTTCTCTCTCATTTCCAAAGCAATGGGTCTCGTTCTCACAAAAACAGACCTTATTGTTACGACAACGCTCTTTATTCTACTCAGTCCAGGTATTCTATTGAGTATTCCACCAGGGTCCAAGGGTCTCTTCATGTCCGGTCAAACAAGTTTATCTTCAGCCGTGGTACACACTCTCGTGTTCGCACTCGTGTTCGCTCTTTTGAGAAAGCAATTTCCTCAATACTATTAAGTACATGTGAAAATATGGAATATCTTGTTATTGGACCAGGTGCAATGGGTGGGTTTTCAATGTTAGGGTACCTCAAAACAATAGAAGATTCACTCAGTAACGTTAAAGAATATTCAGGTGCATCAGCGGGTGCCATAATTACTGTCTTCTTAGCGTTAGGGTTTAGTATAGATGATATATTATATAAATTAGCCGAACTAGAAGGAAATAAATTAGTTAAACTTAATCTAAAATGTTTTATGAATAAATATGGTTTAGTTGATTTAAAACCTATACGCGAAAAATTTGTAGATATTTTTGAATCAGACCCAACATTTTCACAACTAGACAAAAAGATTTACATTTCAGCTTTTTGTGTAAACACGTCAAAAACGGTATATTTCTCAAGAGACACTCACCCGGATATGAAAGTTATAGACGCACTTTGTATGAGTATAGCTATACCGTTTATATTCTCTTCGTATAGATACGAAGGTATGGTATATGTAGACGGAGGTACACTAGAAACTTTACCTTCGGCTCCATTTATGGAAAAAAGAGGGGAAAAGGTATTATGTATACGAATGAAAATGGAATCAGAATTCATAGAGGATATAAAAAGTCCTAAACAATTCGCAGAAGCTTTAATATCTTCAACTCTGAATAACAGGCAACAAAATATTTTGAAAAACTCAAAAGTTATTGATATAGACATAGGGCAGGCTGATTTATTTAATTTCAACATGTCATACGAAGAAAAAATGAGTCTTTATTTGAAAGGTATGGAAAATTAATATTGTTATAAACTTTTTTTGTTGGTTTATAACAATATGGACGCGTGCGATCCAGGAATAGATTATAAAAATCTCAAATCTCTGATCAAACAGAACACAGGTCATGATTTAAAACTATCGAGAAAACAAATATGCGAAGTGTATTCCACGACACAGGACGGTAAGTTACCTTTACCACCTCTTATTTTAAGTTCGGATAGAACATTTTTGTTAGATAGAAAATCACCATTGACTCGCATGGATTTCGATAAACTATTCAATTCTACTACAAAAGTTTCATCTATACGTCGAATTGCTAAAAAGGTAGGTGTAGCTCGTCACGCAGACACTAAATTGACAAAAACGCAGTTAATTGGTATAATAGAAAGGCGTTTACATTCCATGAATATATTAGAACCAGTTAAACTTAAATCCTTACAAGCTAAAAAGGTTATAAAAATTAACTCTAACAACGTACCATTTGGTAATAACGTTAACAGAATAAATACCGGTAATAGAAATATTAACAATGGAAGTATCGTTGAAAGAAATCTTAACAATGGAAGTATCGTTGAAAGAAATCTTAATAATGGTAATAATAATGGTAATAATAATAATCAAAAAACCGGTATAGAAAGACCTACACGTTCGAGTAAAGAAAATAATAACAATAAAAATGAATCGAATATTTATAACGATTCAAAACTCGTTAACAGGGGTAAAATATCTTTATACGAAAAGTATCACCGTAAAAATAGTGGTAATGCTACGTTATCTAATAGCGAGTTAGCTGCTTATAAGGCTGATAGACGTAAGTTTTACCTAAACACACCAGAAAATGCGTACACGAAGTTACGCGCACAAGGTAAGATTGAAACAGGGTTCACGGCATTTAAAAAGTTATTCCAGAAAGGTAAGGATAGATATACGGGAAATGTAAACACGGGTAACGCATCCGAATTAGAAAATAATAATAATAATAATAATACTGGTATATCGAGACCAAAACGAAAAGGTACACTCCGTTTAAACAAACCCAAACAAGAAAATGGACCTAACAGTTTACCTCTTACCGAAGAAAATAGACAAAAACTAGTTAACAATAAAAAAGATCCCATATCGTTATGGTTAAACAGAAATTCCCAAAAAAATGGGTTCGGTAACCTTTATAATCACCCCGAATCTAAGAATATGATTAACGAGGCGCGTGAAAAATACGTAAAAACTGGTAAAAGTAAAACTGGTGACATTTCGCGTATATTATCAACGTTAAGAGGTAAAAATCCTAGACCAGTTCTTCGAGGTCAAAACGCAAAACTTAATGCGAATCTACAAAAACTCAGAAATTTTCTCAAAAACAAAAATATAAATAATGGCCGAAAAGCCTTATACGAAGGTAAAGTGAGAAACGGATCGAACGTCGATGCGGTTATAAATATGATTAAACAACAATTGGAAAAGTCCAATAGTAACACTAATACTAACAGTAGTAATACTAAGAGTAATACCAGCTCTAATACTAACAAGGATGTAAAGAAAATTCTTTCTCATATACTTCCCAACGAAACAGGGAACAATAATATCAGAATAGGTAATCAATTAGGGAACAATACAAACAGTCTAGGTACTCGGTTTCGTCGTCTTATAAACGCAAATAATAATAATGTCCCAAAATCTAAACGCAATACTAACAGAAACACAATAACGAATTATCTTAAAAACAAAAACGTGAGTAATAACGCCAAAACTACTTATTTGAAAATGTTGAATAACGGTACAAATGTTAATAAAGTTAAAAAACAGATAGAAGATGATATAACAAAACAAAGGAAATCTACTGAAAATGTGATCGCGTTCAATAAATATCTGGAAAATAAAAATGAAGTTGTTAATACAAATGCGTACCGTAACCGTTTGAAAAAGGGTGAACCAATAGAAAAGCTTAAATCTGAAATAGAAAATCTAGTAACTCAAAAAAGACAAAAAGAAGCTAATAAAAACGCACTCACAAAATTTCTTAACAATAAAAATGTACCTAATAAAAATACGTATTTTGCGAATTTAAATAGAGGTAAACCCATGGTTGAAATTAAGAAAGCCATAATGAATAAAGAAACTGAAATAAAAAACAAAGAGGAAATGAATAAAAGAGTTCAGGAAATAAGTGTACTCTTAAACAGTAACAATAGTCTCAAAAATAACGCTAACGTAAAAGCTATTCTTAACAATTACGCCACTGGTAGAAAACAAAAAATTAAGGGTTGGTTATTCAACACGAACGGTAACGTCATGTATAAAAATATAAATTCAGTTAAAAGTGCCATAAATACAATGAAAAAGGAAATAGCACTGAGAAATGAAATTAACGCGAAAAAGACTAACATTACCATGTACGTTAACTCTAAAGGTTTGAAAAACCCTAAGAAGGTTACAAAAGGAGCGCTTGCTCAAATCAATAAAGGTGCGAATGTAAATACCGTTAAATCGAGTATTAACTTGATAGCTAACCAGGAAAAAGCTGCTAACGAGGCGGCCGAAGAGAAAAAAAGAAAAAGGGAAGAAGAAAATGAAAGGAAGGCCGAAGCAAAAAGATTAAAAAGGGAAGAAGAAGCTAGAGAGGCCGAGGAAAGAAAACGAAAAAGGGAAGAAAACAACGCAAGAAAGGCCGAAGAAAAAAGAATAAAAAGGGAAGAAGAAGAGGCCGAAGAGAAAAGGAAAAAGAACGAAGAAGAAAGGAAACAAAAAGAGGCTCGAAATGAAAAAGCGCGATTAAGAAATGAGTTACAAAAATTTATTAATAGCGAAAATTCAAATAACAGAATTAAAATGAATACGGCTAAAAAGGCTGAGTTTCTTAAAAGTTTCGATACGGGCGCACCGTTTGGTGTTGTAAAAGGTAAAGTATCTCAATACTTCGCGAACAAAAGGAATTTGGTAAGTAAACAAAATAACCAAAAACAAAATAAACAACGTAAACTCCAAATCTTAACTCAAATACTTAGCAGTAAAAACGGTAACGCGAATGTCAAGTTAAATAACGCGAGAAAGGCTAATTACCTTCAACAGTTCAACAAAAATCCAAATACGTTCAATATCATAAAAGGAAAAATTACTAAGGAAATTAGAAATAAAGTCGATGCGAAAACAAAGAAAGCAGCTGAAGCAGAGAAAAAGAAAGCGGAACGCCAAAAATTAGAACAGTTACTCAAAACATCGAATTCTATTAACACGACGTATTATATCGGATTATTCAATCAGGGTCAAAGTTATAACGCCGTTAAAAAGCAAATCGATAATAAATTAGCCAATATCAAAAGTAGAAAAAACGCTGCAAATGAACTCAAAAAGCAACAAGAAAACGCAAAGAAGGCTAAAGAAGAAGCTAAACGAAAGGAAGAAGAAGCTAAACGTAAAGCGATAGAAAACCAAATGTATTTTAACCAACAGAGTCAATTAGAAGCACAAAAAGCTGCTAACGAAGCTCGAAAGGCTAAAGAAGAAGCAGTGCGAAAGATTGAGGAAGCAAAGAAAATGAAACAACAAAAACGTGTTCAAGATAAAAAGGTTATACAATCGATGATCCAAAAGGCGGGTGGAATTTCCATTAACGGAGCCTCGTATTTATCGAAATTAAACGCGAATACTTATAACTTCGACTCGATTAAAAAGGCATTGATAGCAAATATTAAAACCAAGAAAAATGCGAAAAAGGCGATTAATATCGCAAAACAAAAGGAAAACGCAGCAAAACAAAATATAGTTCGTAAAAATTTAGAATTACGAAAAGGTCTCGAACGAAAAGTTCAAAGAGCACAATTTAAAAACAATTCGGATAAAAGAAAATTACTTAATCAGATCAAAAATACTAAAACCATGACCGCGAAGGAATTACAACCAAAAATAAACAAAGCGATCAAGGAATTATCACTTAACGGAAACATTAACGAAAAAGAAGAAAAACGGAAAAGGGATCAGGTTAAGAAACAAGTCTCGGAATACATTTCTAAAACGTACCCAAAAATGAACAGGGCTAAACGAACGAATTATATTTCACGCGCAAACTCGTATAGAGAAGGTTCCGGATTGTTTTATAGAATGAGACCACAAAGTTATAACGCTATTAGAAAGATGATAAACCAAAATATGAAACCACCCCCTCCACCAAAAAATAAAAAGGCAAACCTTAAGAAGTTGGTTAATAATACCTTGAAAGGTCGTGCGGGTAAAAACGCAGCTCGACTCAAAAAGAATATCAATGAAGGAGTCTCCGAAATGACAGTCAAGACACGACTCGCACAATTAAATAAACAGACCAAATACCAAACAAAATAAAAATATCAGGTTAACATAAATGACAACTTTGGATCCTAGAGATGATCAACAATACTCAAAAGCTCAAAGAATAACATTACTTGTTTCATGTATATGTACCTGTTTTCTATTTACTAATAGTCTCGGAACTTTGTTTCCGTGTGGAATTTCATCTTGCGCATCAACCGTCGCACTTATAATGGATAGCGGATACCTTGGTTGAATAAAAAGTAATATAAAAGAACTACTCTAACGTATACTATAAAAATAATGGACATTCAACCAGTGTCACAAAAAATGAAGAATTTGAGACGTTATACGGCATTTCACATGCCTTTCGAAGCCGCGTTGGTATTTTTAGGTACCATGACAACTTGGTATGGAGGAATTTTCCCAATTTTACCATTGGTAGGTTCTTCCATAATAGCTTGTTGTGGTAAATGTTGTTGTACGAGTAAAGGGGGTAAAGGGGCTGTTGTAACTTATTTAACTTTAAATTGCGTTTCATTTGTAGGATCCGTATGGGATTTTTTTGCATTATCGCACGTTAAAACACATTGTGATGATATCGGAGATTGGGTAGAGGTGGACGAGTATTGTCACTACGTAGATGTCGCTACCGCATTTGCAATAATTTGTTTCATATTGAGAATTGTGGGTGTAATTATCGCAAGTTGTAATGTATGTGGTCTCTTACCAGAAAAAGAACCAGAAACAATAACCGAAGCACCGGTAGCGGTTACAATTTAAACATACATAAAAGAAATATTCTAATCAATAATAAAACATGCACAGAGGTTTATCATCCGTAATGGTACACTACGCACGCTCTATTAGTGATGAGAAGAAAGCAAAAACTATCGTTAAGGGAAACAAATCCGAAGAATATACGGGAAGTCGTGACGACATGCACGAAAAACTTTTGTATAAATGTGGTTTAAAACGAAAAAATGTTTGGGACCCAAATTCAAAATCGTTTTATACGAAAGTGTATTACCCAGACGGAACTATGTATAACCCCGTTTTGTTTCACGGGGGTAAAATCGATAAGAACCCGTTTTTTAAAAATTAAATATATATTATAAGTAAATATGGTTAGTGTAAGCTTTGGAAAATCTAACTTTAGTGAAGCACAAAATAGTTACCAAATGACAATTGCTTTGGTAATGATGGTTCTCGTTTTATGCGCGATATCTTCTATAACAACTTTAATTATAACGAATAAATCAGAACCCACGACAACAGTTGTTGCAAACAAACTTCCAACAACAGAACAAAAACCAAAACCAAAACCAGGTAGTTCAGGGGTTAAAATATCTAAAGATGGTATCCAATTTCCAAAACCTTCGACTACAGAAGGGTATTTGGCTGAAGGAGTATCGTGTAAAAAATTTCGAATTCTCGAAGAAAGTGATTTTTTTACCGAGGAAGTAAAGGATGATGATGGAAACATAGTTGAACCTTCTGTACCTACGCGGAACCATGGTTTCGCCGATTACGCCTCTTATAAAACTCGTCGTGACGAAGTCAATGATCATAAATGGAATGAAACCACGGGGTGGTGTAAAAAAGCCGGGTTTATAGATGAAAACCAATGGGGTATGGCTTATCATTATCACGATGGGGATTTTTCAGAAAAGGTTTGGGATAGTGATAATGGAAGATGTACATTTACGAGTGAAGATAAACCATACGCGTGTATATATAAAGAAATTAAAGATAGTGACGATAATATTATAGGAGTTAAATCGAATGAAGGTAAGATATTGGAAGTAGAATTTTATAACGATTATAAAGCGGGTAAATTAAAACCATTTTTAGATAACATAAAAATGGGTACTAAAATGAAGTATTTAATAAACGATGATGGTAAACTAGTATTCTGGAAATCTGGGTATAATAACGGACACGAAGACGTACCAGCAAAAAAAATGGTAATAAAACCAGGGTATAATTACCCCGTCGCATTTATGTTATTGGGTACTGCTATTACAATGGTGGACAATGATATCGACATGCCAGCTAATGGTATACAAATAAGTTTCAAATCTCTTACTGAAGATAAAATAAGAGAAAATATGGAAAAAGATATAGTCGACGCCTAACATTTAGTTAAAATCCGGCTTTTTTACATCGTCCTCTCTTATGATAATATCGTAATTAGTTCTGTGTATATTATCTATCATGAGTAATCTACCTTCATCTGTATCGTGTATTCTTACAGATAAATAATACCTATGCGAACACGGGTCTATCATGGCCGATGATAATCTCAAATTCCGGTTTATTTTGCCGATTTTGAGTTTATATTTTTCTTCACGACTGGTACATCGACCATTGCGTGGTTTTTTCTTTCCCTTACTCTTCGTCATCGCCTCCCCCAAAAAAAACTTCTCTTGATCCCGCAATAGTTCGTGTATTTTTTCTCTTTCATTCCTAGCATTCTTCATGGAATTATCCGAACTAAAATAATCACGTGTATCGTCATCGGTAAATGCGTATGGGTACACGCGAACAGTTTGAATTTTATTTTCCGTTTTATCCATGTCCATTGTTAACGTATTTCCCATTACACCAATTCCACACCCGTTTACGTTGGTTGCTATACTCGTAACAGATATACTAATAGGGTAACTCGTTAAATTAAAAAAAAGAACGGTCGTTGGTGTCGTGTGTTTCATTTTAGATTTTCGCGTGCGTTGTACTATTTTACAATTACTTAGTCTAATTATAGGGTTCCATTCCACAACCTTAGGAACACAAAACCATTTACGACGAATACGCGTGGGTGAACGCGAATAATCCTTTAAAAATTCTCTTATTATTCTCGAACAGTTTTCAAATTTCTTATCATTTTCAGTGTATTCTTCTACGGGCATATCCTGACCTGTTGGAACGTCACTTTTGTTGGGTTTTTTTCTACCATTCATTATTTATTTACTGAACAGATTTTAAAAAAAAAGTTAAAGAAAAAAATCATTATTTTATTTAAGTATGGACATATGTTGTTCGGTGTGTTGTGAAAATTTTAACAAAACAACGCGTAAAAAGGTGACGTGTCCATTTTGTGATTACGAATCGTGTAAGAAATGTACACAAACCTATTTACTTTCATCTACAGAAAACGCACATTGTATGAACTGTAAACACGAACTCAATAGATCTTTCATAGATTCATTTTGTACAAAAAGATTCAGAAATGTTGAATACAAAAAACATAGAGAGAATGTACTCTTCGATTTAGAATTAATAAAAATGCCAGAAACACAACCTCAGGTTGAACGTATTTTACGAATGCGTGAAATACGAAAAGAATATCATGCATCACAACGTACGTTAAGAACTGTAATACTTGATAAAAGAGATGCCGAAATTTCAAACTACCCAGTTGATACATATATAGAACTAGAATTAGAACTAAATATTAAATTAAATAATTTGGTTTATGAAATGAACATGTTACGTTCAGAATACGATGACCCACCAACAGATTCTTCAGAAAGAAAATTTATAAGAATATGTCCTTCGGAAGACTGTAGGGGATTTATAGATGACGATTGGAAATGTGGTTTGTGTAAACAACAATTTTGCAAACACTGTAACGAAAAAAAGGATGAAAATCATGTATGTGATCCTAAAACTGTAGAAACAATTAGCCTCATTAATAAAGATACGAAACCGTGTCCAAAATGTGGAACTATGATACATAAAATAGATGGGTGTGCTCAAATGTGGTGTACCAGTTGCAACACGGCATTCAATTGGAAAAATGGTAAAATAGAAACGGGACGAATACACAACCCTCATTTTTTCGAATTTCAAAAAAGATCACGCGAACATGCCGATATACCGTGTGGTGGTAGACCAACATTTTCAGAATTAAACGATCAAAACGCACCAGATGAACTACTAGATATTACAATTTTACTTCATAAAATTGATAGAGATATAATGCATAGGTATGGAGATATATACGATGCAGATAATCACCATTTACGAATAGCTTACATGTTAAAAAATATAACCGAACAGGACTTCAAAATTGAATTACAAAAACGCGATAAACTCGCGGATAAAACACAAGATATACGAGACATATTAGAAATGTTTACAAACTCCGTCGGTGATTTTTTACGACAATGGATGATATATAAAAACCTGGACATTTTAGAAGATGTATATGAACTAACTCTATATTCTAATCGTGTAATACATGATATACGAAAAAGGTATAATTCGTCTACACCAAGTTTTATATACTTACCGAGAACCTTAGTGAGAGTAGATATATAAATAAATTAATAAATATGAACCAAGAACGTAATACACCCCCACCACACCCTTCGGTAAAAAAACATTTACAGCACGGTGTTGATTTTTCAAACGAATTTCTCGATACTATAGAAGAAATCACAAAAAAATATAACGTACACGTTAGTCGATCGATAGAAATGGGACATTTTCATAAACTAGACAAGTCTATCACACATGTATGTAAATATTTAATCGATTATAAATCACAGTGTAAAAAACTTATAGAACAATACGAACAATTCGAAAACGAATATTCGTACCCTAGTACATCGGGGTCTAAATAACCTAAGTAGTACTTATTTTTTAATAATAATTGAAAATTGAAAATGGATAAAACTAAACTTCAAAATATACTCACTTTGGTTGATAAAAACAACACTGCATTTCCAGAGAATGATTATTTGGACATTTGCCGTTCGTTAATGGATGTATATAACGAAGAGATAATGCCCGAAAACCATGTCGCGATACCATTAGAACACCCAAAAAATAATCAACCACGCGTTCCCGGTGAAGAAGATTTCTATGCGGCTATGAGTTTTTTACGAAAAACGGGTAAATACGATTGTTTATACCTCGCGGAAAAATTAAAACGCGAACAAAAGGAAGTATCTCGTTACCCATTAAAACGCATAACAAACCGCGTTGAACGAGATGTTCGAAAAAAACTATGCTATGATCACGATATCCCTTACGATGAAAACAGTATACCAACCATACAAAAAATTAACTTATTATTAGGGAGTTCTTACGATTTAAAAGATGAGTGTAAAAAATACATGAAAGTATGTAATGATACGGTTGAGGAGTATAAGGAACATTTACGTATGGTTGAAAACTCGTTCAAACTTAAAATAGACCAGTTTAAGGAATTTCATGAAACTTTGGGTGAATGTCTAAATAGTATAAACTATACCTAAGTCATACATAAACGATATTTAAATTAAAAATTAAAAAATGATGAAATCTATTTGGAAAATGTGTGAAAACGGCGAACTCGACAAATTAAAAAAACGTCGTAACGAAATCGATGAAATAATCGAAGACATGCCCAATGACGGTGATGATTTGAGAGAAGATGAAGACGATATAAGTTTTGCTGCGGCATATTGTAAAGATCACGATACGGCTTTAGAAACATTTAAGTATTTATACGAAGAGTGTGGTTACCCTAGACATTGTGTACATTACGCTATGGTCGGGGCAGCCGCATCAAGAAATGCAAAACTTATCAATTATATATACAATGACATCGACGAACATGAAAAAGAAGATTTTATAGGTGATCTAGAGGACGAACTTGCAATGACGGACCATCCTAATCCAAGTGTATTCATTGAATACGCTTTATTCGAGTTAAATAAAGTTTAAATAATTAAAGTTTTAATACATAATAAAAATAAGTAAAATGAAACCACAACCTTTTGTAAACAAATATATTCGTTCGACTATACCTAATAATATTAGTGCACAACACTTAGCTGTTACAATTACCTATCGTGGTAAGAAAAGGGAAACACCTATAGTAAGTATGGATATATACGCTTCACCAATTCTTTCGTATAATTATAATCTCGAATACGAATCTTCGAGTGAATTATTACCACAAAGTAACGATGGGTATATTCACCCAATATCCCTTTTTAATTTAAGTGGTGAGAGTGGATTTTGGGGAAATGATGGATTACATGATGCTATAGTCAATAAAGAATACATATTCTACGATGATAAAGTTTGGTCGTACGACACATATTACGAGACTATTGCTGATTTTATAGAAGATTTGCGTGATCGTTATAAATGGAATGGGGTCATTGATAGCGATTGTGGTTTTTTTAGTCCATCCTTAGAGGGGTACGTAAAAACGAAAACCGAAACCGAAAAGGCGGCAGAATCCATCATGGAAATTATAGACAAAAATTCAAATACCATACCCGAAGGTGATTATTTGAAAATGTGTGATGTTTTAAGTAAAATTAGAAAATTGTAATTTTTTTAGAAAAACCCAGTTTGAAATTTCTCGAAAAATAGGTCTTAAAGTGATCGTAAGGGGGTACAGAAAATATTTTCTATTTTTTTTGGAAAAACCCAGTTTGAAATTTCTCGAAAAATGGGTCTTAAAGTGATCGTAAGGGGGTACAGAAGATATTTAGCCCTAAAAAATTAGATATAGTTTAGATATATTTTATCCATAAACGGCTATTTTTATTTTCTGTACCCCTTTAAGGTCACTTTACAGCATGTTTTTTTATATAATTTCTCTCATGTATGAACTCACTTTCAACAAAAAAGTATCTCTCATGAGGAATCCAACTTGAAAATTTTTTAAAATTGGCCTTAAAGTGATCGTAAGGGGGTACAGAAAATATATTAAAGATTTATGACATGTAATAAAAATGGATATTATTTTTCCACCAGTTGCTCTTTATATAATAGAGAGTAAATCAGAAAAAAAATTTTATATTTCGTACGTACATCTAAACTATTCTATCGATAAAAATAAAAAATTTATTATAAATTCTAATAAAAATGTAAACACGAATAAATATACAGAAATGAAACACGTGTTTCACCATAACGGAACAAAATGGGGTATAAATAAATTTTATAGAAAATTGTATAATAAATCGAAACACGATAACGATCTAAAAAAATTTATAAACTCTAACGTATTATATAATATTTCGATTACGGGATTTTTGTTTAACTGTAAACCATACCCTTCGAAACCTATAAAAGGGTTTGAATTAAACAATATTACGATAGATGAAATACATGAAATTATTTATAAGATCAAAGACATGTATAAACAAGGGTACATGGGTTATACCATCAAAGAAGTTGAACGCGACGTGATACTATACGAACGCGCCTTTAAAGAAAAGTTTTACGATTCGGTGTGGGAATACATAACAAGGAAAGAACCTTACACGTGTATTAATAAACGTAATTTAGGTAAGACACAAAAACAAAAAAATAAATATCGATACGATAAGAAAAAAGAGAATCAAAAATTTATATACACTAAGAACCGTAAACAATGTCTTAGAGATATTAAAAAAAATAATAAACGACCGTCACAAAAAATTATAGATAAGTATGAACTTACCGAAAGTGAAATACAAGAACAATTAGTAAATTAAAAGAATACATTGTATTATAGAACATATAATGTATTGTTGTAATAAACGTAAACTCTCCGTAACCGATGAAACCATACCCGTTTTTAGTCTCAATAAGTACCAAGGGTACGCCAAGGTAACTGATGTCTACGATGGTGATACTTTTAAAGCATGTATTATTCTTCACAATCGCGTTTTGAAATTTACTTTCCGAACTATCGGGTACGATTCACCCGAAATGAAACCACCAAAAGATATGAAAAATAGGGATAAACATATTGCCATGGCAAAACGTGCGAAGTATACGTTCGCGAGTTTTTTAGGGTACGATGATAAGTCTAAAAGTGTTCCATGGAACCCGTTCAAGTGTAAATTTAAGGTAAACGGATGGGTGTGGGTTTCGTGTAAGAAAAACGATAAGTACGGACGAACACTCGTTTTCGTATACAAAAATAGAAGAGATATGGTTTCGATTAACAAAAAAATGATAGATACAGGGTTCGTGAATACGTACGATGGTGGTACTAAGAAAGAATTTGATTTGTAAATAATTTATATTAAAAGTAAAATTAATCGTTTAAGACCCAAGATTTGACGCGATTGTGTTTGATGAAATTTCGAAGATCGACGACATTTTCAATAACGGTCGCATGTTCCTCTAAATCCCGTTGGTATATGAAGTAGCCTTCTCCGCGCTGTTCCTCCAAGAGTGGCATAGCTTGCTTTTTCGTTAGGATGTATGACTTAAAACCAGTAAAGACCAGTAAATTTATTAGAATGAATTCGAATTTATGATATGGTTTAATATGCTGTATAAAAAAAGTACCTTTCTTTCCTAAGCGTGGACACTTAATTTCCACGGTTCGATCAAAAAGAATAGCGTCATGTTCGGTATTTAATGGGGAATCCATTCTAAAATGATTTCGTGTAAACTTCTCCCCGAAACAACCATAAGATCTGGCATTCATATTGACCAATTCCAGAATATGGTCTGATGCACCGTTGTCTCTGTAGAAATCCACGGCACTTTTTTTATTTAATAATTCTTTGTACGCGGCCGATGATAAAATTTCATTTTCGTTAATAGTTGCTGTGTATGTACTCATGGTAGTTATATACTATAGTATTCTCTTTGCTTTATGTAGGTTTTCGTGCATGCAATTAAACATAAAATTGTACAATATAACTTAAAAACAAAATACGAATATTAAGAAATGAGAGAATCGGAAATTATTAACGACGATTTATTGAATGTTTTACCAACACTAAATGATAACGAAGCGCAAATAGTTATAGCAGATCCACCGTATAATATCGGTAAAGATTTCGGGAATAAGAGTGATAAACAACCCATGGATGAGTATCTGAAATGGTGCGATGAATGGATAAATGGGTGTTTACGTGTTTTAAAACCAAACGGTACCATGTTCATATACGGGTTTAGTGAAAATCTCGCGCTCATATTAAGTCGCGTTCCTTACGAGGTAAATAGAAGATGGATAGTGTGGCATTATACGAATAAAGTAACGCCTTCCCTAAATTTTTGGCAAAGAACACACGAAAGTGTTCTCGTATTATGGAAAAGCGATAAAGTTTTTCACAGAGACGCAGTTCGCGAACCGTATACGGACACGTTTATAAACAATGCCGCGGGTAAGGAACGTAAAGCAACTATAGGACGATTCTCTAAAGGTGATAAGAAGACCGTGTATAAGGCACACCCGGACGGGGCTTTACCCCGAGACGTTATCAAGATACCGGCATTAGCGGGAGGTGCCGGAAAAAACGAGCGCGTGAATCACCCGACACAAAAACCTTTGAAACTGTGCGATAAACTTATTAAATCGTGCATGCAAGATCCCGAGGAAGGATACGTGTTCGTTCCTTTCGCGGGTTCGGGGAGTGAGTGTGTCGCGGCGAAAGAATTAGGTTTGAAATACGTAGGCGTAGAAATTAATAGCGAGTATTGTGATTTAATTAAAAATAGAATGAATTAAATAGGTATATTATTAAAAAAGTTATATTATATTACGCATCTGGATAAAATTTGGTCAACCACCAAACGACCCATTTCCCATCTGTTCCCAAAGCCATTCTTTTTGGGTTTTTATTAGATAAACCCCACTGACGTGTGATAAGATCACTCGAAGTATGATTTTTGAGTTCATTGATCTTCTTACCCGCATCTTTACGAGGTACCCATCCACCGAGGTGCGATCTCGTAAAGATCTCGAGTTCATTGTACCTTTGATCGTTTTCAAAAACTTTATACGCGTACTCGTTTTCACCATTATCCGATCCAGATTCGGATTCGGAGTCTTCAGACGCATACGTCCCGTTCTTAGTATTACAATTCCATGGTAGATCGGTTCGTGTAAACTTAGATTCGTAGTGTAAACGATACAATTCGAGACTTTCTTTGTTTGCAAAAATAACCGTTTCACCCGTATCGTCGTACCCACACATGCGACCTGGTAAACCCTGAGTTTGCGCGGAATCATTGAAACGTTTTACCTTTCGTTCGTATAAAACACCCACGTACTTCTTGTTAATCGTGTCGGCACATCTGCACAACTCCATAATAAAAATACACGTATGTTTTGTTGGTTCAATATTCAAAATCTCGTTGATATTATCTTCTTCTGTCATACCGTTATACGTTTTATACTTGAAATGTTCCCCGTATATTTCCTTGATATTGTTCATCATAACCCGACCAGCTTCTCCCGTAGGAGTTCGGATTATATGATACTTCGCATTATCAGAACCGTACCTTCTGAATATAAAGTTTCCGAGTTCCGCAATATTTTTCTTAGCCGCGTCTTGTGTATCTTCTTCCTCCTTCTTACTATATCCCGATAATTCTTCACATTGAAACACGCGCCCTTCATCGAGGAAATCAAAAACACCTTTATATCCAACACCCGGTTCTCCAATAACCATTTCCGCAGCAACGTCCCAATTTTGTCTGTCTTTCAAAACACCGTCGGGGGTAGCTGAAAATTCAACGACCTTTATATTTTTCTCGTACATGTTTTGTCTGTTTGCAAAACACAACTCATCGAAGGTCGTATGCATAGTTTGCTTCTTTTGAGCTGCGATCTGAACCTCGTCGATAATCACAAGGGAATCATTTTTAGACATAATGTCAAAGGTAAATTTATCCGTTAAGTCGTTACGATGGTAAATTTGGTTTTCCAAAATATCCGGAAAACGTTTTTTGACCTGTTTTATCCACGACTTCGAACTCAAACCGGTGATAATATATATGTTCGAGATGGGTATTTCGTATCGATCGACATACTGTTCAATCAGTGAAATCATTGCCCCAGTTTTCCCGACCTGCATTTGGGCGATGCCCATTACGAACAAAGTAGTTGGGTCATCGAACAAGTCGACGATGGTTTTTGCAAACTCCAAGTGATTAGCGAAAATAGGGGAAATTCCGCTACGTTTATTTAGTCTGATTTGCGACTTAATAATATTACGTTGGTCTATAAAGTTATCCTTTTCCATGTCGAAAAGTGGGAAATTTTGTCGTTTTGTAAGTGTAAGCATTTTGTTTTTATTGATCTTAGATCTATTTATTTAATTAATGATCTATTTAGATCTAACTTAGGTTTAAATTTACGATGTTTTAAAGACAATTTAAAACAAACTAATTAAAGAATAAACACATAAACTTTATATAAAATGACAGAAACGTACAATCAATCCCCGTGTGAATTCAGATACAAAATCGACTCGTGTTCGAAAGTCGTCGATGGTGATACCGTCGACGTTCTTATCGATTTGGGGTTCGATGTACTCATTCGCCAACGCGTGAGATTGCTCGGTATCGATACCGAGGAATCGCGAACTTCCGATAAGATCGAAAAGATTTATGGGAAACACGCCAAGAAACAAATTCTTAAGTGGGTCACAAAGGCGGTCGAATCCGATAAGGACGATTGTGAGATCGAACTGAGATGTCCCGAACGCGACTCCGTAGGTAAGTACGGACGCGCGCTTGGTGAATTGTGGGTTTTGGAAGATAATAACTGGACGAACGTAAACAAGTGGATGTGTGAAAACGGCTACGCCGTTCCGTATATCGGTCAGAACAAGAACGATGTTAAGGAACACCACATGTTACACCGAAAAATGTTAGCCGATCGTGGTGAACTCGTCATCGACGAAGACGGAACGTTTTTAACATCTAAGTAAAAACTAATTAAGCTTTTACTCGTTTAAATTTACTAAAAAAACTTTTTTTCTTCCCACCTTGGGACTTTCGAAGATTTATACCGTTACCACACCCTCGACCTAAAAAGCGGAGTTGTTGTTTTCGAAATTCCTTATCGACATTTTGTCTTATTTCACTTACTGGTTTTTGACCAAGTTGGCTCATGAATGATTTTTTGTCCAACCCGTTACATATTTTATTTTTAGAGTTTATGTATTCTTCTAAATTTTTACGATTGTTTACCGTGTTGTTATTTACCATTTATATACATAGAGATTTAAATTATTTTCCCAGTTCATGTAAATGAATAATAATAATAAATTTAGAAGTGAAGCTAAGGAGTTAGAAAAACGTTACAAAACTAGACTCACGACGCCGTGGGAAAAAAATAACGTTATTGAATTTCATAATTCACAATTATTTAAAAATAATATTAAACTTAGAAATAGGTATAATGTGTTAGAAAAACGTATTAAGTTTATAAAAGAAACTATAAATCAAATCAATAATGAAAAAAAGGAATTACAAAAGGAATTACAAAAGGCTTTAAAAAATGCAGAAACAAATTTAAAAAATCATAATGCGGCACTGCATTTCAGAAAAAACATTTTTAACGTTCCTTCACCGGTGGTAAATACGAGAAAACGTGTACCTACTGAAATTCTAAGGGAGAGGAAGAGAGAAAGAGATAGGAAGCGCTTGAGGGAAATGACGCCTCAACAAAAAGAGAGGAAGAGACAACAAGTTAAGGAATCAAGGGCGAAAAGAACTGAAGAACAGAAGGAAAGAAGTAAAAAATATCAACGTGAATGGTATCTTAGAAATAAAGAAAGAAAGAGAGCCAAGAAATAATTAATTATATCTCACATACGGAACATGTTCTATATAATTAATTTTGGTACCCTAAAAGTAATACATATTGAGGTGTTACGAGAAGTAAGTTTACGACACTATCCGTAAACCCATCGTATAATTCCATTTGGTGTATAGTATTTGCAACAAAGTAAAAGTATATGGATAAAATGTAATGTATTTTATTTATACTATACAAACTGATCGTAGACGCAAATATACCTATATACCCACATGCGTTTATTTTCATTTTATCGTCTTCGTTTCTCAAGGGTTCGCATTTACGTATGAGTGAAATAGAAAGTGCGTTAAATAATATATTTAGAAAACTTATTTTATATTCTTGTGCGTAAAAAAGTATAGATAATCCGATATGTAGAAAACTTTTATATTTTTTGTATATTAATTCACTTTTATAAGTATTCGCGTTATACGCGTTATAAACATGGTATGAAAATTTAAATGGACAGTGAATTACCCAAGCAATTGAAGCATAACTTACAGGGAAAAATGAAGAAACTAAAACGGGTAAAAGGGACGTTGTTGCCGATAACAATTCAATACCGCGTGTATAGAACATTTTATGTTATATACACGTCGTATCTTTAAATCTATGTTACTAATATATGTGGATGTTATTGTGTAAACCAATAATTATACCCATAAAAAATACAAATGATACCATGGTAAGTACTGACATGTGCAGAATAGTAACTGTATCCCCTACAAATGATTCAAGTAGGTATGTTATAGATATAGTTGAAGATGCACCTGAAATAAAAATAACACCTCCAGATTCTTCTACATAATTTTATTGACAATAAATGATTCTACGTAAGTGTTTAATGTGCATCTCTCTAACGAGTTGTGGGTTGCGGTAAAACCGAACATTTGCAAACCGTTCTTCGGCCAATAAAGGGAATACGAAAGTACTTGGTAACCCAAAAAGTAAACGTATAACCGATTTACCCGGATCTCTGATATCGCGATAATATTTGAAACCTCTCTTATGTGCCTCTCGTTTCTTCTTGTTACACGATTGACACAAGGCTTGAAAATCAGAAACTTGTAATTGATCGAGGGGGATCTCATAATCATCGTTTACATGATCACACTCGATGTCACGATCCTCGTCGCATATAAGACATCGCGCACCTTCGCAACACACGCGTTCGCGTATCCACTCGGGAATGTGTCTGGAGTTTGAAGATGTACGACCCCAAATAAATAAACCAAGGACTTCCCCTCCGTTACTTGGTTTATTTAAATGAATAAATGAACTTTTTACGTTTTCAAATTTCGTTTCATCTTCGTGTGTCGTATTCCTGTGTAAAGGTTTACGTTTGGTAGTGTATACGACTGTAAATCTATAGTTTTTTTCAAACGTATGTCTCCATGAACCACCATTATTTGTTATGTCAACGAGACCTAACTCAGAAAGACGGTCTAAATGTATGAACGGTTTTGTAAACGCGAGCGTTTCAACAATAACTTTAGCAATAACTTCTCGGTATCCCATTTTTGTTGTTTAATTGTTTAATTTTTTTTTAAATTAGGACCGACTTGGGTTATAATTTTATCGTAATATTCTTTAGAAAGTTCACACCCGGAAAAATTACGTTCAGTGTTTCTACACGCCATAGCTGCTGTTCCACCACCAAGAAACGTATCTACGACGAGGTCGCCTTTGTTTGAGTGTTTCTCTATGAGCGATTGAAATAAATCAACGTTTTTTTGTGTCGGGTGGAATCTATTCTTACCACCTTGAATTGGGAAAGTGTATATACCGTTATCGTATTTACTATTAAACGTCGGTTTACCTTTCTTAACACCAAGTAAAGCTATTTCGCGACAATTCGTCAGGTAATTTGTACCCGAGTTTATAGGTTGTGGATTTGTTTTAATCCATTCTATGAACCGAATTTGTTTAAACTTATGTTTTTCCATGAGTTCCTTGAGATGTGATATTTTCCATAAATCAAAGAATATTATACACGTACCACCGTCTCTAAGTTTTTGGTAATACAATTTTATAAACTCGTCGAGTGTATCCATTGTAAAGTTTTCGTCCCATTCACCATAATTCGTCTTAACACTATACTTAGTACCGTATATTGTACCGTATTTCATATAATTTTCCTTAGCGTTTGGTGTTGTTTTAGCGGCATCATTTTCGTCTACATATTTTAACCATTCAGTCTCGGTTTTCTCGAGGTTTTTACCCGACTCTATAGCGTTATGTAACGCATTCATACCCGTCTCGTGTGAAATAATATACGGTGGATCTGTAAGTATGAGATCTATAGATCCATTATCGAATCGTTTTAGAAATTCACGACCTTCGCAATTCTCTATGTTCATATAACTTAATTAAAAGTTAAGCTTTTAACTAACTTACTAATGATACGCGATTATGCCGAACATGTATACAAAGTACTTGGTCCCGGTTATAGCGAGCGTGTGTATCACAATGCGATGGAAGTTGTCTTGCGGAAAAACGGAGTACATTACGAAACGGAGAGAATAGTTCCTATAGAATTTGAAGGACATACTATAGGGAATCTTCGCGCCGATTTAATTTTAAATAACAAAACCGTGGTCGAACTGAAATCGGTTAAAAATGTGACCGATGTTATGGTAACGCAGGCACAAAACTATCTACGTTTGACGGGGTTCCCGGAAGGGTACCTTGTAAACTTTCCACCGTGTCCGGATTCTTCTCCGGAAATTCGTTACATTGATTCATCATGTACATAAATGGAATCATTCGGTATATCTTCTTCCATTCACTTTTGGACTCTTCGTAATACGACTTAGGATCCTTAAGTCCTTCGTTTATAATTTCGTTTATCTTTTCTGTGTAGAACTTGATTTCTTCTAAACAGAAATTGTAATACGGGTCGTTCATTATCTATTCTAAAACGTGTTTCTTTAATTATTATTTTTTTCTTTGTTTTAATACTTTTTTTCCAGCATTATTTACAGCTTTTCTCTTACTTTGTTTATTTGGTGAACCGTGTTTGAGAACCGCGAAATATTTTAACATGTTACTTAAACTATTAAAATTAACACCTTGTCTGAGTGGATTTTTACGATTCGTTTCGGTTTTTTGTTTTGGTGTAGGCGAACCCGGTGAATAATTACTAACCATCTCGTTCGCGTTTAATATTTCATTCGTACTCTTTTGTAAATTTTTAGAATTTTTATTACGTTTAGTAAAACTCATTTAGTATACCCTGATATTTTTATATGGTCGCTATATACTCCCATTGAAGATCGTTACATATCTTATTCCATATAAGATCCTGTTGATACAACTTTTCCTTAGACTTTAAAAGTGGGAAATACTTTAGGTACTTATCTTCACTCAAAAGTTCGCAAAATTTATAGAGGACGTACGAGTAACTTAAAAAGTTTTTACGTTCACTCGGACAATTATCATCGAATGGTTTTTGTATATCCTTGAACATTATACGTAACCGTTCTTCGAGTTCTTGTGGCATTTTGGGTGGTGATATACCACTGAGTATATTTGTAATATACGGTACGTGTTCGTAATACTTATTAAGTTTTAGTTTTTTTAAGAGACCCCTAACTCGAGCATGTGTAACTTCATCGAGTGATTTAATTTTTATTTTCTTTAGTTCGTTTTGTAACTGTTCTATAACTTCGGTTGGTATATTAGTGGTTTCTTGTGCCTGAAACTGTGATAACCATTCGTTAAAATGATTTTCTCGTTTATACGAATAATTTATAATTTTCTCAGACGTTTCCTGTTCTTCTCTATACGTTAACTCTTCACTAATTAAACACGCTATTATCAATCCGCAATTTTCACAAACAAGATCACTCGTATCAGTAAAATGGTACACGCGACTCTCGTGACATTCAGGACACGTTTCTGATTTTTTCATAAGAGGTCTATCCACATTCATATTTTCAACCTCAGCAAGGTAATCGTTGAATATATCCTTTCTCTGTAACCCAGACGTTTCTTTACAATTAAAAATGTTATCTGTAGATACTTCTTTTTTATTATCATCTACGTACTGATTCATATAAGGTAAACATTTCATTATATAATCAGACATTTCAGTCTCGTATACGGATTTGTTATCAGGGTCATTTTCTATACTTTTTTTCCACGTTTCGATCTTGTTGTTATATCGGCTTAAAAAATTACCTTCCATATAATAACTAAATATAATGATTATTAATCTTTTAACTAATGTTATAATTTGGGTATACGATCGTATAAAATTTTTAACAGCAAAACCAGATTATATGATTATAGATCGTTCATTGGAGTATGATATAGATAACAGTATAATACCAGAAGAGCTAGATGGATTTTGGGAAGACGAATGTAATAACGAATGGGATGGAGAAACTAAGAATTTTTATAAAAATTTAACCAATATAGATTATAAAAATACAAGTATACCAAATAATGTTACCAAAATGATTATACGTATAAAATATTGGTACAACGATAAAATGTATAAATTTTTAACAAATGACTTAAATCATGAATGGCCACCAGAACAGGTTAGTGGTATTGTTTTTAACATGCCTATTGTAAGAGCACAACTTTTAGATTCCGATGATAAACCTGTAAAGGATGTATTAAACAAAATAAAAAGATACGCTGGTCCAAGAGGAGATTTTTACGGTGACAAAACTACAAAAATACGTGACATGTTATATTACGATGATGAAACTCTTAAACTTGATTATCCAACTATCAAATTGAAGAGTGCATTAGGTATAATTAAAAAGGTAGATACGGAAAACGGGTGTATTATTGATCTTCGGATACCTTAGTTGCGAGATAAAATTTTAGTTCACCTAAATTAGCAACATTATATTTAAGTATAAGAAACCTGTTTTTCTCTTCTTGCATTATTTGTACATTTGCACACATACTCGTCGCTTTAGTAAATATGTTCATGTACCGAAGTGAATAAATACCAGTTATATTTTGACTCTCTTCCGTACATTCAATTATAGTTTCTTGATCTGCAAAATCACCCGCACAGTGTAATCTTAAATTTTTATCGTACCTCGATATTTCTATATCATTACCTATGTTATACATGTCTCTACATATTCTTTGAAAATCTGAAGATAACATGGGAGTTATTGTGGTCATGTTTATTTCCGGAACTTCTATTTGATTTTCATTAATATCTAGAAGTTTTAGTGAAAATTTAGTAGACGTTTTTTTCACTTCACTGTATATCTCTATATCCATAAACTCTTTCGAATTTATAGATATTGTAAGAACGTCGTTATTTGATATGGATTTTAATAATTTAAATGTATTAGATACATTCACACCAGCTATAATTTCACTATCACAATTATATTTTTCAAAGTTATCACCTGATAAATACATATCAACAAGAGTTGTTCTTGCTGTATCCAATGTTACTATATACATACCATCTGGTTTAAAGTATATATTAACATCGTTAAGTATGTCCTTTAAGACTTCAAAAGTTGATTTTATTGCAGTAGCCTGTACTGTAACTAACTTCATTTCTATGAAATCTAATTAATTCTTTAATCATGTTTACTCTGTGAATTATACGCATCGTTTACACTTCTGTTTATTTTTTCTTCTAATTCTGCAGTCATAGGTGGTTGTAAAGATGTACCATAATCATCTATACCAAACATTTCATCGGTTCCTTCACCGTCTAACGTCGTCATTGAACACGAACCAAACCCAACCATTTCGAGTTCCTTAACAGGTAATAACGATTCGAGCCAATTTTTTATTTCGTTACCAACAAGAAATTTTCCATTCTTTGTTAACATTGTTGGTACCCTACTTATTTTACTTTTAAATTGCGGTGGTACCCCTAATTTATTAATATTATGATACGAAACAATTTTTTTAAGATTTTCATGTTTTTGAATATAATTAATAATATCTAAACTATGATTACACTGTGGACTATATATCAAGAGAGACATTTTGAAATAATATAGTAAAATAATTACGCCATTAAACCACAATTAAAATAAAAATTAATATTAATATGAACAAAGTTGTTTTAATAGTATTGATATTATGCGTTATATTATCGATGGTCAGGGTAGAGAAGTTTAGTAACTCCCCCTCGGCTGATATAAACGATGAAGATATAGACATGTCAATGTACAAAAAGATGGAAGATGTAGATATTACAAAAGATCTCATGCAAGAAATGGTTTTACGTACAAACGAGGAAGTTTCTAAACGAACTGGTCTTTGTACGTATATAATTGAAACTATTTCTGCTGATATGTACGAAGCTGTTGCACCCGAAATTAAAAAAGACGGTGATATTAAACTCCCTGAAACAAAAGCTATTCCACAAATAGGTAGTAAAATATGTAAGGCAATGTTTATGGTCGTGAAATATGGTAAAAGTGGATACGATTTTGGTTTCATAGTATCATCTGTAATCCGTGTAATTAATACAGGACCAAGGTACGAAACTATAAATCTCGATGAAATTGCCAAAGATACAGAAAAGGAACTCAAACAAAGTATAGACAGTCGTATAGAAAAACGTGACTCATTAAACGAAATAGAACAAAATCGTCTTACACGTGATATAAAAAAATATACACAAATTCAAACCAATAAACAAAAATATGTCGGTGATAAACCAAAAGTTGCTGTATTAACATTAAGAAGTCAACCTTTGAATATAAGAAAACCGAATAATGAAAGTATATTTACTTCGAATATACCACACAGTGAATTTGTAGATTATTCACTCGTCAGACAAAGTGAAATAGAATATTTGAAAAATAATAGTAATTTGCTCGTCGAAAAAGAAATATTAGATTCACAATCAATGTATGGTAATAAAGATAAAATCGTTACCAAACCAAGTGAATAAAAATATATTGTATACACTAATAATCATAAAAACATACCTGTTTTTTTATGACTATTTTTTTTTGAAAAAACCCAGTTTGAAATTTCTCGAAAAACGGGCCTTAAAGTGATCGTAAGGGGGTACAGAAAATATTTTCTATTTTTTTTGGAAAAATCCAGTTTGAAATTTCTCGAAAAATGGGCCTTAAAGTGACCGTAAGGGGGTACAGAAGATAATTAGCCCTAAAAAAATAAATATAGTTTAGATATATTTTATCCATAAACGGCTATTTTTATTTTCTGTACCCCTTTAAGGTCACTTTACAGCATGTTTTTTTATATAATTTCTCTCATGTATGAACTCACTTTCAACAAAAAAGTATCTCCCATGACAAAACCAACTTGAAATTTTTTTTAAAAAGGCCTTAAAGTGACCGTAAGGGGGTACAGAAAATAATTAGGGGTAAAAAAATAAACATAGTTTATATTTAATTTAATGGTCAGGGGCTATATTTTTAAATTGAGTAATATTTTAATAAAATATTTAAAATCATATTGTAATGATCAGTATCGATGAGATATCTCGTATAGCTGAAAAACGTAAAAAATTAAGAAAAGATACGTACATAAAATTACACGAACAAATATCAAAAAAAATACGCCAATCTGTTGAATTGGGTCATAAATATGTGTTTGTGCAAATACCATCATTTGTAATGGGTTATCCACATTTCGACAGGACAAAGGCTACGCAATATATAGTAAGACAGTTTCAATTAGGTGGTTTTTACGTCCAGTATGTCGGTGAATTTGAAATATGTATATCATGGAGACCGAGGAAAACGAGTAAACAGAAAGAAGAAAAACCAGAAGAAGATTTTGAAGATTTCCCAACACTTGTTAACTTGAAAAAGACAGCAAATAAATACAGGGGAGCGCGATAATAATGTCCCATAAAAAAACCCACTTTATCATAAATGGATAACCTTAATATATTAGTAGAAGCAAAACGTGAATACCTCGGACAGCTTTGTATATTGATGTGTCCGGTTATGATAGAGACGTTTGAAGAAATGTACGAAGAGGCTTATAAATTATCAAAAGGAAGAAAAGTTCTCGTAATGTATCAGAAATTATTAAAAGAAGTTCCAAATTGGAGTGACGCCATGTCCAAACAACATAGCGATAATATCGCTAACAGATGTGCATGGTTTAATGATTTATTAGCGGCTGTATTTGTGAGTTGCGTTAAAATTTTATCAGCTGTTCGATTGAGTAAAGATAATAAAAAGATTTCCCTTAAACTTCCAACGAATGAAGTTTTTATTCAAATGTGTCATAATAAAGTTGCGGAATCCCTATACAACGATCCTTACATATACCACGATTCTCAAAATGAACACGCACGAAATGATAAATTATTTGAACGGTTTTCTATATGTATCGAGAATTCCGTAAAGGAACTTATACCAGTTCAGCAAATATTACAAACTTACATGTCGCAACAACAAGAAGGACAAGACCTCGATTTAGGTGAGGCAGAAGTTGGTGATTCTGAAGATCCAGATATCATTGAAGATAATGGTATGGAAGAGACGAGTAATGACCCATTTAGCGGTGAAGAGCAACCAATGGAAGAAGGACAACCAATGGAAGAAGGACAACCAATGGAAGAAGGACAATTAATGGAGGAACAACCAATGGCGGAACAACCAATGGCGGAACAACCAACGGTGGAACAACAAACTAATAATTCTTTCATGAATAATGAATTTAAAACTATAAATACAACACCACACATGCAAAACCCAATACAACGTACACAGGATGAAGATGACGTTTTTTTCCCGGATGCTGCCGAAACTCGTCAAAAAAACATCATGTATAAGTAAATGGAGTTTGAAGATTATTTAAGAGATCCAGCTTGGGCGGGTTTAATCGCCGGTTTTATAACAGCAGGATACATACACTTTAAAGCAAAACTTAATAACGAAGGTAAACTTGCAGTCAGTGCATATACCAAACCAGCGGCACTTGTCGCTATTTTAGTATTTTTTATTGTTTCTAACGGATTAGGTAAGAAAGAGACTATCAGTACAGAACCATTTTAATTTCTAACTTAAAGATATCAAACATAAGATATATACAAAATGGCTTCTGTTACCGCATTCAATGATATGATGGGTCAATTTCTTGTGGAATTGCACAAGACGTTTCCAGAAGAAAAGGGATTAAAAAAGTGTTTATCGGCATTCGATTTGATGAAAGAGGCAAATCCTAGATTGGTCGTAGATGGTTTCATGAACGGTGTAGCTCCATATACAGAACAGATTTCATCTAAAGATGATTCGTTTTTTATTAAAGAATCGAAAAATCTTGATTTCATGAAAGGTGTTGATTTAGAAAAGCACTGGGATACGTGTTCTCAAAACACGAAAAATGCGATTTGGCAATACGTTCAAACGTTGTATATGTTAGGTACGACTATAAAATCTATACCAGAAGATACATTATCTATGATTGAAACCGTTGCTAAAGAATGCGCGGATAAAATGGGTACAGGTGAAAACGGTGAATTGGACGAAGCGGCTTTAATGAAAACCATGCAAGGCATGCTAGGTGGAATGTTGGGTGGTAAAAAATAAACTCACTATATATAAATGACTTCTTGGTTTGAAGACCCAAAACAGCTCATTCGAACAGATAAAGTTTTAGAATTTTGGCCATCGAAAACGCTCACACCAGAGGAGCGAATTAATGCTACAGCGAGATTTATAATTTATGCGACGTGTATAATCTATCTTATTAACCGTGATATACGTATATTTGTTTTAGGCGGTACAGCTTTGGGCGTTTTGTATATAATGGAACGTTCTGATATGGTAAGAGAAGGTTTACCAAGAACTGCAAATAACGGTATACCATGCCAATTACCTAGCCAGGACAACCCATGTGCTAACGTACTCATGACTGATTTTTCTGACAGGCCAGATAGACCTAGTGCGTGTTATGCACCAACAGTTAAAAATTCAACAGATGCTTACATTACAAATGGTATAAAATACGGTCCTTCGCGTTCGCGTTCTTCGTTACCACGATTCCAGAGAAATGCTTTAGCTAGACAATTTACAACTACATCAAATTCATCTTTAGGAAACGATCCATATTATGAATTTATACATGGTAAAAAGAGTGAAAAAACCTGTAGACAAGATCCACGATTATGTGATCCAGATTCCAGAGGAGTTCAACTCGAAGCTTTCGCTGGTTTACAACCAACAGGGGATAGGAGATAGATGTTCGGTATTATCAGCCTAATTTTACATTATATTCATCATTAGTAGATACTCGATTTGCTTAAACAAAATCTTAAGTAATAGTAAATGGCGTATCAACTCCAACCAGGAATGAAAATGGTTACCGATAAAGCGGTCCCATCCGTTTGTGCTACTGAAGAAGTCTTTGTATATCCTCAGCCCAGTACTTTGAATTATGGTTCATCTAGACCAAATACCATGTTATACGGAACTGCTCCATACATGGCCGGTAAAGGTTCTCCATCTCAACATATAGAAACAAGTGACGCTCTTCGTCCACAATCTACATCTCGTTTTAACAAGGTATTAGCGAAAACATACGAACAAAATTTACACCCACTTCAAAATGTTGCGTGTAAAACCCCTCTTAGAACACGAACATATGAACCATCGAGTACTCGTGCCGAAGTTCAAAATGGTTTGTTTCAGCAAAGATACCTCAATAAAAATGTTAATAACAAATAAGAATGGCTGACCCCATATCCATATTGGCTATAGCAGGACTCGTTTACGCTGGTCGTAAATTAAGTAAAACAGATAATGAACAATATTCAATCGAAGGAAATTCCATCCAAGGGCAAGAAGAGGTTAGACCACCACCAATCGATGATTTGTACAGTAGAGACATGACAATAGAAGATTCATATTTGGGTGCACCATCGCCTTTAGTTGAACCTGAATATACTTCCAAACAAGAAATGTCTACATTCGGTGATATTTCTCCACAACAAAGATCATCTGGTGGGGAAGTTTTAGATATGCGAAATCGCATGATGTACGATGGTGGGAGAATGAATAATCTTTCACCCATAGAACACCAAAATGTTGGTCCAGGTTTGGGTGTAGACCCAAGTGTCCCAGCGGTTGGTGGTCACCAGCAATTATTTAGAGTTAACCCTGAAAATGTGGGTGCTTACAGACTTACAACTTTACCAGGACGGTCTGGTCCAGCCTTTGATTCCAAGGGTGGTAGACGAGGAGTTGCAGGTGAGATTGGAAATAACAGACCCGAGAAAACATCGTTTCTTTTTGGAAGACTCCCACCCGTTCCCGGGCGTGCACAGGGCATGTCTGGTAGAACACCAAGAGGAGAACACGAACGAACGAAACGTACAACAAATCGTTCCGAAACGGGTTACAGAACTGACACATTAAGTACAGCAGCACCTAAGAGAACCGTTTCTTCATTGACTCGTGCTGCAGAACCAACACGAAACAAGAAGGATGGTAACATTGAAGCTTATTCGTATGCTAACGCACCTGCTCCAGGTATCCACAAATTCTCTCACGGATACTTGAATTCTCCATCTACTAAGATAGGGGAAAAACGAACGTACGGTGATAAATATACAGTTGAAGAATTAACTAAATTTGGTCTCAGGCCAACTGATAGAAGAGGTAAGGCGAGTCGCCCAGCGGGACCAGGTCGTATGAATGTACGCGCTGATCCACTTAATCAAGGTGGTATGGTAACAAGTGTTCGTTCGGATACTACACGTGTAGACGGACGTGTTAATTCAGCAGACGGTGGTTGGACTCAACAATACAGAAACAACGATTATCACCAATTCAATGCGTACAAGGGTATGGAAAATCCAAATGCATCTTCACAAGGTTTAGGATTAGTAAAACGTCAACTTGCTGGTAACCCATTGTCACATAACCTTTCGTAAATTAAAAAAAATAACGCAAAACACTCATTAAAATAATGCTCCTATATTTTAATGAAGGTACATACCTTAGACATAGATAGTGGTGAAAGGGATCCCGTTTTATACTCAAACCCAGCAGACTATGTTGTTTCTTTAAAAACCCCCATTTATAACGTCACGAAGATATCCATGATATCGGCGCGTATACATAATAGTCAGTATTTGATACACGAAAGTAATAATACTTTTACTTTAAATTCAGGTGGTAGTGATTATGAAATAAGTATACCTAACGGTAACTATGACGGTACAGATCTAGCTTCTAATGTTGTAGTAAATTCGAGTAGTAAGATACAATCATCAGTGTTTAATAAAGATACAAATGCGATAACTTTTACAGCAAATAACCCGTTTACTTTGAAGTTTTACACGGGTACAAATGGGTATAGTAAAACTGATGTAACTGGTAAGACTACGCCTCATGATATACTTGGTTTACCAGCGAATGACGTACAATCTACACAATCACCACCTTATACACTCGAAACTGGAAGTATTAATTTACAAGGTGCCGATGGTATTATTGTTAAATTAAGCAGTGGTTCTGATGAATTTAACAAGACTATATTTTCCGAAACACCTTTTTATACGGGTAGAATTCTCATGTGTGGAGACGTGATTAATTATTCTGGTGTAGACGACACTGTTGAACATAATTTCGATAGTGGATCTCAAAAGACAATATCGAGTTTACGTGTACAATTTTACTATAGTAGTAACAATAGACTCATACCATATGATTTTAGAAACGCAAATCATATATTAAAACTTGCGGTAACGTGTTCTACTGATAAATTTGTTAATATACCGAGATATAGACGAGACGAGACATTACCAACACCTATGGAAATCCCCAAAGAGTTTGAGGATGTGCATAGTTGGGATTCTTTTATACCAATATTTATGGTAATTGCAACTGGGTTATTTTTACTTGTAATTATAAAAAAACCAAGTATTAAACTTAGCGAGTAACCGCGAAGACTGGTTGTCCTGGTTTTCTGACCTTCTTGGACAATCTAGAGACAACGATGAAGACAACGATGGACAAGAGTGTTGTGAGCAAGGCAGTGAGAGTGTAGTTCATACCACCGTTCTTGTTAACTTTGACGAGTTGGTTAACCAACCATCTCACCAAGTCCATCCAAGAGAGGGCGGCGGCGAAGGAGAACCCAGCAACAATCGCGTTGAGAGATTGAGCTTCGAGTTCGGAGGCAACGAGCGTAATGGTTTCTTTAGCAGCAGACATTTTTTATTATAATTAGATATTTTATTCTGGGAGGAAGTCTTCATCCAAAAAAATTTTTTTATATTTTTTTGTGTTTTTCATATACCCTTTAAACGTTATATTTTTTTCATCTTTCGATGAATTATACCCTGAAGAAGATTCCGATTCTGTTTCCGTTTCACTATCTGAATCTATTTCACTATCACCTGAATAACTCCTATCATCTGATATTTTGAAACATATATCGTCGTTATTTACCCATCCTTCAGGTTCACGAGTTTCCATTACTATCTATAGCATTTTTTAACATCTGTTCTGTCGGGTTTTTCGGCACCCATGTATCCCAATTATCGTACGCCATGTTCATTTTAACAAACTTATATTCTCGTCCTGAGTATCTTTCAAATTCAATATCGTCTTCGTCTACTACGTCTAATTCTTCTTCTTCACTATCCGAATCATCATAAATTTCTGGGAAATGTGATCCAGTTTTTTTACCAACTTCGTTCATTGCGCAATATTTCATTGCGTATTCCATATCTTTAGCGAGTATAGTATCACGATCACACGCTTTTGCGTATTCGGCCGCAAAAACTATAGCCTGTTCCATGACGGGTTGTACAACGTTTATAGCTGTTTGTTGAAACTCTTCGACGAGTTGTAATGTAGCATCTTTTTCCTGTTGATTCATATTTAAAATAATGTTTTAGCAATACCGTTCTCCACTCGGAGTATGTTATAACTATGCGCTAAAACTCTAAGTTCTCTTTGTGCTGTATGATCAGGTATTACTTTAAGTTTTAATATTTGATCTTTAACCATACTAAAATTTTTCTGACCTGTCGGATACCATCGTTCAGGTTCGAGTGCAAAACTGTACGAATAATACCTTCTATAAAGTTGTGTTCGTGAATGGTGTATACCACTTTGAACGGCACGTAAATTTATAACATCACCTGTTTTTTCGGTTAAAATTGTATTATCACCGAGTATTAGTTCTAAACTTTTTAAATGTTCATAATTAGTGTATTCATAGTTGTATTCTCGAAACTGAGAATCGTAATCAAAATTGGTAACAAAGTGACCATTAAGAACCTTTCTAAGTCTTTGAATTATAAAAAATAATTCTTTTACAGGATTTTTAAAATTGAGTTTATGTTTAACATCGACTATAGAATCTATATCGGGATCTTGTGGTATTATATGTTTATTTTCCTGTATTTGTGTGATAGTATAATCTTTACTGGTATTGATGAACTGTTCTTTTTCTTGTTCATTTAGAGAAATCATTTCTACATTTATTTTTGTATTTTGTATGAGTCCCTTTGTTGTTACATAGTCTCCTAAGTAAACTACATTAGTATCATCAGCTGGAGTGCTAGAATGGTGGCCAAATACACAATCACCACGTTTTCTAAGTTTAATAACAATTTCAATTTCCTGTTTTTTTATTGCGCAAATGGGAATAGCAAGTTCGGGGTTATTATAGAAATAAAAGGGTATATCAACGAAAAATTTCTGTTTTTGTGTTGCAAATCCTAAATACCCAGAAATTATGTTATCGCATACAGGTGTACCTGAAAGTTCTTTGGGTTGTTTTCCAATAAGTTTTGATAAGTTATTCTGTTTTGTTTGTGTAACATAATTATCGGAGTATATAGCTAAGAAATCACTTGGTATACGTTGTATAACTTCTCCGCCTATGATAAGTTCTGCGTATTCTATTATAGCATGTCCTATAGACTCAACATACCCAATACCTGCTATACCACCTAATAAGTTTTGTTGTATTTCCGATAATTCGAATTTTAAACTAACTGTTTTTAAAAGGTCACCTTGGTTTTGGGGTATGGTACACCTTATGGTATTACCGAATTCAACTTCACCTTCAACGTCTAAATCGACAAAGAATGGTGCAAAATTCGAGTGTTTTTGAAAATTCTTTATGAAATAGGTATACTCTGGATCATCGGTAAAAAAAGCGTCCTGTGGACCGGATGTTTCTAATTGAACACGACCAGCCATTACTAGTATAACTCACTAAAATTTTAAACCACCGAGTCCGCTTTCTATATGTAACACGTTATAGTTAACTGCGTATACGTAAACTTTGTGTTCAAAACTTGAATCTGGACTATCGAGTTCTACTTCTATCAAATTGTGTGCAATTCTACTCATGTTAACTTGACCTGTTGGGTAATATGTTTCTGGTTTTAATGAAAAACTGTATACACCGAAGTTATTTTTCGTAGTTCCTGTGTAATATTTTAGAGGTTGTTCATAGCTTAGCATTAAATTATCGGCGTCTATGATCGTATTATTGTTAAATTTCATAGTAACGTGTTTAATTGGGTTATATTTATAAACATCATTACTCTCAGCTATGAAAAACATTTCTTTTACCGGGTGTTTAAAATTAAGCATACCAGACTTTTTCGTTTCTCCCGCTTTAAGTTTGAATTGTGACATTTGAAGTTGTGTAATAACATATTCAATTGGTCTCGATAATAGAAAATTTTTCTCGTCTTCCGTAACAAAAAAGAAATCCGTGACTAAAGATACTTTTTTAATTGAAGATGATACGTCCGAAGGTGGATCTTCTATAGCTCCAGATGCTGTTGTATACGTAACCGTAACATCCTCTAATTTTTTAAATTTTACTTCAATCTCAACCATTTGTTTTGTGAGTGCACAGACTGGTATAGCTAAACTTGGATGTCTAAAAAAGTAAAACGGTAACATAACACTATAGTCCCAATCGTAACTTACTGGTATATAGTCGTTATGACCTGTTAAGAAGTAGAGAGTTTGGTCGACATCGTCGTGATTATTGCGTATTTGGTTATACATGTATATGTAATCACCAGTTAATCGTTCAATAGTTTGACCACCTATACGTAAATCTACATATTCTATTATACGATAACCTATAGATTTATTATATCTAACATCCTTACCCGAACCGGGAGTACCAGTGGGTTGAGGTAAAGTAAACTTAAGCATCATACTTCTGATGAGATCTCCTTTGTTATCGGGTATACGACATTCAACAGATGTATCAAAATCAGGTTCACCATCGAAGGGAGTTTCTATAGCTTCTGTTGAAAATTTCGTATGTCGTTTGAAATTCGTCAGGAAATGTGAAAATTCAGGCTCACTCGTAAGCCATTGGTCCTGGATACCCGTGACAGCAAGGTTTATTCTACCAGCCATTCTTATTGTACGTGAGTAAAATTTTATAAAATAAAACGAGGCGATACATTAGATGAATCTTCAACTTCGAAAATTCAAACCCGAAGGCATGGCCGATGATAAAGTGTGTGTTTTTATTGGTAAACGTAATACGGGTAAATCAACTTTAGTTACTGATATATTATTCCATAAAAAACATTTACCAGCTGGAATAGTTTTATCAGCAACGGAGGAAGGTAATCATTATTATCAACAGTATATACCAGACCTTTTCATATACGGTGATTACGATAGAGAAGCTATAGAGCGTGTTATGGATAGACAGAAGAGATTGGTAGGTATGGGTAAAACAAATTGTGGTGCGTTCCTGTTATTAGACGATTGTATGTACGATTCTAAATTTATGAAAGATACGTGTATCCGACAGTGTTTTATGAATGGGCGTCACTGGAAGATATTTTTCATGTTAACCATGCAATATTGTATGGATTTGCCCCCTGCTCTCAGGGCAAACGTCGATTACGTGTTTATTTTACGTGAAAATATCATTCAAAATCGTGAGAAATTGTATAAATCCTTTTTCGGTATTTTTCCAACATTCGAGATGTTTAATAAAGTCATGGATTCATGTACCGAGAATTACGAGTGTTTAGTATTGGATAATACGTCTAAGAGTAATAGGATAGAAGATTGTGTATTTTGGTATAAAGCAAAACTCAGGAAAAACTTTAAGGTTGGCGCACCTCAATATTGGCAAACGCATAAAAAGATGTTTAATCCGAGACACGGTAACATGAAACTTGGCGATCGAAACACAGTTAAAAAAACAACTGCATTAAAAGTTATTAAGAAGAAATGATACGACTTTTTTCTAGACGATTAAGTTCAGCGTTAAATATATTACCAGTACCAATACCAGCACCAGCTTTTATACCTCCGTATAAACCCGATACTAAACGAAATCAGGTTTATATAGAGTATGATGAAGAAAAAACGATTACGAACGGTGACGATGGGTACCGCGTACTGGTCGATGTATGTCACGAAACACAAACCGTTTATATAGATCACGACATGTCTAACTACGACGAATTAAACGATTTACCTAGAATTATAAAAACGTTTGGATGTTTATACCCTAGGTATACCTTACGACAATAACCCAGGCTAATGCGTAAACACAAAAAAACGAAAAACCCATGTATAATATATGACGGACGTTTATACAATGAATCTTTCTGATAATGGAGACGGTATGGTTAATTTAAATAATAACCAGTCTACCAATTTTATTCCAAACGATTCTGGACCTTCCCAGATACCTCAGATGCCACCAATACAGCAACAACAACAACAGCAAATGCCGAGTTTTATGACGGAAAAAAATGTGAGTGAAAATAAACAGACAATGGACTCTACACCAATTAACGAAATTATAGGTCAACCAGAAGCACCATTAGAACCACCAATGATGGCTCAAGATCCTCGCATGACGCAAATGCAAATGCAAGCACCAATGATGGCTGCGCAACAACCTGTTCAAAAGGCTGAGAAGGCACCCGAGAATAAAAACCCATTTAATTTAACTGACGAACAGTTTCAAGCTCTCGTCGTCGCGGTTTGTACTGCGATAGCAATTAGTAAGCCAGTTCAAGAAAAACTCGCAAACTTCGTACCATCGTTTCTTAACGACCAAGGGAACCGAAGTGTTGTTGGGTTAGCGTCAACCGGTTTGGTTGCCGCGGTAGCATTTTATGTTGCTAAGCGATACGCTTAATCAGAATTAGCAAACATACCATCTCGTTTGAGAAATATGTAAGCGGTAAGTAAACCAAATAAGAAACTTACTATGCGAAGTGCAAGGATAGAACCCGTACTTTTCGTAGTTTTACCGTAATTTTCTATATTCTTTTGAGCTTCTTTAGTTGCTTGTGATGCTAAAACAACGAAGAGCGTCGCGGCTATAGTTGTCATTAACATAAACCTTTGATCTATAGCCATGAAGGCTAACAAGTTATCACCTTTCATGGAGTAGAGCAAAAAGTTTGGTATGATAAAAAAGAGTGTTATTAAATTGACCCCGTAATTGTTAGATAACATTGGTACGCTAGATAATGACATGTATGCTACCCAAGCGATTATAGCTTGTAATATTTGAACATTCGATGCTACGTTTTCGGACATGTTAATTATTACTATACGGTTAGATTATTTATCCTGAACATGTTTACCACAAAATTTCGTCTTTTTTGGTATAGTTTCGTATATACCCAATTTCACGCATATACCTCTTAATTCCTTGAAATTTTTCCAATACTCTTTACTGTGCGAATACTCTTCGACCGTCGAGTGTGCGAGTTCGTGTATGAGAACATGGAAAATTTCGTTCGAATCACCGTCTATACATAACCCTATTTCATTCCCCTTATTTGTATTGTAACCTATAGCACCTTTACTTATCCTATAATGTACCGTTATGGGTACTTCTTTTTGTAACATTTCAAACTTTTTATTATCGGTTTCTATGAGATGTTCCCTGAGAATTCTATACTTTTCGCGAACCTCTGTTATTTCCTGTGGTTCCTTCGTGTTGAGTAGTAAAAACACGTTTATGATAAGGAGGAGTAACGCAACTATCATCTTATCATAAACATACATAAAAATGTATAATAAACGAGATTACTTATTATTATTTTGTAATTTTTTTAATAACCTCTGCTTGTGATTATACATATATGAACCTTCCTTTCTTAATAGTTCAATTTCCTCTTGAACCTTATTTAACTTAGACGCTAATACGGCTTCTTTTCCCATGAGTTTTTTAATTTGTTTCGTAATTACACTTTCCCTAGCTCTTATTTTATTAACTTGATTACGGTTTATTTTTTGAATATTGTTTGGTCTGGGCATTATACCTTTTATATATTACGGAGATAAAATACCAGGTAAATGTATATGAGTAACTCCAGATCCAACGTTCCTCAGGAACTTCGTAACCTCGGTGTTACGAACATGAATATTATAATACTTAATTTACATAATAATAATTTAACATCGTTACCAGAATCAATCAGTAAGCTTACAAACCTTCAAATACTTGATTTGAGTGAGAATAGAATAACCGAATTACCATCATCTATCGGTAAACTTACAAAGCTTGTGAATCTTAATTTGAGTGGGAATAAAATAACCAAATTACCATCATTTATCGGTAAGCTTACACAACTTATGACACTTGATTTGGGTTGTAATAATTTAACTAAATTACCACCACAAATCGGTAACCTTACAAAACTTCTGACACTTAGTTTGGATTATAATAAGTTAAAATCGTTACCACCACAAATCGGTAACCTTGAACGCCTTAGGTCACTTTATTTGGATAATAATAAATTAGAATCGTTACCAGATGAGATCGGTCGTCTTCCAAACCTTCAGTATCTTCATGTGGAAAATAACCCAAACCTTAGAATCATACCAAGATCACTTATACGATCTAGTTTAAAAATTACTAAAAATAATTCGACAAAGTTTGAACATATAGTACGTAGAAAAGTACCCATAAACAAAGTACCCCTAAACATTAACAATAAACGTAGCGATTCTATAACTATGGAAAATTTTAAGGTAGGTCATAATGGCATATACCTAGGATACAATAAGTATTTACACGAAAAAACACTTTTAAATTGGATAAAAACGCAAAATAAAGAAACTAATATTAACGCTTTATACAGTCGTAGACCAAACGATTATATCGGTGTAAATCCACTTACACAAAAACCACTATTTAGAAAAAACTTAAATTTCGTCAAGTTTGTAAAATCAAACACACCAAACACTCTCGCGAAAAAACTAAACAAGACGAAAATAAATAACAAAACAAAAACACAAAATTTACGAAATAACATAAGAAAAAAGGCGGGTAACGCCGCTCAGAGTAGACGTAACAACGTCAATAATAATAACAGGTAAATGTATATGAGTAACAACAACAGTCGCCGAGTCAGACGAAGACTTTATGTTCCTGTAAACCTTACTAATTACAGGAAAAATGCTAAGAATATATATATACACAGAGGTGCTACTAACAACTTCCCCTCGGAATATACTAATTTACCAAGAGAAATTGGTTCATTTAAACAACTCGAATCACTTGTTTTAACGGGGCATAGACTTACCTCGTTACCAAAAGAGATCGGTCTTTGTACAAACCTTAAAAGACTTGAAGTGATGTATTGTAATTTAGAATCGTTACCAAAAGAGATCGGTAACCTTAAAAAACTCGAAAAACTTGAATTAGCGAGTAATAATCTTACCTCGTTACCAAAAGAGATCGGTCTTTGTAAAAACCTTAGGAAAATTGATTTGAATGATAATTTCATAAAATCGTTACCAAAAGAGATTGGTAACCTTAAAAAACTCGAAACAATTTGGGTAGATATTGATTTAGGGTCTGAACAAAATTTAACCTCGTTACCAAAAGAGATCGGTCTTTGTACAAACCTTAAACAACTTATATTGGGTCATAATAAATTAACCTCGATACCAAAAGAGATCGGTCTTCTTAAAAATCTTTTAGAACTTGACTTGGAAAATAATAAATTAACCTCGATACCAAAAGAGATTGGTCTTTGTAAAAAACTTACACGTCTTAATGTGTCCATGAATGATTTAACCTCGATACCAAAAGAGATCGAAGACCTTCCCAGACTCAGCGTACTTGATGTGGGGGAAAACCCAAGACTTAAAGGTATATCGTCAGAACTTAGAAAGAGAGGATTAAATATTAGGAAAAACAATAATACTAAATTTATAAATCATAAATATTATACGAACCAATTGTCCACTGTAACTGTTAAACGAAAAAATTTACCTCGTTTACCACCAAAAATCCGCGAAAATATCGCACGAAAAGTTAATACAAAACCCAAAGTAAAAACCGAAGCTAACAAAATGAATGTAGCAAGGTCGAGTTTAAAAGCTTATAACAATAAACAGAAAGTATTAACTCGTCGCGCGGAGAACTTGATAAACAAACGAAAACAAAAATCTGCCTTGGTGAATAAAGCACTCAATAACCTTAATAAAATTAATAATAATTTAAAAATGACTGTATCTAAAGTTCATAACAATGCTTCAGAAAAATTAATAAAAAAAATAGTAAACTCTAATAATAAAAATAATAACAATAAGTAATCATTTCTTATACACAAACCTAAATTTACTATACAAATCCGAAACCGGGTTCCCTTTAAGATCTTCCCACAGTGTTAAAGTAAACCCCAAATCTTCCATTCGCGTAAACAACATGTCCTTGTGTGCTATAGGTTCGACTTTAGGTCCACTCGCGTAATACGGTGTATCTGCTAAGTGGACGTATAACTTTTCACCGAACCTACCCGAACTCGTTCCTTTCATTAAAAAGTAGTTTCCTAACTCGTCTTTTACGGGCGTGTTCATGATAATCTTATCGGAATTCGGTATGATTCCTATGAATTGACCCCCGGGTTTCATTCTATTTTTTATTGCTAATAAAGACGTCTCGAATAACGTGTTCGTTTCGAATATATAGTGTAACGAAAAGTTATAACACACGACGTCGTATTTTCTATGCGGACACGCGAATATATCACCTTCGTAAAAGTTGACGCGTATTTTCATGTTCTTAGCACGCGACTTAGCCTCCCTAAGTGAGTCTGTGTTTGGTTCGCACATGCTTATATTAGCCCCGGCGTGTCGCCACTTTTGGAGATCACCACCGAATCCACATCCTACATCCAAAATACTGTCGCCTTCGCGGGTAGCCGATTGGATGAGGAGACGCTTGGACTCGTTATGGTACTTGCGTATCTCCTCCATTTATTTGTAATGGTTTTTATTTTTTAAATGGGATTACTAAGGTTAAAAAATCTCAGAGTATATAAATGATATCGCTAAGGAATACGATTCAAATGGAAATGAATAAAGCGCGTGAAAAGATTAAGAGAATAGACGAAGGTAAGCGAATGAATAACGAAACCAAGGAAAGAAAAATACAAAAAATAGTAGAGGCTCATATTCGTAGGGTAAAGAATTTGGAAAATGAATTCGCGAGAAGGAAGAGAAATCACAAAAATAAAACCAAAAATTTCACAAAAAAATAATATCAGTTTATAGAAATGGAAACTGAAGATAAGACGTGTGACGATACCCAACCCGTCGCAAATTGGAAGTGTATATGGTTTACGTTAGCGTTAGCCGGTGGGTACTGGTACCTTCCACAGAGAAACAAGTGGGTCCTTATAGGACTCTTATACGTACCGTACGTAGCACTCGCATACTACGACCATTGGTACGATTGTAAACGTAACCTCGGACCAACGTACCTCGCCATGTTTTATCACTGGATAAAACCTCAAGATTCGGACCAGATCGTTAAGTATAAGAATTGGTGTCCCGAAATCAAAAATAGAGTTCTTTTCATAGATACGGTCATATTACTCGGTGGTTTAGTCGCTTTACCATCGTTCCTTAAATGGAAACCTAAGTGAAAAAAGAGGCTTAAAAAAAAAGTACTAAATAAACATATAACACAATGGCAACTCTTGAACAAGATTATACGACCGTACCTGGTCAATTATACGCGTGTCTTTCTGTAGTAGGTCCCGAAGCACCGCAAAAAAACGATAAGTTTGGTATTAAAATTAGGGGCGCATTTAACTCACGCGACGAAGCTGCGTCACACGCGAAACGTCTTCAAAAAGAAGATGCGACTTTCGATATTTATGTCGTCGACATGTATAAATGGTTATTAATTCCACCGGATAATCTCCAGATCGAAGATGCGCACTATGCGGATGAAAAGCTCGAGGAATTGATGGCGGGGTATAAGGAAAATCAGGCACAGGCAGCTGCCATGTTTGCTGAACGTAAGAAGGATATGATGGCTGTTAAGGCACCTGGTACCGATACGTATTTCAAAAGCGGTGACGAAAACTCGCAATTTTATACGAAACCAGACGAAGCCCCTGTCAGTCACCCCGGTGAAGTTTTGGACCGTCTCCAAAAAGAAAAACCTGATGCGAATATGGAAGATCTCGTCAAGGAAGCGGACGAGATTGTTGCTCGGGAAGTAAAGGAACGACAAGAAAAACGTGAAGCCGACGCAAAGGAAGCGTTGGAAAAGGAGGCTAAACAAAGAGGGTTTAATTCCGTGGAAGTCATGCAAAAGTTCGACGAAGAAAAGGCTCGTGCTAATTTACAAGCCGCGGAAGAAGAAGCAAAGAAAGCTCAAGTTGAGCTTTCGGAACAGGCGCAGATTAAGGAAGACGACGGTAAAGATGGGGAAGAGGAAGTAACATCAAAAAATACGGAAAATGTAAATCCAGATGAAGCGTAAATTAATTTTGTTATTTAAATGTAAGTATGTTGAGTATTATATTGAACATAATCACCATTCTTATAGTGTTAGTATCCGTCGTTTTATTTTTCAGAGTGTATAAAGATCAAAAAAGTAAATCGGGTGGTGGTGTCGAAAGTGAAGAAGTTACACCTTCTAAGGTTGCCGAGGACATGGCTAAAGATCCACTCATAGTGAGTAGATCGTATTTTACTGAACCGAAAACGGGTAATATAGGTACGTTTACGGGTCAACAAACTACATCTGAATACGATTGGATAAAAGGTAAACCTTTTATCCCGGTCTAAGTATTACGGGTTGCATGGTTTTACCCATGAAAAAACCTAATAAAAACGCTACAAAAATTATAATATACCCCGTTTTATCTAAATTTGTAAATATATCGTTTTTTTCCTGGTATTGAGGTTGTGGGTTATAATAAACCTGATGTTGAGCAGGGTGTGAGTAATATTTATCGTCTACGGTTTCGTCGTGTTGTTCTTCCTGTTCTTCGTCTATCAAACCGGTACTGTTTTTATTTATGAATTCGTCTGGGTTATACTCAATCGGTGTTCCAACTTCAGCTTCCATATATAAAAAAAGTATCTATTTTTTTAAGCTCGTTATTACTCGCTATATTCTTCTTCTTCTTCGGAGTAGTCTTCGTCTTCATCTGTATCGTCTACGACGAACCCTTTTAAATTACCATTATCGTCTGCGTCTTCATCATCTTCAATATCTTCATCGTCGTCTGAACAAAAATCTTCATCGTCTGATTGTAATACATCGTAATCGGAATCGTATTCATCTTCCTTATAATCATCTTCCACTTCTTCAAATAATTCCAAACGTTGTGGTACTTTAGAAACTCGTCCCGAGCGTGTTTTTACACCCGAAACCATTATATAAATATTATAAATACAATTCTTTTAAGTATTTTACTCACTTTCATTCTGTAAATTAGCGTATAATTCATCGAAATGTAGTTTTATATTACTAATAATGATATCTATATCTTCTAAAACACTAGTATCACCAGAAACTGAACTGAGTGCTATTTCGTCTAGATTTGATATAGATCTATTCATTAGTTTTTTAGATAAAGTTATATCTGTTCTGTATTCTAGAGCCATTTTAATATTCTCTATGAATTCGCCGTGTATAGATGGATTTAACCCTGAATATTTATAGGATTTACGTATGAGTTTATGTATCTCGGTAACACTATTCTCTTTTATGGATATCATAGACGATGCGAAGTATATAACAACAGCTAAAACAATTACTGCTATCATTATATTCTATAATTTAGCTATTATTTTTTTATCTAAATAATGTTTGCGGTTTTCGCAATTACACACTTGTTCAATCTTATCTTTTACAATTCTAAAAACAACGTAACTTTTGTTACAAATTAAACACGTATGATTAGTGCGAACTGAGTATTCTTTTATATTCGATTTTGATTTAGACTTTGTTTTTTTTATTTCTATTTTAGATACTTTAAAATCGTCACCTGTGTTTAACATGTTTTTCATTATGAAAACTGAAAGTTGATCAGTTAGATTTAAATCGTACTGTTTTATTTCTTCCTCTTGTTTTTTCTTTATGAATTTTGTGATAGGTGGTACGTACTTTTTAACACCGCCTTCTTTATACAAACGATTTATAATATTAGGCGATAATTGATACCTTTTACCAGTAAAATCTTTACAAAACCCGTAATGTCTTATTATATCGGTAGTAGAAAAACACTTTTGTGCGATTGTTTCGCCTATTATATGAAACCATACATGATTGGAATTATGGTTACATTTTTTATTTTCACAATAAAAAGAATTTGTTGACACGAGGAAGCTACCGTTACATTCAAACATTTTCGTGATACGCGAAGTTGCCTGTCCTTCGAGATACTTATTTACAAATTTTTCTATGAGTTCTAACACTTCCTGATCTTTAAACTCATGTTTTATTTCATCTTCTGAAAAAGAATCTTCTTTATTATATTCTATGACCGCTCCTTCTATTATAACAGGCGTTGTACTTTGTGTGCGTATGGTTGCCATTTTTAACATTTCAATGTCACCTTCTTTGGGATTTTGTATTTCTTGAAGCAATTGAAAAGATTGTCCTTGACCACCTTTAAAAATAAATAATGGTACATATTCACCTTGTATTTCTTTTCCTGTATTGTTACACTCTTCACATCCTCGTCCTAAACACTTTTCGTGTTTACCTTTTTTATGTGAATATGGCATTCTAAAACCACTTCCTTGCGCTTTTGTATCCGAACTTCCGTATACGGCACAATCAACTATATCTGACCATTTTTTACTTCCATCGAAAATGGAAAGTGCGTTTATGACGTGTTCTCTGAGTGCTATTGCGGATGATTTATTTACTACGAAATTTGGCCAATTTATATGAACACCTGATTTTACAAGATCTTCACCGGCGGGTTTTGGTTCGGCTATTGATATTAAAGCATTACCACCGCCATGACGAGTAACTATACCACATATTAACTGGCATATATCGAATATGTCACATACTTCTAAATAGTCTCGAGCCTTATGGTCAATATCTATAAAAAAGTTATAGTTTTCAGTTTTTTGTTCAACTACAAATATTTTTTCATCTACTTTATACGCTTCTATACATTTTTTATAAAAATCATTCAATCTATCAAATGGCACGGAAAGAACACCGCCATCCATGAGCACATGTGATACATTGGAGTTGTTTAAGAACCCCTGTTCTTTACACCATTGTTTAAACATGGTGTATACTTATAATTTATTAGTTTTTATTTTTTATATTCATTCATCGCTATCGTAGTGATGTCGCCATATTGTTTTTCTATACGAAATTTCTGGGTACTGTTCCTGATCTGCTAAAGACTTTTTAAGTACTAAAAGTTCATAAACTTTATCATTTTGATGAACTTCTAAATACCTTTGTGCTTTACTTTCTGTATATCCATGATTTTCAATTAATATATCTTTTATTTGTGATAAAATATAGGCTTTAGACTTCATTATTTAATAGAGAAGGTTTTTCTATTAAGAGAAGTTACACACGTATAAAATTCGGGGTTATTGAGAACATTTTTGACGATCCTATCCCATTGTTTTTTCGTATTGAATTCCGATAAAGTTTCAAAATTCATGAAATCATTTTCATCAAACGTTCTCTTAATTGGTAATTTTTGTATTTTTTTTAAATTTGTTTTTTGTTTTTCATCGTTAAACTTCTTAATGAGTTCGTTTTGTTCTTGTTGTGTATAATTTACGAAAAATATGAATACGTTATATTCCAATTCCACACCAGGACTTTCCTTTACTATAAACTTGAAAGTGGTATATTCACCCTTTTTGAGATTTACAACTCCTCTCGTTTCTTCTTCTAATTCTCGTAGGGCACATCTTATTGGGTTGGGTATTTCTCTTCTTCTACATCCACCAGTGACAAAAATCCAATCCTTGAATCTTCTGTCCCTAACGGTAAGAAACTTCGGTTTAGAACCCGTAAAGGTTACAGGTATTGCGATAGCCTTGTATTTCTTCATTGCGCATTTGCAAGTTATAATAGAACGATATGATTATTCTGAAGAATCTTCTTCACTTTCTTGATTTTCTTCTGATTCTGTGTCGACTTGGGTTTCGTTTTTAACGTTAATAGTGTCATTTATCGGTGTATCCGGTACCGAATTAGAAATTTGTATTGGCCTGACCCTGGACAAAAATGAAGCCATTTTTCCATTCATACCCTTAACACCTTCCATTTCTTCCTTGGTCGTTTTGAGTTCTTTATACATATAAACTGAAGCGGCTATGCACATTATAACGGCGACTATCATTGCGGTATCTCTATCGAAAGTAAACATTGTATATTAAATTTAGTAATTATGTTTTTAAGTTCGTATAATCGCGCCCATGTGTACACCATTTTCCTTTGGACAGTCATACCCCATTTGAGCAAATTGAATCTCCTGGTAATGCCCCTCTTTACACTCCGCATTTTGAGCGGGTTCTTGTTGTTTAGAGTCGACGAGATGATTCAAAGTTCCGGACTTAGGATCGTATGTAATAATAAAAATGAAAGCTAGTAAAAAAACTAATTGCCAGAACATTTATAATAAGTGGCTATAAAAAATAATTTAGTTCGAGTACATCAAACCACCCATACCGTTTTCAATACGGAGAATGTTGTAGTTGACACCATAAATGTCAGATCCACTGGTTGAGGTATCACTTACAATACGCGCAGAATCGAGTCTACTGAAGTTAAGCGACCCCGTTGGTTGGAGTTTGGACGTGTCGATACAGAATGGAACCAAAAGCGTAGCGATGTTATGACCGTTAGCCGCAGAAACAGATGATTGCGTATGGTAGTACATTGGAATGGCAGTAAAGTGTGGATCGGCATCCTTGAAATCGGTAACATCCGTACCGTTGATTTGGAGCTTAATCTTGTTACCCGCAGTTGCAAGACCGCCTATCGCTAATTTAGCGACCAAGTATTTCATTGGGTGGTTAAAGCTGAGTTCCTGGATCCTACCCCCAGATGCGATAGCTTTTTGTGTTTGTGTAATGATCATGTTTTGTGGCGTAGACGACAAGGCAGTGCGTTCATCCGTATCGAGGTGGATGAATTGCGAAAAGCATTCCCATCGCGAAGAAGCGGCGTTGATTTCTTTCCACGTAATTCTGACTTCAACATCGTGGTATTGAAGCGCGATCAATGGGAGCGCAGATTGGGCGTTTTCGCAAAACGAAAACCTGAGTGGGTAGAATTTACCAGATTTACCGGCAAAACCCGTCGTAGACTTAGTAAGGTTTTGGGACATAGTGGTTGGTGCGAGGTCCATTGAGAATGTAGAATCTTGCGTATCGATGACTTGACCACCGATCAAGAGTTCAACTTTATCAATTTGAGCGGCTAAATCAGCGGCTGAAAATTCTTGCGCCGCACCATCCGAACCAACTGGTGTTAAGTAAACATAACCGAGCATATCACCTTTACGCTCGAACCTAACAGTGGATATACCATTATCCGATGGGTTGCCCTGGATAGTTTGTCTTTCGACAGTTTGGGCAAAGTTTGTGTGACGTTTGTAGTTAGACCTAAAAAAGGAAACTTCGGGTTGACCGACGAGGTGCGCATCTTGGGCACCGATTGCAACGAGTTGGGCTATACCTCCAGACATATTTTATATTATACTAAGGTTTTTTATTTTTAAGCCTTACTATAATATGAAAGATTCTAAAAAAAAGAATTTAAGCTGCTGTGAATGCGATCGCGTTCATGTATATTTTTTCCGCACCTGATGCACCTATCTTCGATACGGTCAAAAGACCATGACCGTTCTGGTCTATGGAAACATCAGACGTAAACGCTATAAAATCGATACCAGTTGTTATTGTTTTTAAGACTTTTCTACCCGCTCCTGAGGCTAAGAGTGGTACCACAATTTGACCCCCGCTTGGTAAATTTGTAATTGAAAGTATAGCAACGTCTGCGTCTATAGACGTGAGTGGAGCTGTACCGTAACTCTTATTCTTTGCGTCTATCGCGAGTGTCCCTGATCCCGAAGTCCAAGTAGTTGCTATTTGTGTATTTGTAAGCTGGAGGTTTTGTGAGGTAAGGTTTGAATCACAAAATACGTTACCAGTTACATTTACATTTGATCCGATACTGATACTTTTTGACGTCGTAAAGTTATTATCACCGTACGAAGCGTGTGGTCCCGTAAACTGAATAACATTCGATGTAACATTTGCACTCGCACCCGCACTCGCAACATCATCTAAATTGAATGGTGACGCTGCGACGTGTAAACCACCGATTGTAATATTAGTAGCGGATACGTTACCTGTAACCGTGAGTACGTTAGACCCGTACGTGTTTATTGTAAGGTTTGATTCACCGGTAGGCCCTGCCCATGCGGCTTTACCTATACTGACGTTAGCGTGATCACCCGAACCTTCCTCGTGTGTAAATTCCATGGTCGAACCACCTTGTCCTCCTGAATCGTAAATCTCACCTGTTTGTGTATCTATCGATAAAACGTTCTTTGTCGATGTAGAACCACCTTGTACTTCTGGGGAAAGTATTATCGCGTTATTTACTTTTAGGTTACTCGTTCCCGATCCTCCTTCGAGTAGAATATCATCTACAAATTTAAGTTTTTTAGTAGATGCGATTGAAATATCACCCGCGGATGTTAACCCCGTGGTCGTGTTATTAAAAGCGACTGTTTGTGTTGTCGTTGCACCCCCATCTGTAATAGCCTGTAAAGTGGAAGAAACTGAATCCCACGATACACCCGCGGCTGAACTTTTAAGGAATTTTTCAGTTGGTCCCGAAAGATAATTGAATGAAAGACGGGACAATCTAAAGTGGAACCCTGAACCTGGTATTACATTGGTAACAACCATAGCAAGGTATGAATATGCTGTTGTATTGGTAAAAGACTCCGTAATACCAGATGATGTTACATTTGTTGTAGAAGAGTGTAATTGTGTCCAATTTGTACCGTTGTTACTTCCTAAAATACGCCATGAAGCAGGAAGATTGTCGTTTCCGGCTGGAGCAGGTCCTTTTATAAATACCGATATTGGTGCTATAGAACTCGCGAGTTGGATTTTTATCCATTCTCCATTTATACCACCCAAAGAATTGGACGCAATTCCGCTATATGTTCCATCCGCCCCATACGCCCACTGTGAAGATTGGTAGCTGGTACTATCACTTCCATCAAACGCCTTCCATGTATCGGCTGAACTATTACCCGAAGATGCGGTATTTCCACCCGACGAGTTAGCGGACATAGCTGCTGGACTTGAACTAGTTGGACCACCAGCTTGCGTGTAAGCCGAAAGTTTAGATAACGCCGTTCCAGATGCTGGACCTAATAACAGATCGTTTTCTGCTACTGTAGTTAAACCTGTACCACCTCGAGCAACAACGAGAGTACCCGTATTTATGTTTCCCGCATTGAGTGCTGTGAGACCTGTAGTTACACCCGTACCACCTCGAGCAATAACAACCTGACCGGTATTAGTAGCGTCACCTAAATCTAAATGTGTTATAGATGAACCATCACCCTTGAGTGTCGCAGCTTCTACCGTACCCGTTGTGGTAACGTTACCTGCTGAAACATTACCACCTTCAACACTTAAAGTTATATATTCATCAGAGGTTGCGTTTGTAGGAACGATATGCGCATCGAGTGGATCGCTTAACGTATACGCGATAACGTATTTCTTTTCGTCGCCCATAAATCCAGAAACAACGTTCGCGGTTGGTCGTGTCATTATCACACCTAAATCAATGGTATCAGACGCATTTGCGTTACCTAACTCGATAAGTGGATCGGCGATGGTATGATTTTTAGTATGTTGATACGTCGTGTTTCCTTGGACGAGTAAATTACCCGAAATTGTAAGGTTAGACCCAATGGTCATTGTATCTGCACCATCGAATGTCAGTTTTGAGTCCGTTACTAATTGTTGAGACGAATTCGTAAATGGAATACGGTTAGCAGTTAAAGACGATGCTGTAATGGTACCGGTTAATGATGGACCAGAGAGTGTAGCGCCTGTTATTGTCGATGTCCATTCAGGTACATCAGAGTTTACTTGTAAAATCTGATTAGCGCTACCTATATCGAGTTTTGCTAACGAATTAGATGCATCTGAATATAAAACCTGACCTTTCGTGTATGTTGTTTGACCCGTACCGCCTTTATTTTCGGGTACGGTAGGTAAAACGGTGGTTGAGAGTGTACTACTTCCAAGTACTACATTAGCGGCGTTAATATCATGAATATCCGAACCACTCCCTTCGAACGTGGCGGCTTTTATTTTACCGGCGGTCGTGATTGTTGTACCGGTATCTGTTAAACTCATAGACCCATCGGATTCTGCGGTTGTATTCCCGAGAACGGCATCAAGAGTTAGTGGAACTTCTGCCCATTCGGGTATATCATTATTATCGAGTCGAAGAAATTTACCGGCATCTGCATTAGAACCTGCGGGGTTGAGTTGTCCGAGTGAATCACCCGACGTTTTACCATAAAGTATTGTACCGGATGCATAACTAGACTGACCCGTACCACCACTGGAAAAGGGAATTGCTCCAGTCGCAAATTGATTTGTTGGGATACTCGTTAACCCCGAACCCGGACCTGAAAATTGTGTACTCGCGGTTATAGTACTACCCGCTATTGTATTAGCCCCCGCAATTTTACCATAAAGCGCATCGGCCGATTCTCTTATAAAAACATTACCACCGACATCGACGTTACTCGTCGTATAAATACTCGTGAGTGCGTTTGTAAACTGAACCGTATTGGATGTAACGTTACCTTGGTTTACGATATTCTCCGCTGTAAGGTTCGAAAGGTAATACGAATCGCCTCGGTAATTTTGCGCGTTTACGTTACCGACCGTATCTAACGCGTATATCGACTCCGTGGGTACATTCATTTGAACTTGACCTTGATTACCAATACTTAAAGCATGTGCGGGTGCGGTGTTTGCTAAACCGAGATTGGAACCTGTATAAGTACTACTATGTATTGTTCCCGAAACTTGAATTTTATTAGTAACACTTTCGTCTATATTGATAGAGGACCCCGTTGTAAATTTATTTGACCGTGTTGTACCTTCGACGCGGAGCGTGTTCGTATCACCTGTTGGACCACACATGAAAACCTTATCTTTTACCGATAGGGCGTGTATGGGCGCACTATTAGCGACCCCGATATTCGATGTTGTTACAAAAGATGTTATAGCGTTACTAAACTGAACTGTGTTTGAAGTTACGTTACCACGATCTGTAGCTGATTGTAAAGTAACACCACCTAAAAGCGATGTAGGAACACTCGAATCAACAACTTCTTTCGTCGATGCGGAATAACCTATAAGGTTAGAACCTGCTAATTCAGCAACGCGAAGCGGTGTCATATAAATGGAACCCGCGTTGGTCGCATTAACAGCAGAATCTGAAGCATTAAAAACAATTGTGTTTTCAGCCTGGCTATCTGAAACGTGTTTACCAAACCGGATTTTGGTAGACCGTTCGATCGTAGGTATGTTTTTAACCATATTAATATAAGTATGTATTTTAATTTGCATAGATAAGACCGGCTAATCCATTATCAATCCTGAGTATATTATAGTTAACTGCGTATATAGGATCGGATATGTTTCGTGATTGACTGTGTATCTTTGCTGAATCTAAACGACTAAAATTGAGAGTTCCTGTCGGCTGAAGTGAACTCGTCGAAAGACAAAAACAGTATAAAAAGAAATCGGGTGATGTTACGAATTGCGTGTGATAGTAATTTTGAACCTCCATGAAATGAGGTTTTCCCCACCTATAATTACCTATATCGAGTCCATTTATTTCTAGTTTAACCCTGTTATCGGCAGACGTTAAAGCACCATTCACAGTTGTATCCGAACACGCGAGATACTTAACTGGGTGGTTAAACGTGAGTTCTTGTGTAAGTTCCTGTGACGGAATACTTTTTTGAACTTGTGTAATTAAAAGATCGTGTTTTCTGGAAACTATATTACCGCGTTCTTCGTTATCGAGGTAATAATAATTCGAATAACATTCAACGTTATAGTTTCCAACTTGTGAACCCCAGTGAATACGTATTTCTACTTCCTGATACTGTAAAGCAACTATTGGTAAAGCGCATTGTGGACCTTCACAGAAGAAGAATCTTAGAGGGTAGAAATACGACCTCGCGCTTACACCCGGGTGTGTCCCGTTAGAACTTTTAGAAACGTTTGTTGCGAATGTATCGATAGCTATTTTTTCCGTAAAAACTGCGTCTTGAGTATCTATAACCTGACCACCGATAAGTAATTCGACCTTATCTACGAGTTCACTCCAATCTTGATAATCGAGTGCCTTAGAGTTATCGTCTATTGTAAAGTATGTGTATCCGAGTAAATCACCCGAACGTGGGAATTTAACTGAAGACATAGCGTTATTTTTCACAGCTCCCTGTATCGTTTGCTTTTCGACGGATTGTGAAAAATTAGAGTGTCGCTTAAACGTTGAGTTAAAGAATGATATTTCCGGTTGACCCATTATATGCTCATCTTGAGCACCAATGGCAATGAGTTGTACAACACCGGAAGACATTTATAATAAGAAAAGGTTAAAATTATAAGTACATAACGCCCTGAAATAATTAATAGGCTAAATTTCTTTTTTTGCAAACGAATTTAAAAACGAAAATGGCATCACCACACACAAGTGTTTCACCATCTTGTTTATCTAAATTAAAAGTTAATCTATCGAGTGTTCTGATTGGGTTATAATATTGTTGGATAATTGGATACTCGTTTCTGAAATACACCGCTTTTTGGGAACTACTCCCACCGTGTAACTCATGTTGACACATGATCGTTCCAAAAATACCGTTAAGGTGGTTATCGGCATCATCGAGATCATTTTTCCCGCGTTGCGTGAAGTGACTTTTAAGTTCCTCTATACCGACGTGTATACATCTTTGGGCATCACCGGTTGTGTTAATACTCGCGGCGAGTAGTTGTGCCTGGACAACATTTTCGAGTGGTGTTGGTAAATGAAGTGTAAAATCAGTATCGGAAGAAGTGTCTAGGTTATCGAGTATAACAGTATGCTGTTCGTATTCGAAATCGGGTAAAGTGGACTGACTAGTCACTAAAGCCATTTATATATACTGGAGATTTTACTTCATCTTGTATCCCGCTTGCGCCGCGACCAACTTTTGGCCTTCGCAGATACCGCCTCGACTATCCGAGTAGTACGATTTACCGAGACATTCTTCTTTAGACTCGAGGTTGAAAAGCGAGTCTTCGTTTGTCGTTTCGATATCGACTGGGCTGTAGTAGCTGGTTCTCAAAAATTGGAGAACACATATAATTGCAAAGACGATTACGATCGCCTTGAGTGTACTTTTGTTGGTAGCGTTAAGTTTCATTTGTAATTGACAAATATTTTTTTATAAAGTGCGTTAAAGAAATTAGAATAGTTTCAATATAAAGATTAATGGACGGTGAGATCATCCTTAATCGAGGTGACACGAATGTTATGAAATTAGACGATAACGAACAGGCCCTGATGAATGAGATTGAAATTGATATTCCAAGACCTCAGCCTGTAAAAAAACAAATGCCAAAACCCATGAAAACTCAGTTTACTCCGCCACAAACACAAACTTTCCAGGAAGATATAGATTCTTTTGCGAATCCTAATAAACAAAATCATCCTACGGCTCCTCCAGCAGAAGAACCCGTGGATTATGGAGAATACGAAGACGACGACCCCGGGTACGATTACGGTGGCGGTGGAGGTGGCGGTGGTGGTGGTATGAGCGGTGTTCCATATATGGAAGAAGAACAACCATCACCTGGGTATAAAACAATAGACGAAGAAAAGGCGGATCTTGTAAACAAAATTGGTCGATTAGAAAAGAAAGGGTTTACGGTAAACAAACGTTTAAACGCGTATTCACCTATAGATGAACTCAGAACAGAGGTTAAACGAATTACGTATAGCATAGATGTCGATAAATCCATTAAATTTTCCAGACGAATGCTTATCGCATGTACGACCGGTTTAGAGTTTATGAATAAAAAGTATAACCCGTTCGAGATTCAACTCGACGGTTGGTCGGAAAACGTCATGGAAAACGTGGAAGATTACGATGAAGTATTCGAGGAATTATACGTTAAGTATAGGTCTAAAATGCACGTCGCACCTGAAGTTAAATTGATAATGATGCTTGGAGGATCAGCAATGATGTTTCACTTAACGAATAGCATGTTTAAATCGGTCATGCCAAACATGAACGACGTGATCAAACAGAACCCAGAACTCGTACAGAACATGATGTCTGCGGTTCAGAATACGGTTCCAAAATCGCAACAACAATCAGGTGAAACTACGGATGCGAATGGGAGACGCGAAATGCAAGGTCCGGGTTTAGACATTTCGAGTCTCATGGGTAATATCATGATGCCACCAACACCACCAATGAGTACTACGAGTATACCACCAAATATTAATGCACCAGGTGACGATGACGTAGACGACGATATTTCGGATATTGCCGAGGGTGATATTGCGAATACGAAGGACGAAAAAGAGGACGGTGATAATGAAGTGCGCGAAGTCAAAGTTACCCAGACCAAGTCAAAACGAGGCGGTGGGAAAAAGAAAAAGTCGGTCGAAATTAATTTATAAACGATAGTATAAATGATAGGGTATTGTCCTTTAGACGAAGATCCTATTGAAAGACCCCAACGTCAGGAGGTGGTCGCCAAACCCCAAGTGGTGAAACGTAAAAAACGTAACATTTTGGGTGAAGACGATACCGAATGTAATTACGTTGTCATGTTCTTTATAGCGGGTGTTATAGCACTCGCGGTCATGGATTCACTTCCATCTAAGAAATGAGTAAAAATTGATTTACCATCCTGCTTTTTCCAGCATGGTAAATAATTTAGATATTATACTCGTAAATATCGGTAATATTTTTTAAAAATAGATATTCCGATATTATAAAAAATTTAGCTGTTTTTTTACCTTCGCGTTTTAATTTACATAATCTATGACTTCCATCAATTGTTCTGAATGGTAAAACGTGTGGGTTTATAAAGGTTTCGACGGCTAAACACGGTAATTCCGTGTCTAAACTGTCGTAATATTCATCGTGTTTAAGTTCGGGTTTATCTTTACATTTCCAAGAAACCATATCGAGATCTAATTCTGTAATTTGGTTTCCGTAATAAATATCATCAAAGAGTTTTAAAGGTATTCTGTGATCCATATTTGTCATTATTCTCCAGTTTAAACCATCTTTACAAGTAGTTATATGACATCCTCCAAGCATGTTACTAAACCCATAATCCGATTTATTACCACCGTTTAAGTATAAAATCTTTTTATCGAATAAAAAGTGACTTTCATCTACGGTACGAAACCCCATACTTATTCTATTTGTCTGACTACCCACACAGTGCCAAAGGCAGTCTTCCCCACCTTTTGCTTCGAATTGATTTATTTTCCACCCCTTTTTATCGTATTTTGTTATTAAATTACCTGTTTTTGAATCGAAGTGCCTAAAAAAACTTTTATTATCTTCTTCGGTCCAAACTAAATACGTTCTTTTACCTACGTTATCACTATTAGTATGCCAACCACAAAACGCATTTTTGGGGTAATAGTAAAAACCTGAAGGTATCATTAGAACCCCGAATTTTCTATGAAGTGCCTGGATGATACCTGAGAAAATATGTAGATTTCTAGGGTACGAGTACCTGTTACAATTTCCTGGTATTTGGCGCGCAGTTGGGTTATCTCCATTACTTTTACAGATAATTTCACCTAATTCAGGTAAATCCAATTTTGCGCTTAGTAAAGGATTAAATGTACTCGACTTACTTGGATTAATGAGATGTAAATGATTTATTATATCGTAAGCTTCTTTTTCTATATAATCTTCCATTAATTAAAAAAGATTTATTCTTTTAATTAATATGATTTTGTTTTTTTTTAAATTTTAATGGTACCGTATATGATCGTAAAAACAGTTATCCGCCGGTATTTCAGACCAGGAACTATCACCTGGTTCTTTCCAAAGACTATATAATGCTTCACCACCACCATTTTCCTGAAACCGTACGAATATTTTATGGTATCCAGTTTTCAAGTATATATTACCTGTGGTTCCACCTGGGGTTGTGGTTGTACCATTATGAGCATGTCCACCGTACCAATAAGCGACTTGAATACCGTTTATGTACATATCTGAAGCATCGTCACTATTTAAACCAAAATAGTGCGTTCCAGCTGTAGTTACTTTTAAATAACCTTCAAATGTATCGGCAAATGTATTAAAGCTATTATTGGCCGCGAGACGTGGTCTACTTAATGATTTAGTACCTGAACTTAGACTTTCGAAATACGTATCCATAGCAGATTGTGTAGTCGGTGTACTTGCACCCGATGTAAAACGCAGTCTTATTAGGTTTGACTTAACTAAATGCTGTTCATATCGTGATGTACCAGTTTGTATAGAGTTACAGTGAATGTGACCGTTAACATCGAGTTCGGCATTTGGACTCGTAGTTCCTATACCAACATTACCCGAGCTTCTATATACGTCCGATCCCGATGTTGTCCAAGCACCCGAACCACCACCAAACGATTGTGCGACTCCACCAATTCTTAAACTACTACCACCAGCTATGTTAATATCACCATTAACGTCTAATGTATATGCTGGAGACGATGTCCCTATACCAACCTTACCACTTGTACCATCTATCATCATTCTCGAGTTAGACGTACTCGCCCTATACGCGCTACCATTATTTGCCGTTGTTTCAACACAAAAGTGTAAATCTGCGCGACTCCAATCAACTGCGTCTGCTATTATAGCACACTTGGGTTGGGCAGATGTACTATTTTGATGTGGTGTACCTAGAAACAAAGCTGCCCGATCCCCTGTACTATCACTGTATGACTGTATATATACATTAGATTCTCCGGATGATCCTTCTCTTTTTACATGTAGTTGTGCCTTTGGTGAATTTGTTCCAATACCTACGTTGTTTTGCATAAACACGTTTGATGCTACTAGACCACTTGTATTGGTAATTCCAGATACAATGTTTATAGTACCACCCATACCCGTGTGATTCGCACAATTGTAATACATGGTATTGGGTGCATTGTCAGGTACGATGTATTGTCGATACGACCCCGAGGATCCGTTTGAACCGTTATAAGTTGTCCCAGGTGCATTTCCACCTTCAGCCGTGGTTGATATTCTAAAAGGGTGTGATCCATTCGTATTACTAGATTGATCAAATCTATACGTAACACCCCTATATAGCGTTAGTGTTGGTTGTTGAGTACCGTCTATTCCAAACTTACTATTATCTACTATAACATAAAAATAAGATGCGTCACTTTCTACGGAAGAACCACCACCACCTCCACCAAACGATTGTGCGACTCCGCCAATTCTTAAACTACTACCACCAGCTATGTTAATATCCCCATTAACGTCTAATAAATACGCTGGAGACGATGTCCCAATACCAACTTTACCATTCGTATCGATAGTCATTTCTGTGTTAGTTGAAACAGCATCCTTACTATTCGCTATTTTTAGTTTATCGTCATCACTATTATCGATACCCATAGACCAACCGGTAACATCTGTATCCCACGAAACAAACGGGTCACCCGAATTTGTACCGTTTACTTTCATAGCCATTATGGCGTGGTTTGTACCCGAAGCACCAGTTTGTGAAAGAAATATACCGTTATTCGTTGGTGAGGTATTACTCGTAGACGCCAATACCTGTAAAGGCGCACCCGCGGATGAAGATGATCCGAGACCGATAAGTGTAGAGTTATTTTGTTTAAATTCACCTTCAACGTTTATATCACCGATAACATGACACGCAGCGTTTGGATTAGTTGTTCCAACACCAATTTTACCAGTTTTATCGAGTTTTAATTTTTGATTGAACGCTGATAAAGTACTACCCTTTAAACGTACGTTAGACCAATAAATTCCATCGAATGGGACTTTTACTCTACTACATATGAGAACAAACTTATTATACGGTTTATCATTAACTGAAGGGGTCCTTGTAAATGCAGAAACGTCTGTATTGGAAGATGCAGTATACGACGATGCTTTTATTTCGGTGTGTATATGATAATAATCTGTACCATTATCACTTCCAAATACATGTAAATTAAGTGGATAAGATCCTGAACCTGGTACGTTTATTAATACTTCCGTGAGTAAAAGTTTAGGGACGGATGAAGCCATTTGAATTTCAATCCATTCACCCGGGTACCCAGGGAACCTTTCTGTACTACCAAAATAGTAACCGATTTCTGGACCAAACCTCGTATAAAGAGGGGTACCTTGAGATCCATCTGCATTTCCGGTATCAAGTTGCCAAGAATAACTGAAACCAGTAGACGTAGCATCAAATGCTTTCCAAGCATTAGTAACATCAAATGAGCTGAGTACCGTATATCCTTGATTCGTATTACTTGTTAAATTCACTGTTGGGTACGTAGTCGAGGATGAAACCATACTCATTTCTCCCAATGTGAGATCGTTATAAGATGAACCGGCTATACCTGTATTGTTATTGACTCTAATTAGACTATCGTGTAAATCTAGACCTATTAATTCTTCACCGCGTCCTATAAACCCCTGTGAAGACTTAATTTTACCATATACATCTACGGCTTCCGTTGGTGAATCTGTATTTACACCAAATTTTCCACCTTGAAGTTTATTTTTATTCATGGTGAAACGTATATCTTCTCCATCTCTTTCATACCCCGTATTTAAATCAAAACATATTTGACCACTTTTTAATCGTATTCTATCGGGTCCATATATTCCTCCCCCGTTGAAGTCGGCGTTGTTATCACCTTTAAATATGAGTAGTTCCGATTTTTCCGCAGATTCGTAAACGCGATTTTCTATAACAGTATAATCGTAGGCATTATCAGCTTTTGTACCACCGAAAAATATAGTTTTTCTAGACGTATCGGTATCATCGTTTGATCCTATAGCAATACCAGATGTCTGCATACAACCACTTACAGTCATGTTACCTGAAACTATCATAGATTGTGGGTTATTATATACCCAAATATTAGATGAACCTGTAAGAATATGCGAATCGCTACCAGCTACAGTTGTAGTCGCTCCACCTATATATGTGATTCCATAAACACTCAATTGTGAAGGTCGTGGTAAATTAGTACTAGAACCACTGTAGTATAAGTTATTACCACCCATACCTATAGCAATCATTTCACCTTCTCCATCAACGGATACAGAATCACCAAAACGCATGTTTTGATAAAAGTAAAACGTTTCATCTGTAATTACATCAACACCGACGGAGCTGGTAGGGTAACTTACCCACGCTTCACCATTCCAATCGAATGTTTCAACTTGACCCCTAAGTTTTCTATTTATTGATACCCATTCCGGTGCACCTGCAACAATTCTATTACCCGAACCGTCAAATTCTGCTGAAAATCCGAGTAATCTAAAATTAATACCGCCATTAATATGTTTATTAATTCTACCCATTTCATCCCATGTACCTGTTACAGTATTCCATTCAAGTGTATAGATTCGTCCAGAAAATATTTGTGGTGACGCATTTGAAGTACCGTAACTGTAAGGTGCTGTTGCAAATATACGGTTACCAGCTCTATTTATACCTACAGATGTACCAACAGCTTCAAAAGGTCGAATCTTTTCTGGTTGTGTATCTACTGTTATACCACCTATTGAAGTTACGTCTATAACTTCCGTAACATTTACATTACTGGTCCATGTGGTACCACCAGATAAAACAGTATGATTATGATACACGTGCGCATTACCGGTATGTCCCCAATTTGTTTCGAGATCAGATACTTCAACAGCGTTATAATATTCATCGTATACTGATGTGTCAAAGAATAAATCACCTGTTTCTTGATGATTTTTAGCTATATCATCTAATTTTCTAATAGATGGAGAACCAATAATTATCATATTACCTATATCTGATATATCTAGAGACCACCCAAAATAAAAGTCTCTCCACGAAGCGGGAAAACTAGTATTTAAAAAACCCGAAGGTGAACTTTTAGTCCCCAAAAAAGAGTATGCAGACCCAGCCCATCCCGAAGTCCCACCCACATATTTAAATATAAAAGCGCGCCCTTCACAAACTGGATAATCAATAGATGTTGCAAAAGCGGGTGTTTGTTCGTTATAAAAAGGTGCCCCTATAACGAGAATATTACCATCATGTTGTGATAATGCAACAGAATGCCCGAACCCATCAGATCCAGTACCACTAAAATTAAGCATTGGGTGTGTAATGGTAGTACCTCTTTGTGACCATCCACTTCCCGTATTATCCTTTTCATATATATACACTCGACCTTCTGTAGTACCCGGAGCCCCTACAGCTAATATAGAAGCATCATCTGTTCCAGCTAAAGAAAACCCAAATTTTAATATGGATGAATCAGGTGAACTTATGGTATACTCTTTGTACCACTCTTGATTTGTTATGTTATATTTATACACGACAACTTGATTATTATTTTTTTCACCTACAAAAATTCTCTGAATAGAACCTTTTATACCTCTTGATAATTTTGATGAAGTTGGTAATGCGGAGTGATTACTTGACATACTTATGAATTGTGGATATTTTATTTATGTTCTTTTCCACGTAGCTGGTAGTACATCAATTTTAGAAATAGATAGATTTCGCGATGCTTCACTAGTAACTGCGCTCGCAATTACACCTGTTAAAGATGAACCATTACCAACAAACTTAGTCGCACTTAAGCTCCCTGTAGACGGGTTGTATTTTAGTGTCGCCATATCCTTTTCTAAAGCCTGTGACGTTTCTGCGGTGCTTGATACGAAAACTAAACCATGTTCGGCATCTTGTGATGTTTCATTGGTAACTGGAATGGTCGATGTTGATACGGTAGACCACTCGACTCCCGTTGATGTACTTTTAAGAAACTTGCCATTATCTCTAGCTAATTTTACTAATACCGGTGTTGAATCATTGTTTGCGTAGAGTATATCACCTGCGGTATACCCTGTCTGACCGGTACCACCTAAAGCTGATCCAACTGCGCTAGATAATGCACTTGGACTAAGACTTGATAATCCCGAACCATTACCAGAAAAGTTAGTGGCCGTTATCGTACCGGATTGTGGGTTATACTTAAATTCCCCATCTGTATCCCTTACGATATGTGTATTTGAAACTGTTTCTTTTATTAACGCGATGTTTAAATCCGTATTGGACGTATTTGTTTCAACTTTAACGTTCGCAGATTCACCCGAAAACGTACTCGGTGTTATTATACTCTCGAGTGTACCTGATTTAATTGTTAACGTACCATCGTCCGGTTTGTACGTAAAATGACCATCTGTATCTTTTACTATATGTGTATTTGCAGCCGTCGTATTTGTTAAAGCGATGTTTAACGGTGTAGAGGATGTATTTGTTGTAATTTTAACGTTCGCAGATTCACCCGAAAACGTACTCGGTGTTATTATACTTTCGAGTGTACCTGATTTAATTTTTAACGTACCATCGTCCGGTTTGTACGTAAAATCCCCATCTGTATCTTTTACTATATGCGTGTTTGAATCCGTCGTATTTGTTAATGCGATGTTTAACGGTGTCGAGTGTGTATTTGACGTAATTTTAACGTTCGCGGATTCACCGGTAAATGTACTCGCTGTTATGTTACTATGATCACCACCAATTGTACCTATAGTTAGAGTTCCCGCGTGTGTTCCACCGGGTGTCCAATTTAAACGATCGCTTGCATCTTTGTTCGCAATTTCACCAATTCCATATAATACGGGTCGAGCGTCTCCGGATGTGTCAGTATTACCTATCGCAATTTTACTGGATTTACCGGACCAGAGTACGTTCGTTAGTGTATTACTCGTACCACCTGATGGTCCTAATCTAAGACTTTTACTAGACGGTGTCCATGCTAAGTTATCGTTATCATCTTTGAAAATACTATTCCCATCTACAAATGCTAAACTTCTCGCAGTACTGCCATTATCGGTACCAACAGTGACAGTTGCTGATTTACCGCTATATTCAGTTTGGGTTAACGTACCGGTCCCTAACGTAACTTTAGTAACGTTTATGTTTTTATTAGCGTCACGAACAACAATATGACTGGCAATATCTGTTGTCGACGCATCTAAATTTATGGTTTCGCCCGTCGATGTATCGTAATCAGTTCCGGACGCGTATGACATGAAGGATCCTAGTGATAATACCCCGCTACCTCCACCCCCTCCGCCAGAAGATGTATTATCTGCGCCCCAATATAATTCATCTGACGCGTTTATTTTTAAAACTTTACCATTTGCGCTAGAAGACGGTATAGATAATGTAGCAAATGTACCACCACTCGTTCCGACTAACAGATCACTTTTAGACGCGCTACTAAACGTATTACCTGTACCACCTCTATTCACGGGTTGTGTTTCAGATTCGAGTGAACTAACTCTTGACGCGTTACTCGTCATATCGGTTTCTAATGAAGAAATACGCGACGCGTTACTCGTCATGTCGGTTTCAAGGGATGTAATATCACTCGTATTTGTAGTAACACTACTTTCCAAAGACGAAACGCGTGCCGCATTACTCGTCATATCAGTTTCGGTAGTCGTAATTCGAGACGCGTTACTCGTCATATCGGTTTCCAATGAAGAAACGCGCGACGCATTACTCGTCATGTCGGTTTCGAGGGATGTAATATCACTCGTATTTGTAGTAACACTACTTTCCAAAGACGAAACGCGTGCCGCATTACTTGTAATATCGGTTTCTAAGGATGAAACGCGCGACGCGTTACTCGTCATATCGGTTTCTAAGGATGAAACGCGCGACGCGTTACTCGTCATATCGGTTTCTAAAGACGTAATTCGAGACGCATTACTTGTTACATCTGTTTCAGTAGCTGTAATTCGAGACGCGTTACTCGTCATATCAGTTTCTAATGATGAAACTCGTGCCGCATTACTCGTCATATCAGTTTCGAGGGATGTAATATCACCAGTATTTGTGGTAACACTACTCTCTAACGATGTAACTCGTGCCGCATTACTTGTCATATCCGTACTTAAAGCAATACCTGTAAGTGTTGTACCATCACCAAAAAACTCAGTCGCATGTACGTTTGTACTTACGATAACGTTACCGGTTGTTACTATAGATTCGGCGGCGTTCGTAAAACTTACTGTATTGTTTACGACATTCCCTTGGTTGGATGCCTGTTGTAACGTTACCGTACCTGAGGTATTCGATAACAAACCTCCATCACCTAAAAAAAATTTACCCGAGTTAACTTTAACGTTACCCGATGTTTCTAAAGATTCGTTCGTATTTGTAAGAATGATTTTGTTCGATGTAGTTGCGCCGGATGTTGTAACCTGTTGTATGTTACCTACACTACCACCGACACCCGCGATATTGGATAAACCACCGCCATCGCCTATGAATAGACCATTCGATTGTAATTCGATAGCTACTGTAGCTATGTTTCCATTTTCAAGGGCTTCCTGAAGTGTCGAAGCACCTCCACCTCCGCCTTTATATTTTTGGACGTTACGACCAGTATCACAACAAGGCATTCTTACAAATAGGTATGATTAAAATTTAGATGTTTATGAAACACGTTCTTTTATTGAACATGGTTCCCTGTTCCTGTTCCGAGGATGAAGACGTTTGGGGTATGTTGAACCCACCTTGTTTATAAACCCTTAGACGTTTGTTATACATGGCGTGACATATAGACCACTGATCGAATATATCGTAAATGTGTGGATTATTCTTCTTACCATGTGTTTCGCGCATGATTCGTCCTATGGATTGAACTATATCGGATTTAGGCGTTGCTAAAATGACGGTATCCAGAGAAGGTATATCTAAACCTTCATGTGCCTGACTAAACGTCGCGAATATGATTCTCTTTTTACTCGATTCCGCTAAATCGGCTTCTTTCATACCACCCATATACAGACCCGACGTTTTCTTAAAACTTTGGTGAAGAACTTCACAATGGTGTCGACGATCACTTAATACGAGAACTTGACGCGTGGTTTTGTATATATCTTTTATGAGTTTTGCGATAACAATGTTCCTTTCTCTATCTTCTGTGAGTTCGGTTATTAACGTCGCGAGTGAAAGTTTTCCAAATCGCGTACACGGTGGTGGGTCTCTAAAACGATCGCACGAATATTGAATAGGGAAAACCTCGACCTGTTCCTGGTTTTTGCGTTCTACACTAAAAAATGTAGGACCCATGAACCAGTGTAAAACTTTCGTGAGTCCGTCTTTACGAGTTGGTGTTGCTGATAATCCAAAAACATGTTTTGGACACATTTTGAAAAGGGATTGTGAGAATACTTTAGCGCATATATGATGGGCTTCATCTACGATCAAAGTTCCTATCGTATCGAAATCGTTAAACGAATACTCTTTGAGTGATAAAGATTGGAGCATTGCTATGACAAAATCACACTCTATCTCTTTCTTATCTTGTTGAACTATACCTATGGATGCACCGGGACAAAATTGTTGAATACGTTCTTTCCATTGATTCGCTAAAAATTCTTTATGAACGACAATCATGGTTCTGTACCCTAATTTACACGCTATGGCCAAGGATACTGTCGTCTTCCCAAAGCCACAAGGAAGTGATAGAACACCGTGTCCGGCTTTAAGTGCTGCCGCCAAAGCATCGTTTTGATGCGTTTCATCACGAAGTGTTCCATTAAATGTAATTGATATTTTAACTGGTTCGGGACGACGATCTTCGGTGGGTGGTCCGAACTTATCTTCACCGTAAAAACGTGGGACACATAAACCCGATTTAGCTTTTCTGAATACCTTAAAGGGAGGCGGAGGAAACCCGAACTCCGTGTTTACGACGGCACGAACCGTGAGTTCTTTTTTGATTTCCTGTGTCTCACCTGTAATATATCCTGAACGTGTAAGACTCATTTACTAGTATTAGTTTTTAAACTTTATATACTTCAATACCCACGAATACCCGCTGTGATCGTGTGCGTTCCAAACGCCATTGAATTGAATTTCTGTAAGAACGGTATCCCCTTTTTTTAACGATTGGACCGGCGTATCACCATCAACGTTACACATAACGCGTCTGTATCTAAACGGGACCTTAACTTTTAAAACGTTACCTTCGAGTGGGTCGTCTAATTTGTTTGGGAATAAAATCAAACCTGTTTTATGGCGGTGTAATTCTCTAATATAATCTCTCACTTTATCTGGTAAATTAATTCTTAAATATTTTTTTTCGTTATATTCGTACATTGGTTCGTACACGGTTGCTTGAACGGGTAAAGTCATTTATTATATTTATACTTAAATCTATAAGTATTTTTTTATAAGTAATATTAGGATGGCACTATGTTTATCAACTAAAATGCCCATAAAGATACCCTCCAAACAGAAATCTAAAACATGGAAGTTTGCGGGTGAGTATCTATTACGGAAACAGTTTCAAACAAATCAGGCTGATTTCGGTAAATGGACAAGGGACCAGATAATTGAACTTGGACCTACGTTTGTTAAGATAGGTCAAATAGCATCTTCACGCGTTGATTTATATCCATTGGAGTTTACGAAACAACTCGAGTCTTTACAGGATAATGTACCTCCAATCGATAAAGACGTCGTTCGTTTAATGGTCAAACCTCACTTGAATAATAACGCGTTTTCATATTTCGATTACGAACCGTTTAAATCGGCGAGTATAGGGCAGGTACACAGGGCAAAATTATCGACGGGTGAAGAGGTTGTTGTAAAACTTAAACGGCCGAACATATACAATATAATGAAAAATGATACAGATAATATAAAACAGATCGTTGAGTTTCTCGAAAAAATTGGTATAGATACAGGTACAAATACGGGGTACGTTCTCGATGAATCTATAGATTTTTTATTAGCGGAATCGGATTACGAAAAGGAAATCGGGAATGCGAAAAATTTTAGAAAACGAATGAAAAAGATAAAATGGATGAAAGTGCCTAAAATATATACCGAAATATGTAACGAAAATATGATCGTTATGGAATACGTTCCTTCTGAAAAACTCGATAGTATAAGCGATTTGCGTGTAAATAAGAAGAAAGTATGTGAAGCTCTTCTTAATTCATACGTTATTCAAACAATGGATAAGGGCTTTTTTCACGCCGATCCTCACCCGGGTAATTTAGGTTTTTCTGGTAATGGTAAACTTGTTTTTTACGATTTCGGACTCGTTATTGATATTTCTGATGAAATGAAAGAGGGTTTTAAGGAAATGTTTTTACACATAATAAATAAAGATACAAAAGGTATCGTTGATGTACTCATACGTTTGAAAGTTATTTTACCAACGACGAAAGATACGAGTGATATAGAACTTTTTTTCAAAACAACACTCAATTATTTAGAAACGCTCGACGGTAATAATTTGAAAGATGAAATACTAAACGACGATACTTTACTCAAATTGGCACAAGAAAAACCTTTTATCATACCAACATCATTCGTGTATCTCGCAAAGACATTTTCGACTATCGAAGGGACGTGTGTAAAACTCGATCCAAATTTTACATACATAGAATACCTCGAACCTATACTTAGAGAACAGATTTCGGATGCTATAGATTTAGGTGGTATGTTTTCAACCGCAACAGAAATGCCAAATCGTGTAAAGAATATAAGTACTGCGGTTTTAGGTATGGAACAATCTCGCGCGTCCATGAAACGTTCGTTAGATAAAACGCGTCGTGAAATGAGGTACGTGCAATACAGTGTTTTATCGGCTGTATTTGCAGGTAACTTGTTAGAACAATACAAAGAGGTATCTATATTTTTATCTTTAGTAAGCCTTGATTTAGCATTTAGGGCTTTTCGTAAAAATCAATAGCGGTCGTTTCTGTATTTGGCGCGTTTTTACACTGTTTTTGTTTAGAAAAGAACTCTTTGTGTCTTTCGAACAAATCCTTGGTACGTTCAATTTCGTCTTGGGCTATTTCTTTCATCTTTTCTTTCATACCATCTATTTCTCCGTCTCTTTGTTTGCGAAGTTTCTTACCGAACTTCTTAAATTTTTTTTGCGTAGAAGCAAAATTAGTCGCGACTGTGGAAAGTGAAAACATTATTATTTACTTACTATTACCTGATATTTTTATCGAGACCTAGACGTTTTATTTTTTCTTCAAATTCTCTACGTTCACCAGGTGATTTTATTGGTGTACCATTTGATATAGCCTCAATTTCTGGCCCTGATAACTGTATTACGTTCATTCTAAAATCAATAAACGCTTTCATTGTTATTGGTACGTGTGGTTTTACGAGATCGTAAATGGCATTTGCGTAGTCTCTTATTTCTTTCTGCGCACCTGGTTCCATTCTAAGACGAAGATAGTGCATGAGATTATGTAAATCTATTTTCCAATAAAATTCGGTATACGTTGATTGTGTAAGCGTACCTCGCGCTTGTTCTCTACATACTCCATCATCCAGTAGGTACTTGTATATTTCATACGAATTATCAAAGTGTTTATTTAACGCATTTTCTCGTTCACTATTAATATCAATTTCACCTTCAGAACCTTGATGGTTTACTTTTGATTGACCACGTAAAACTTCGGGTTTATAATATTCATCGTGTACTATGGAATATCGCGCAGAGTATTCGTTTACACTTGCCATTCTATGACGCATGTGTTGTCGCGCAATGTATATAGGCATTTTGATATGAAACTTGAATTCGACCATTTCGAATGGTGTATTATGCCAATGTCGCATTAAATATCTGATAAGACCTTCATCACCTCTCGATGTCGTCGTACCTTCTCCGTAAGAAACTCGAGCGGCTTGAACAATTGACGAATCAAGATTTTCCCTTGGCATGTGATCCACAAGCCTAACAAAACCATGATCGAGTACTTTTTTCTCCATTTAGTATAAGTACTAATAAAATCTTTAAGATGGTATCTGGTCAGAAAAGAAAAGTTTTAAATAAAAGAGATCCGAGTCCAGCATTTAAAGTAAGAATACGAGAATCGTTTTATAAAGAAATATCAACATCAACTGTTAAAAGAATACAAAAACATATAAAGGATGAAAAAACAAATACGATTTCTCTTTTTTTTAACCAGGGTAAAAGTGTTAATATACAGGACCTAAAAAATTTAATGAATAAAATGAATATCAATAATCAAACACATCCGAGTGATAAAATAGCAATGATTATAGGTATTTTTAATTATTCTAAAGATAGTAAAGAAATTTCAAACATACATAAAAATCATTGCGTAGCTGCTTATAAAATTGATAATACCTTGTATTGTTTAGATCCATGGGGTAAAGAAAAGAAAAGTATATCTACGACAATATTTTATAAAATACAAAAAATAACAAATTGTAAATATTTATTCATATACAATGGTAAAAATTTACAAAAATTTGATAAAACAGGTGTTTGTGTCGGAATATCCTCAAACTTTTTGATGAATATGGGTTTGAGAAAACAAAAACTTGGGTATCAAGAATCGGATTTACCTGTAAAAAAGAAGAAATACGACGAATTAAGAAAACGATCTCCACACGAAAAAACCGCAAAAAGCATGTACACAAAGATTAGAAACGTAGCTAGACAGAGATTTTTCGATAGGTACATGTATTTTCTATTATCTCAACAATCTTTGAAAGAAATAGAAACAAATTTACGTTCAAAAAATGTACAGAAAATCAAATTAGATAAATAAAGAATAGGATACTATTTGTTACATAAAATGTTCCTGTCATGGACAGCTTTTATACAGGATTGCCCGAATACTTGAAATTGGAACACACCACCATAAGCGATAGATTGCAACATAGGCGCTGGTCTAATTTACTATGGGGAGGAGTATTGTTATCAGGGTTGTTATTGAGCCGTCTTACATGTTTATGCGGACTACCTTCTGACTGTGTTAATTTTGAAATAAAGGACATAGAGTATCTTTTTGTATATGGTTATATAGCAGGAGTTATAATTAATATCGATAGCGATAGAGGCGGTGTTTTAAGACGTTGGTGGTTTTGGTTAATTTATCTTGGGACCGGTGTTATTTTTTCAACCATTGGTGAGATAAAGGCAATGCAGTGGTCAATAACTCAAGGAGTTACTTGGACACCCTATATGATAGGTACAATATCAGTAGGGAGTGTAATGGTTTTGTCTTTATTTTTTCAGATAGCTTTATATTATCGTAATATACAATATTGTATAATAATCGGTTTAATTTATATAGTTAGGTCTATTCAGATAGTATTGGCATTGAGTGTGCCCAAAGATAAAGAGTTGATTTTGGACCTTCCTCCAACACATGTCCATTATATCCTACACTCTAAACTAGAAATCCATCATTATTGGCTGGCGTGGAATATAATATTATTGTGTTCAATCACAAACAGCTTATATAATGATATTTTATTGGCTGTTTTCACGAGTATTTTTGTTCAGGGAATATCAGTGTATGGCGCGGCACCAGTAGTAAACTACGAGGGACCTTCAAAGATATAGTTAAAGATACAGTGGTATTTTAAAATATAAAATGTTTTCTATTCGACCAATTCCGGTTAGTATTCATACCCATAAAAAAGTTATTTCTGTTAAAACGCGTGCCCAAAGTTTCAAAGTTACTTTAGATACACCCGACGGTGAAAAGGTTATAAAATGTGACGACGATGAATTTATATTGGATGCGGCCGAAAATGAAGATATTGAATTACCGTCTTCATGTAGAGCGGGTGCGTGTTCGACGTGTGTGGGTAAGGTTATCGAAGGTAAAATAGACCAAGAAGATCAATCTTTCTTGGACGACGAACAGATTGAAAATGGATTCGCGATGTTATGCGTCTCGTATCCACTTTCGGATTGTGTTATTAAAACGAATCAGGAAGATGAGTTATATTAATTTTAATTTCTCATACTATAAAAAATGGTTGTTAAATCTCAATTAACACAAATTATTAAAAATGATAAAAATGATTGGGAGACGCGTCAGATGCGTATAAAAAATATAAAAGAAAAATTAAGAAAATTCGGAAAACCTGGTCAAATTATGATCAATCACTTAGGAAAAAGAATTTCCGAATTTACTAATACTAATATAAGGGAATTGGCTAATAAAAATACGGAAACTGGAATGGTTAATGTTATTAAAAGGGTATTAAAAATCAAAAATGTAAAAACTAAACCAAATAATAACAGTAATAGCGGTAGTAATAGTTCTAAGTCTAGTCCTAGAAATATACCTCCGAGAAGTCGTAGTTAAATTGTTTTAAGAAAAGTATCTTTCGATGACCTCTTTTTGATCGTGGTATTTAGACATAGCGTCGATTTCTATTTCGATAGCTTCGATGATATTGGAATGTTCTCCTATACCTGCCGGGTTCATTAAATATACTTCGACGTTTGCGCGATGCTTTTCAATCATACCTTCTGCGTGTTTAATTAATGCTTTTAGTAATTGTTCTCTCATTATATAGATTAATTACGTTAATTCTTTAATTAAATCACTTATACTTTTATAGTACCGTTTCAAGTCTTTCATGAACCGTTTATTCTTTTCGAGATCTTCGTCGACCTTTTTATTCTTATACACGTACGCTAAGTTCGATTTCGAATACTTGGTTCGTTTTTGGTTCTCGTTAGGTTTTCTTGGTACGAGTTTTTTATTCTTTTTCGAAACGCTTTGCATGGGTTCGATACGTTTCGTAAAACTAATAGCTTGCATGACCGTATCGGCGAGATCGTCTTTCTTTTTGGATGCGTTGAATATGGGTATCCAGTGTGCGTTAACCGTATTATTCCATATAAATTCCTGACACCTTTCTATCGATGCCTTTTTCCGTTTATTATACATGACCTTACCCGGACCCGCAAAGTCGGGTATTTTGAACCGCGCGTCGTAAATGATCGTTTCGGCTTTAGGGTTCCGTATGATAAAGTAGGCGTGTAAGAAATGTTCAACCATTTTCATTTTACGGTTCTTATCGGGTTGTTTTTCGACGAGAATCGTATCCGCTTGTAAAATCCAAGGCTTGTCATCTAAATGGTTTCTCATGGAAACAAATAAACCGTCTTTATGTTCAGGAGGTACTCCGGAAACATCCCACTGAACAATAAGATTAGAGGTTTCGTCGAGCATACACATAGCTAGGTTACGTATACCGACGTCTATACTTAAAATCATTAATATAAAGAAAATTTTTATCTTTAAGCTGTGTTTAGAAACCACCAGCCGCTGCTTTTGAACCGTTCCTGATCGCATTTTGACCCGCATCAGACATACCAAGTGTCACTATACCCGCAATCACAACACACAAAAACGAGGAACTCGAGGCGGAAACTATCCACGCCTTATCACCACCGAACATGGCATTGATTGCTTTACCAATACCTTCGAATACACCGGCAAGACCGCCCGCTGTTGTTTTTGCGTCAGTGTCGATTGTATTAACAACGTCAGTCAATACTTTACTATCCATGATAGCTTGTGTTAAAGTGTTCGTGATAGCTTTGGCGGTAACTTGCGCTTGTATATTTTGAGTAAAGTCAACTTCATCGTAACAGTTAACAATCGTAATTTTACCCGATTGAATGTTCACCGAACTCGCGGCAACTGTGTTTACGTTTTCGGTTGTGATTTGTGTATCAACAATGTTTTGTATTTCATTTTCAACAGTTGTACTCACATCTGTTTTAGCAGCAGCAGTAGCAAACATTTCAGATTTAGATTCTATATCGGCAGCCGCCGCTTGTTTCAAATCGTTTACGATTTCGTCTTTCATATCGACGATATTTTGTGGTTTAAAGTCACCTTGACATTCAACAGACGATTCGATATTTTGTCCTGCGGTTATAGGACACCCTGGATGCATCGTACCAATTGCTATTTCCATTTCTTGAATGTTAACACCGGACGCATCACAAGATTGGATATTTTTTGTCGATTGTTTGAATATTTTTTGTGTGAGAGACTTCATTTTAAAAACATTTTCAACAGTTGTTTCTGCGCCACAATCACCCATACCAAGAATACATACCATATTGTAATTTATGTTAGTCTGAGAAAAAAATATGGTAATATTATATAAAACAAATGGGGTTAAAAAGTTTAACAAAAAATTCTCCAGTCAAAAACCTCGATAGTTTTAAAGAAGTTAGAAAACCATGTGGTAAATGTTTGAAAGACGATACATGTGATTCGATTCAGCAAAACGTTAAGTTAGGTGATGATAAATCAGTATTGATGTATCCTATTAATAATGCTACGTGTGGAAAACTCGCAGGTCTGTGTGAAGAGTGTATTAAGGGTACTATCGACGACGATCATAAATGTGGAGAATCCGACGAGGATCGATTAGAATGGGTACCTGAATGTAGAAAATACTTAGAAAAAGCGGGAAAAGATGTACCCATGACACCAGAAGAAAGTATGATTCTTTTTGTCGGTGGAGGTGGTTTATTTTTTTCGTGTGCGAGTTGTTTGTGTTTGATTCTCATGATGGTTCTCATGAAAAAATAATAAAATATCGGTCTATATAAATGAAGTTTGATAAACGAATTATCATCGCACTCGCAATTATATGTACAATTTGGTTCATGTTCATGACGAAAGAGAAGGAACTTTCACTTGGTTCGGGTGATAAATCTGAAATTAGAACGTATATTCGGGATAATAGAGATACGTTAGACGAAAAGGCGTTTCTCGTCTATGGTCGTTTCAAGGTACTTACATCAGACAAAGATATCCACCGTCAAGTTTTAGAAGCATCTAAAGAAAAAGACGTTTCCAAACTCGAATCAATTCTCGATAATTTGTAAATAAAAAATAAATAATTTTCATTTATACGTATTTTAATCTCAGTACATATAAATGGGTGTAGCAGACGATATCAATAGTTTTGGTCAATCAGTAGCTTGTGCTCTTGGTATATCTGATTGTTGGAAACCTAAATATGATTGGTCACCCGAAATGTGTTTAGCTTACGGACTTGGAATGGTACAGGGTCTTCCCCTATCTAATGATCGAAGTTACGAGTCGGGAATGTCCGAACATAATAGTACTGCCAAGGGGCATGGTCAACAATTAATCCAAATGTACGCTAAAGGTGATATAATTATAAAAATAGATGGAGAACTTTGGGAACCTAAAACACAAAACGAAGCAGGTGACGATATTTGGGACCACGAAAGTGATAATATATGGGGTGTTTTAAACAAAAGAATGGAATTAACTATAGAATTGGGAGAGTTAGAGGAAGATGATAAACAGGATTTTATACAAGAATTTTATGGTATCGCTAAAAAGTACGGGGATACAACACTTGTGAAGAAAAAATGGCGCGAATTTGCGGTTACATGGTGTACTAACCCAACTGAAAATTATAAACGACTCGCATCAATGGTTTCCCAACCTTTAGATGGTATAGATTGTAGATCGTTCCCCGAAGTTGATTTCCCACCGTTAGCGGATAAATGGTGTAGGGAAGAGACGAACATAAAAGACGATACGCAAAGAATATGTAACATGGACGAACCTACACAGGGACTCGGTGAGACGAAGTATCGCGAAATTGCCGAATGGTACTGTGATAAAACACCCGAGGATGCGTGGTGTCGATGCTATAACGCAACGAAACCGGAGTCGCAGTGCGGTGGTTTATACGACCAGGTTTCTGTTGTTAAACAGGAAGATTTAGGCGATACGTTTTGTACGGAGGAAGGGTCTATACACCAAGATGTGTGTAGAGGGTTGTGTTCATCACCAACGAAAGTTTCTAGGAAAAACCCCGCGAGTAGTGCCGCGTGGGATACACCCGAAGCCGATGCGATTATAAAAGCGTGTAAAGGGGCAAAACTGAACGAAATATGGGAAAAGGACGGTGAAGGTAAACGTAAACTGACATCGAACACGTTTACGGGACCTGTAGGTAAATGGAACGCAGGTGAATGGGCACCACGTGTTAGTTTGAAAACACGGGATGGAGCTCGGTGTGATTCCATAAAACATAGGTTCGAGGCACTCACGTCCGCGTTCCAGTTCCCTAGAGACGATGTTGTTACTAGTTTGAGGTGTACACACAAAGCGTGTTGGTCTGTAGGTCAACAATATAAACCTACAAACTTCGAAGAAGGGTGTGAAGGTATGTTTACGTGTGGTGAAGCACGCGCTTCTTTCAAACAGAGTAACGACGACGTTGTCCTATCGTGTTGGCGTCATAGAGATACGGGTATGAGTTCATCTGAGTTCCTTAAAAAACACGGGTTTAGTGCGGACGCGCTCGATCCTAAGAATTTGGCAAATAGACACGAGAAAGAAGCAAAAAAGAAACGAACTAAAAGTGAGAAACTAGATAAATTAGCTAATAACCCAACACTCCAAGTTGGTACATCGTTCTTTTCGGTGATATGTATGTCGTGTTGTTGTATAGTACTCGTATTAAGTTCTAGAAAAAAGTAAAAAGTATTTATACGTATTAATTTCTCAGTACATATAAATACTCAATATAATGGGTCAGTGTTATTTGAAGTTATATGATCACCTTAATTACCAGGGTCATCTTGCTACGTTTACCCAATCAGCGTATAATGGTCATCCCAATTCAAATGATAGAGATGCATCTGGTACAGTGACTGGTGATTGTAAAAATACAACATGGTTAGGATTTGAACACCCAGGTGAAAGTGGTTATGCATGGATTATGGGTGAAGGTGGATCGTTACCAAACTTTAGGGATGCGTATGATAAATGTAATGTTAAAGACCGTAAAATTTGGAAATTTCATGATCAAAACAATAGTATAAAAAGGATAGATATACCTACAGAGAATATAAATGAAGGTCGACTTCGTGAAGATATTACGATATATGCGAAACGGCGCGACACTAGAAATTGTCAATGGGCCACATACCCAGATATAAAAAAAACGGGTGATGGTCGATATTCAGCAAATGATAGCGATCAATGGTTATCTGGAAAAGATCATAAAGGTCAACCATGTCCAGGTGGTGATGGATTTTGGAAAGGGTTTCGGAAAGTTTCGTGCGTGTATAAAGGGGCTGATCAAATAAAAGCATTATCACAAGCTGTAAAAAATGCGGATGCTAATAAAGATCCCCGTGTATCAATGTATGATAAGATTGCTAAAAAATTCTGTTCTAAAGCAGAGAATCTCAATACAATAGTAACTCACGATAACAAGACGTGTAAAGATTGGGATACGAGTAAAGCATTAGCAAAGGAATGGTGTCAGAGAGACGATAATATCGTAGACGATACGTTAAATTTGTGTACAACCGATCATTTAGGAGCTGATATGTATAATACACTCGCCGAAGAGTACTGTAAACAAAATCCCGATAAGGATTTTTGTAAGTGTTATAACGTCGTAAACTACGAAACGATATGTGCCAATCGACCAACATCTGCGGGGTGTCCAGCGGCAAAAGAGGCTTACGATAAATACGTCAAATATGAAATACCCGATCCAAACGTTTGGTTACCGTGCGGAGACGCGTGTAAAGGAGTAAATAATTATCAACCCCCTGGACACGACGATGGGTGTGGTGGTACAATCGCAGCGTGTATACAAAATATCGAGGTTGGAGCTGCGCACGATGAAATTAATGCTGCGTGTAATATCGATGCGTCGAGTGGTTTAACCACAGGTGGTTCCGGTGATGCGAGTGATTCGAGTGATTCGAGTGATGTGAGTGATGCGGGTGATGCGAGTGGTTCGGATAGTGTTTCTACGAGCACCGTCGAAGAATTGAAAAAAACTATCGCCGAAGATAAAAAGAAAGAGGAAGAGGAATCTAAGAAAACGCAAAAGAAACTATTAATCGGTGGTGGTACCGGAGGTATTATATCGAGTATATCGTTTTTAATGTTAATTGTATTAATTATAATGACGATGTCAAAACAAGGTGGTGGTAGACGAAGATAAACGAATACTACTTAAAGAAAAAACATACGTTATGATTATATGAGTGTATGGTGTTGGTGGTGTTGTCACCCATTCGAAGGTAATTCTTTAAAGATGCCTTATAAATACGACGAACGTCGTAACAAATTTTACACGGCTGGACACTTTTGTTCGTGGAGTTGTATGAAAACGTACGCAATAGATAAGTACGGGTGTAATCGCGGTGGTCTAATATGTGGTAACATGGTCATGATGCGTCGTAAACTATTCGATAAGATAGGAACTATAAAAAGAGCACCTCACCGTGAAAAACTCAAAGTTTTTGGTGGTAACATGACAATAGAACAGTTTAGGGAGAATAATGTCGTAGATAAAGAAGAACCTAAAGAAATAGAATCTGTACCTGTACCCGAAATAACGGTACCTATAGTACCGAGTACTAAAAAACTAGAAGATATTAAAAGTGCTACGGGTAAAAATGAAACGCTACGTTTGAAACGCGAAAAGCCACTCAAACGAAACGAGAATAATTTAGAATCGGTATTAGGGTTAGTCATCAAGACTAAAACCTAGAACGCGTACTTGTTTATTTGTAGGACGTGATTTAGGGATATTAACGGATCTACATGAGTGTACCCACCGTTCACCATCGTAAGCAATCCATTTAAAATTATATTTCTCTATCATTTTTCTACATAAAACACACGGTAGTGATATACCGTCACCATAACTGGTTTCACGACATATCACTAAAGCACCATGTTTCCTATTAACCCACGACGAAAATTGATGATTTTTATACCCTTTTTTTAAAAAATCATGTTTCAAATGTCGTATGAGTCGTCTTTCGGCGCAACACGTAGAATCGCTTTTTGATTTACTATTTAATTTGGTCGTATAAGTAATCACGGTGGTATGTGACATTTGTTTATACGAGCGAATTATTTTTAATATCGTTACAATTATTACACCTTGGCCCTGGGTATACAAAGGCGCAATATTCACACTCGTTTAGTATTTTTACGTTTCTTTTAACGAGTTTGTTTTGTGAATACTTAACCAAATCTCTTACCGTATATATTCCATACATAACCATTGTTTCTAGATCGGGGAATTTCATTTATAATATTTAATATACGCGAAAAAACTTTATATTATTTATGCGCCCAAACACTTGAACATTTTTTTACACCCCGCACTTGTTTTTAACATGAGCGCAAAACTATCAATCATACCCGGAACCATAGCTTTTAAAAGTGTTTCGAATTCCGTATCCGTATCACCTTCATCGATTTGTTCAATGATTGAAAAGATCAAATCTTGGACGAGTTCTTTTTTATCAGGACCAGATATCGTTTTGAGATTGTTTGCTTGGAGCATGAGTGTAGATACTAACACACACACGTTTTCTTTCGTGACGCGTTTCCCCTTATACCGCTCGACTATTTTCTTCATTTCGGACGCGACTTGTTTAGACTTTTTGGATGTCGAATCATAGTTTGCGACAATTTTTTCTGGTGTAGCTGACATTATTATATACTAGTACATGAAATAATTTCTTTAATTAATATAATGAACACAGACGACAAGCTCGCTTTCATTGCCATAACAATAGGTTTGGCACAAATGATGATGCTTACGAATAAACTTGTAAATACCGAAGATATATCTTATTATAGTCTCGAGTACGTTTTAGCTGGTATTCTTGCCAGTACACTATGGATAGTATACCAGTATAGGAAAGGTGCTAATTTTTCGGTAATGTATTCTACAGCCGGTTTATTTCTAGGATTATACATTTTAAAAAGACTATTAAAGGAAAGAAAAGTTAAAAAAGAAGAATAAAATGAGATCTATTACTTTAAAAACTCCTATCGTGATACCAAAACAAAGACGACGTGTTAAAACTATCACGCGTGCGCAACAAGATAAAACGGGTATTAATTGGAAATACGTTGAAGCGGTTAACGGTAGAGCTGCAATGTACGGAACAATTCTGGGTGGGGGTAATTGGGGACTTACTGGTTTGAATGTAATTGAACAAACACATTTTTTACCACTTTCTTTATTGGGTGCTGGTTCTTCTCTTATAGCTATAGCTACAATGACAAATGCGGTTACTAAATTATCGGAAGAGGATTTTGAAACCTTTGCGTTAATTAATACGGGGCGTGTTGCCATGGTTTGTTTTACAGGTTTGGTCGCCGCAGCTATTGCCGGTGTTTAATAGAGGTATATTAGTATTCTGTATTATATACCCGATAAACTGAATCATTTTTATTTTTTCGTCTAAACTAAATGTTCCTGCTCCACGCATCACGTGGGCCAAGAGGATAAACATTAAATGAATAGACTCATGTAGTTCCATTTAATGTGTATTATTTTTTAAAATTACGAAAAGTTACTCCCTGAAACTTGGTGGTATGGAGTTTTTACCACCGTTCATTTGCTTACGGATATTATTTGGAGAAGGTTGTACGTTATTAGATTTTGGTCCATTATTGAGAAGTGGGGCTTTAGCATTACCATTACCAGTACCCATACCGTCTATCAGTTTATAAATTAAAAATGCAATCATGATAAGGTAACCTATAAGGAAAATCGCACTAGTCCCCGTGTACCCCTTTTCTTTACACTTACTATCGTCTGCCATACCTAACGACATAGCAGATGCCAAGAAACCTAATATAGCGTATAACATGTACATTTTATCCCCGTTGAGAAAATCGGTATCTTTCAATAATAATATGATTGGTACGACGATCGCAATCGTTAAAGTGTGACTGAGAAACATTTTAATATTTTTCCATTTTTGACTGTCCTGTATACCGGAGCAATTTTGGAACGTATTTATGCCTATCGATGCGATTAAAACGTACGAGAGTACAAGAGATATTTTTAACCAGTTTGGTAATTCCATTTATACTATTGACTTAGAAAATTAATAAGATCGTCTCTCGTTTTCTTTTGTGACCACCCTATTGATTTTAGTTTATCGGACGATATGTAATATCGACAATCGTTAAATGGACGATCGTTTACGTACGTTATCCAATCGCTGTATACTTCGGTATTTTTATTTGCCTTAATTAAGAGTTTTGTAACGTCCAATACGGATATTTCATCATCTGATGCGATGTTATATATTTCACCATGTTTTCCGTTTTTCCAAACGATTTCTACCGCATCTATAACATCTTCTACGTGCATGAAAGCGCGTTTTATTTTGGAACTTTTTGTACCGTGAATCGTACACATAGCCCCGTTACGTAACGCTTTTTTGAATTTTGGTATAAGTTTTTCTGGGTACTGGTTCGGGCCGTATACATTATTACACCGTATTATTTTGATATTCATTTTATACGAGTCTATGTACGACTGAACTATCATTTCCGCGGCGGCTTTGGACGCGGCGTATGGGTTTGTTGGTTTTAAAACACCTGTATTTTCACTGAAAGGAACGTCGGTAGTGGATTCTCCATAAACTTCGTCCGTACTAAAATGGATAAAATCAACGTTTGGTTTGATTTCCCTAAACTTATCTAAAAGAACGTGCGTACCGTACGTATTATTTAGCGTAAACTTTTTCGGATCGGTAAATGAATTATCTACGTGGCTCATAGCGGCAAAATGGAAAACAACATCGAAATCGTATTGTTTTATGAGATACCCAACGAGATCTTCGTCGCATATATCACCTTTAACGAATGTTGAAACGCCTGGTTTTACATTAAACATGTTCGAACAATAATCGAGTTTATCCAAGTTTACAAATTTGATTTCGGGGTACCGTTCTTTCATAATATTGAGGAAATTGGATGCGATGAATCCACATCCACCAGTGACAAGAACAGTTGTCATTTATTTATCTTTAGCAAAAATTTTAAGTAAATTACACACGCGATCGACGTCGTCGAGTGTCATGCCGTGATGAGCACCTAGTAAAAAACCATCGCGCATGATTTTATCGGCATTTTCAAAATCCTGTTTAAATTCCCTAAATGCTGGGTGCCTGGTTATATTCCCCGCAAATGTTACGCGTGTTTGAACATCGTTTTCTTCTAAGTATTTTACAACACCAAGACGATCGTTACACTGTAAAGGTATGGCGAGCCAGTTTGGTGTTTTTGTATCGTCTGGGAGAGTGTAATACGAACAGTCTTTTAGATTTTCCATGTACCTTTCTATGAGTTGTCTTCTGAGTTTTAAGAAACCTTCGAGTTTATCGAGTTGTACGAGACCGAATGCGGCGTTCATTTCACATGCTTTTAAATGATACCCGGCGACTCCGTATAGAAACTTCCAATCGTATGGAATACCATCGACCGAGTGGTTAAACCTTTCTGAAGGTTCTTCTACGTTATCGCCTATACGTCCCCAATCTCTGAACATGAGCGCGCGTTTATACTCATCTACGTTATTGAACATGACCATACCACCAATACCACCCGCGGTAATAACATGACTCGCATAGAAACTCGTTGTACTTATATGCGTACACCTGTTTTGTGTTATTGTATCCGCGGAATCTTCTATGAGTGTAATGCCTGGACACGCTTTACGTATATTTTCCCAATCAGGTACGTTACCTATGAGATTTGGTATGAGTATACACTTAGTTCTATATGTTACCGCAGATACTACATGCCAAGGTGCCGGAACATACGTTGTTAATTCAACGTCGCAAAATTTTGGTACGAGACCGAGTTGTAAAATAGGTGCGACCGTAGTTGCGAATCCACACGCGGGTGTAACGACCTCGGATCCTTTTGGGAGATCGAGTGCGGCGAGTGCGAGTAAAATAGCACTACTCCCTGAGTTTACGAAAAGACCCATTTTTTTACCGAAGAGTATCGATGTTCGTTTTTCAAATTCTTCGGTTCGTTTACCAAACCCGGCTAACCAGCCGTCTCTGAGACACTCTTCTACGGCCTTAATTTCTTCTTCGCCATACGACTCGAATTTATTAGGGGCATACCAGATTTTTTTATGCATTATAAATTAGAGTGATATATTCTTTAAAGTGATTTAAACCCAACCTAAAGATTTCTTTGGTGGAACTTCGACTATCATGTCGCATTCAAAATCAATATAAGGTGTCATATTTTCTAATGAATTACCAAATTCAAGTTTTGGGTATATTTTTTGCGTCTCTGGGATAGGAACATCGGTTAATGTTTTTACACCGTACGCTTCGGCTATTTTTACAAAGTTAACATCTTCTCCAAATACCTCAGATTTGTCTGTCGCTACGTATTCTGAGTTGAAATAACTATCTTGGAACTGTTTAATTATACCATACCCGCTATTATTTAAAATAATAATATCAATATTAAGGTTATATTTCTTAACAGTTAATAGTTCTTGTATATTCATTTGAAAACCACCATCCCCATCTATACAAAATACTTTCTTATTAGGTGAACCAATAGCTGCACCAATGGCACACGGGAGTGCAAAACCCATCGATGAATTTCCATAATTTGTAAATAATTTATGACTATTTTTTATTTTTGCGGATTGCATAGTCCACACGAGGTTACCACCTTGATCTGGTATGACTATAGAATTATCTGGTAAAGTTCTAAAAAATTCAGATAAGTAATCATACACAGCAGAATCTCCTTTTCTTGTTAATTCTTCACCGTATATGATTTTCCAACCATTTAATGTGTTTTTCCAATCTGTAAATTGTACTTGTATAGGTGAATTTTGTAAATTAAGAAAAAACTCTTTTAGATCTGTACATATTGAGTGATCTATGTGTATATTTCTTTCGGGTAACTTTTCTATTTCATTTAAATCAATATCAATCATAATTTTCTTTGAATGTTTTGAAAAAAGTGACCCGTTACCACCTGTCTGTCGACTATCTAAACGCGAACCTATAATAATGAGTAAGTCCGCGTTTTGAACGGTATAATTTGCATATCTATCACCATAAACACCATGTGAACCAATACGTAAAGCATGGTCTGTTCCACATATATCAAATGCACCCCAAGATACTACGAAAGGTATATTTGTACTTTCAACAAGATTCATAGCTTCGCTCGTCACTCCAGCTAACTTAACTCCGTGACCAAGAATTATAAGTGGTCTTTTTGATTCGTTAATGAAAGGTGTTAAATCGTATTTAGTATCAGTTTTAGTAGGCCATAAAAAATGATACGATGGTTTGTATGTATCTATAGGCATGTTACTCATTTGTATATTTACGGGTAAATCCATAAGAACTGGTCCAAAACGTGGTTTTATTAGTTCCGATAATAAGTTTTTCAAAGTGTCGTTTATAGTATCAACATTTTCAACGTGTAAAGATTTTTTCGTAACGTGACCAAAGAGTTCCGTGACGGGCATCTCTTGAAACCCCGCTTGTCTAGGTTTTGATGAAAAATTACTTAGATCTTCGGCCGTGTTTACCTGACCAGTTATGAAAAATGCCGGTATAGAATCGTACCAACATCCACATACACCGTTTAATAGGTTTTGAACACCCGGGCCACTCGTTACAACTACAGCCGCAACTTTACCGGAACTTCTATAGTATCCTTCGGCCGCCATAGCAGCAGACTGTTCATGTTGAAAACAATAATATTTAACTTTTGTGTTACGTGCTATAGCATTAATAAAAGGTACGATTGCACCACCTGTTATTACAAAATAAGTGTCTATACCATTATTGTATAGTGTGTTTATAATGTAATCACATGTATTCATTTATATTATAATAGAAGGAATCTTTAATTATATTTCCACGAGCTTCCGGGCATACCTAAAAGCTGGTTTAATTCTCTATCCGACATTTTATATGAATGTTCTTCACTCGGAAAATTACCATTATGTACTTCTTTTTCGTAAGTGTTTATAGCATCTTGGTAAAATTGTTCTCCGTTAACATATTGTTTTATAAATTTGGGTTTAAATTCCCAAAATAAACCGAGTATATCGTGTACTATAACCAACTGTCCATCTACTCTAGGTCCTGCACCTATACCATATACAGGTATTTTCAATTCTTTAGAAACAATTTCTGATACTTCTTCGGGTACAGCTTCTATGAGTAGAAGTGATGCACCTGAATTTTCTATATTTTTAGCCTGTTCCAGAAGTTTTTTTGCACTATCATTTGTTTTGGCTTGTACTTTATAACCACCTAATTTTGCACGAGTTTGTGGTGTTAGACCTAAATGACCCATTACTGCTATACCCGAATTGGCAATAGATTCAACTCGTTCGGGTACGTATCCTTCTACTTTTACAGCATCCATACCAATTTTAATAAATTCACCTGCATTTTTAATAGCTAATTCGTTCGATGGTTGGTACGACATAAAAGGCATATCACCTATAAGAAATTGGTTTTCTGAACCACGCTTAACTGCTTTACAATGCATTAGCATCATATCCATGGTAACTTCATTCAAACATTTCATACCATGTACAGTAGAACCAACTGTATCTCCTATGATAATAAAATCTATATTTGACTTATTTATTATTCTCGATGTTGGGTAATCATACGATGTTATACCAACACTCCTAATATTATTCAATTTGTTTTTGAATAAATTTAATATAGTTCGTTTCATTACTTTACTTTTCGTATAATATCTTTAAGTGAAATACAATAATATAATTAAAGATTTTTTGAAATAATTATAAAATGAAAGTCGGTGTTTTAGGATGTAATGGATTCTTTGGAAGATATTTTTTAGAACATAATAAATGGATTCCTATAACACGAGAAGAAGTTGATTTATTAAATTCAGTATCCGTAGAAAAGTTTTTCCATAGGTATAAATTCAGTGTTATAGTACACTGTGCGGTCGTTGGTGGTAGTCGTTTAAAAGAGGACACGAGTGATGTTTTAAAAGAGAACATACTCATGTTCGAAAACGTATCACGTTTTTTTAACGGTAAAATTATTTACTTTTCGAGTGGTGCGGTTTTTAACGGTAATCCACCCACAGATCCATATGGTCTTTCTAAATGGATAATAGATAAACGTATTACACAAATACCCAACGCGTATAGTTTGAGAATTTGGGGGTGTTATGGTCCGGGTGAATTATCTACACGTTTTAGCGCTGTATGTAAAGATAAAGGACACGTTATTATAGAAAAGGACAAATATTTTGATTTTATTCACATAAAAGATGTGATGAAAGTTGTTAGAGAATATATAGACGAATATAGAATTTCTAAGCAATGTAATTTGGTATACCCAGATAGATTGAAATTATCTGAATGGGCTAAAAAATTTGGCGCGACGTATGAAATTATAAATAAAAAGGAACTCGATGAACCATATATATCCGACATGCGAAATGATTTATCGCAATTAGAAGAATCAATAAGGTATAACAATGATAAATGGAGTTTATTCTATTAAAGAAATGAAATGGTATTAAGTATATGAAGATTACTTATAGTATTCAAGTATGTAACGAATCGAGGGAATTATATTCACTCATAAATTTTTTATTAAAGGTGATCGATGAAGATGATAATGTTCAAGTTATTATTGATAGTTTACACAAAACTGATAAGGTCGATAAGGTTATTGAACATTTTAATGATAAAATAATGGTTTTCGAAAGACCTTTCGATACGTTTTATAAAAATTCATGTTATCATGGCGAAGTTGCTACGGGTGATTATACATTTTTAATCGACGCCGATGAGATGCCACAAGAAAAGTTGATAAGAAATATTAAAAATGTTATAAAGGAAACTGAAGCCGAAATAGTTTTCATACCGAGAATTAACATTCATCCAGGTATAACTCAAAGTTTTATCGATTATTATAAGTTTAATGTAAATGAAATGGGATGGATAAACTGGCCCGATTATCAGGGTCGTTTATATAAAAATTGCGAATCCATAACATGGACAGATGAATTACATACAAAATTAACTGGATCTACGAAGGTACAAGGTTTAGTTGCTAGACCTGAACTCGCTTTATGGCATATTAAATCAATGGAGAAACAGGAAAGTAGATGGCAAGATGACGGTGAAGATGGTAATGGTACTACTATATTTCCTCCATCTAAGGAAAATTTATACGACCAATTAATGTAAATTAAGTTTAAAGATATTAAAATTTATATATTTAGATAATGAGTGAGAAATTCGTCCATGTAAAAAGAATACACACGCTTAAAAATTCAATTTTTTATTCACTTATTCATTATAAAAATGAAATTTTGGGTTTTGGTAGAAGATATTATGGCGAAGATAGAGTTGTTAAACAGGTTAAATTAAGTAATAACCTTGATATTATAGAAGATAAGGGTATATTATTTAGAGGTGAAGATCCGAGGTGTTTTACTTATAAAGGTAGGCTATACATATTGGATAATTATTTCAATGACATGCACTTGATAGATTATGAAACGAAAAAGTACTTTAAAATTAACGCGAGTGGTAAAAACTTATCTTTTATAGAACATGGTGATAAATTATATTTTATACATTACATAAAACCATTTCATTTATATACTTTAGATATGAATAACGGTGAAATAAAAAAGGTAGAAGTATTAGATGATAAACGTCATTATAACCTTGAATATAGAGGTGGTACACCCGCATATAAATTAAACGATAATGAATATTATGGATACGGTCACAGAACATATGTAGATGATAATAGTATAGTAAAACACGATATATTCAAATGGATAGTTAAATTTCAATACGGTAAACCATTAATAGTTATTGAAAATGTAATTCAACCAGAAAATAGTAAAAATATATGTGATCCAACGAGTGTTATAGAATTACGCGGTAAAAGGTATCTAATAACAGCGGAATCTGATAAAATATGGTTTTGTGATCAGGATTACGTGACAAATGTTTACGAAATTGTAAAAAATAATATCACGATAAAGTAATGCTCGGGACTGAAATAGAACACATTGATGGTCTTAGTACGTCTAATACTGATAATATGGCTGAACTTGAAGATATTCTAAAGTATTGTCAGGTGGGTCGAGACGAATGTTCAAAGTCCGTTATGGATGAATACACAGCATGTGATAAAATAAGTAAAGAGGTAATAGTATGGTATTCTCATAACAAAAAGGTACTTAAACAGATGAATGATTGGGCAATACTTTATAAAGATGAATTTGTTGAATACGAAAAAAAGGTAAAAGAAGTACAGAAACGAGTTAAAAATTTAAAAAATAGTGTCGTTAAATCTTAATATAATTTCAAAATCTCAGAAACCGCAGGGTGTCGCAAGATGTCATCATTCTCCATGGTGACATGTTCGATATAATTTAAGTTTAATCCGTCTATTCTATTTACAAGGTCTGTGAGACCACTTTGTTCACCCAGATCACTTTGTTTTAAATCACCCGTTACGACTAATTTTGTATTTTTACCAACTCTTGTTAATAACATTTTCATTTGATTAGGTGTACTATTTTGCATTTCATCTGCGATGATATATGCGTTATCGAATGTTCTTCCACGCATAAAACCAAGGGGTTCTATGTGTACGTGATGTTCGAGCTGTCCCCGTGTTAAATAGTTTTCAAATACATCTACCATTGGTCTTGTCCATGGTTCCATTTTTCTTTCCATTTCACCCGGAAGGTATCCCATATCTTCGTCTGCACCTACAATTGGTCGTGTTAATACTAATCGATTAATATCTCTATTCATTAAATTTTCGGTTGCGAGTTGACATGCAATCATGGTTTTACCAGTACCTGCGGGTCCTGTTGCTATTATAATAGGTTTATTGGACTGTAATACCCTCATATATTTACACTGACCAGGTGTTTTAGGGAAGTTCATGGGTTTAAAATAACTTAAGGTTTTTTTTCTTATGTATTTATATAATGGTTTATCGTAGCTTAAATAGTTTTACAGGTAGTTTATCCATTAATCGGGTGGGTAAAAGAAAGGGAATAATTACTAGATGTAAGACAGAACCTAACTATGGATATTCTGATCAGTCTTTCGAAGATGTTAATACTATGTTGGTGAAATATTTTACGTTTAGATCTGTACAATATACAATGGGACAAGTTTACGCATTGGATACATCTCTCATGAAATTGGAATTCAATTGGTTATGTGATTTTACGAATGAGAATAAACCAAGTTCAGGTGATGCTTTTATAGAAGCTTTATATGACGCAGGAAAACCAGAAATTGCAAATAGAATAATGACAAACCGAGATGGGTTAATGAGACAATGGTTATATGAAACAAATGCTACAGGTGGTCTAGATATAGGTATAGAAATGACTAAACATAACATGGAAGTGTCGAGAAAACAATTGGATAAATCATTTAATGCAACACCAGAACCAAGTAGGTCTTTGGATGAAGTATAAAGTTATATTGGTATACTGTAAGTATGAAGTTTCATTTCATAAGTATTTTAAAAGGTGGGTACACGACAATAACTGATCCAGATGGTAAACCTCGTATAATTTGTTTTAGTAAGAAAAATACGGCTAAAGAATGTATAGATTATATGACTAAATATCGTTCAAATTACGGTGTATGGCCGGATATGAATTTGGAAAACCCAGTTTCGCGTATAAATCCAGATAAAAATAGAAAAAAAAGAACACCTGAAAATATAAGGAAATATATTTTCATGGAACATATGATAAAGAGTCAACTCGATGAAATGTCAACCAGAGCAGGTGTTTGTTATTTTTATTGCCATGGTTTTGAATATAATAATGATTTATTACGAATATCTATAACTGGACAGAAAATAGACGGTGAAATAGACGATACGTATTACAAATCGTGTTTGGATACAAGGTTAAAGAATGTGTGAATATATAATATAAATGTCGTTTGTGAAAGAGTTTGATCCTAAAAATGAAACTCACGTTACATGGTTAAAAAATATAGACACTGCGATGGTTGAAATGAATGATCTTAGTAAGTCGAAGGATTTAATGAAAATTGTAAACGAAAATCCGTTTGGTATTAAAATGAATAATCCAATGGATTGGGCACAATCTCATTTCCAATTGTGTATGAAATATTCACAAGCCGTCCTCAGAGGAGTAGCTCATATTCCTACTCAAGGGCCTGCTAATTAAATTAGATGAAGAACGTGTTCTTGGTCTAGTAAACCGTGTCATTTTGTTATATTCTTTTAATGTAAAATCTTGTGGATCCGCGTTATTATCCATGCGTAAGAGAAGTATTCGACCATGAACTATCATATTCGTAAACGGTCTAGGTAATCTATTTGAATTTATTAGTAATTCTGATAACGAATCCTCTGGCTCTGTTTTTACAATAACAACCTGTTCGTCAGGCCATTGTCCTAAAAAACTCGCTTTACCTCTTAATATTTTAAATATTTCGTTTTTGTACGGTGAGATATCCACATGTATTTCATGTATATCATTACGTTTTTCGTTTATTAAAACAGCACGAGTCATCTATTTAATGTAAATAAAAAAAGTTGCTTTTAATAAATGAACCAAGCCATTAAAATACTCATTGCTTTAGTAATCGTATACATTATACTAAAAGAAACTGAATTGTATCAGAATATAGTTTTAGATACACCATGGGTAGAAACACGAAATAAACCTATCACTACATCGGATCCATTTAATTTGTGTTCACCAGAGTCGTTTTCGGACTGTAAGAAACCTGAAATGCGACACCTAAGTAGAAAATAATAAGTTATAAAATAACAGATGTTATCTAGAGAATATGCAAGGAATAAATACTCAGAAATTTTGGGTTTACCGATTGAGCATCCAATAGTTCAAAATCTGGAAAAACATACAACAAACTGGGCTTATTATAGATCAGTCAATGATAAATCTTATAAATATATTCAGAGATATAAGCATAAATTTCTCAGTATTTGTTTTAATCTTAAAAATTCATCCGATTTAAAAGAACGTATTTTAAATGGTAATATTAAAACATCAGCAGTTTTAAACTTATCACCACAAGGATTATGGCCTGATGGTCCTCATGCGAAAATGTCAGAAACTATAGCAGATACAGAAATGAAAAAACAACACGCGGCTAATTACATGCACGATAAAGATTATAAAGGTCTATTTAAATGTCGTAAATGTAGGGGTTATAAAACAACTTTTTATCAAATGCAAACACGTAGTGCGGATGAACCCATGACAGTTTTTATTACGTGTCACACGTGTAATATTAGATGGAAATCTTAAGTGTGTGTTTTGTATGCGTAAGATCTGTTGGCTGATCACCAACTGATAATACGTAATTCAATCCCGTTTTTACTTTAACATTACCTTTATTTAGTGCGGGTGTTATGACGAGAATATGGTAAGGTATACCATATCTTTTTAATTGCCATCTCGTAAACATCATTGTGAATATTGTATTAGGTCTAGCTGTTATAATAACAATTTTATACCCTAAATTCATTGCGTATTTTAATAAATTAATAATTGGTATGTTTGCTTTTCCGTTCGTAAAAATAAGAGTATCGTCTATATCAAACATAACTGCATCTTTTTCACCTATAACTCTATCTTTAAGAATATCGCCCATTTAATATACTTTAAGAATTAAAACTTTGATATATAAAATGGAAAAACAAATTGTTGACATTGAATTTGAAGATAGAATGACGTGTATAGGCCAAATTAGAGAAGATTTAGGCCATGAATTTATAATTTCTGTATTAGATTATGCTGGTGATGGGTTATGGGATTTTAGTGAAGAATTAGAGAATGTACCTAAAGAGTGTATATCTGGATTTTATGATACAACTGATTTAGAAAAAACGGGTTTATACGAAAGAACCAAAACTGGTTTGTATGAAATGGTAGACGAATCTGATAACGAGTACGTATTACCAAGTGATACGGATGATGATTCTGGATCCGAGGTTAGTCTCGAAGAAGAATTTTAATGTTGTTAAATAATAAAATGAATTCACAAAGAATCGTATTCGCTTCAATTATTGCTGTTCTTATATACATGTACACGAGACCCAGAATTGTTCCAGAAAAAGAAGAATATTGCGCAATGTGTGCTGGTAAGTAAAAATATCAGTGTATAATAACATGGGTCTATTACTCAGTAAACCAAAAAAGAAAACTAAAAAAGTACCAGAATATGCGACGGTAAAGAAGACTAAAACTAAAAAACAACCGATGACACCACGAACTAAAATGACTCGAGAAACAGTTAGACTTTCTACGCCAGAAAGTCAAAGAAAGAAAGCTTACGAACGATGGTTGAAAGGTAATCAAAATACATCTAATTCTAAGAAACAATTAAAATTTTAAATAATCAATAATCTAATTACGAATTTGCCGTATTTATAATATTTATATATAGTATATGTCTAATAATAATACACCAAATGGAAAACGACTTGGAAAATTAACCGCTAATTATCAAAATCTTTCAAAACAAATACGCATAGGTGAAGAAAAACTTAAAAAATATAGAGAAAAAGAGCGAAAAGCGAAACTGATTGCTGACGAAATTGAAAATAAATTAGAAAAATTGAAACGAAATGGACAAAAATTACATAAAGAACTAGAAAAATCTGCAAACGCGTACGAGGCAAAGATATATGGTAAAAAATAAACATATCAATAATCTAATTACGAAATTGCCGTATTTATATTATTGAATACAAAACTAACTTAAGTAGAAGGACCGTGTATAATAAAATATAGAATAATGAACGAGAGTATACAGAAACTTACGCACGTTGAACATATATTAAAACGACCCGATTCGTATGTTGGTCCAGTCGCTAGAGTTGCTGAACCGTATTGGTTATACGATAACGGTAGTTTTGAGACTAAAAACGTACTTTATTCTCCCGCGCTTTTAAAAATATTCGATGAAATATTGGTAAATGCGATTGATCGAAATTCAATGTACCCAAAAAACGTAACATCTTTGAGTGTTTCTATAAATAAAATTACGGGTGAAATAAGCGTTGAAAATAATGGACCTTTGGGTGGTATTTCCGTGAAAATGCACGAAAAGGAGGGTTTATGGAACCCCGAACTAACGTTTGGGCATTTACTTACGAGTACGAATTACGATGATACTCAGAAACGTCTCGTTGGTGGTCGTAATGGATATGGCGCAAAACTTACTAACGTGTATTCATCTAAATTTTGTATTAAAATAAAGGACGGTGAAAACAAGTTGGTATATACACAAGAATGGGGTAATAACATGAAAAAGTGTGAACAACCTAAAATTAAAAAGTACTCGGGATCGAGTTCGTGCGTGTGCGTAACATTTATACCCGATTGGAAACGGTTTGGCATGACAAAAATGGATGATTCTATATACAAAATATTTGAGAAACGAGTTTATGACGCAAACGCGTGTACTACACAAAACTGTAAAGTAAAGTTTCAAGGTGAACCGTTACCTAAAACTACTTTTAACGCGTACGCTAAAATGTATACGAAAACCGATGAAATGTGTGTATATACGAGCGAAAGATGGTCTGTATGTATTGCGCCATCTAACGATGGGTTTGAACACGTATCGTTTGTAAACGGTATCTGTACTACAAAAGGTGGATCACACGTGGATCACGTATCGGGTATAATTGCGAACGGTGTTATTGAAGATATGGCAAAGAAAATAAAACTTCGTCCACAACAGGTTAAGAATGCGTTTTTTGTTTTTGTAAAAGCAACGCTTGTAAACCCGAGTTTTAGTAGTCAGGTTAAATCGGAATGTACGTTGAAATACCAAGATTTTGGTAGTAAATTTGAACCACCGAAATCGTTCATTAAGAATATTTTGAAAACGAGCATTCAATCCGAGTTAATGGCGTTATCTAAGTTTAGGGAAATGAAAGAATTGAAAAGAACGGATGGTGTACGTAAATCAAAAATTTCGGGTATACCGAAACTCGACGATGCGAATAAGGCGGGTACAGCACACTCTAAAAAGTGTACACTGATCGTGACAGAGGGTGATTCCGCAAAAACACTCGCAATAGCAGGTCTTTCTATTGTTGGTCGCGACTATTATGGTGTTTTCCCATTACGTGGTAAATGTAAGAACGTAAGAGATGCGAGTGTAAAACAACTTACGGAAAATAAGGAATTTAATGATCTTAAAAAGATATTAGGTCTTCAACAAGGTAAAGTGTATACGTCTCTTTCCGAATTACGATACGGTAAACTCATGATAATGACAGATGCCGATAACGACGGAAGTCATATTAAGGGACTCATTCTTAACATGATACACTACTTTTGGCCAAGTTTACTCGATTTGAAGTTTGTTGTGAGTATGGTTACGCCTATTATAAAAGCTACGAAGGGATCTGAAACGAAATCGTTTTATACGGATTCCACTTTCAGACAATGGTACGGAAACGGGAAAAGTGGATGGAAAATAAAGTATTACAAGGGTCTCGGTACGTCGACGTCTGCGGAAGCACGAGAATACTTTAAAAAAATAAAAGATCTTACGGTTCAATTTGATACGGATACACACATGAATGAATCTATAATCCTCGCGTTCGATAAATCAAAATCGGATTCGCGTAAAAAATGGTTACTCGAAAGTACGGAAAAGAATGTATCGGAACTCGAGGTACCTTATGGAAATATCGAACGTTTGGGTATAAGTGAATTTGTTCATAAAGATCTCGTTAATTTCAGTCTCGCGGATTTGAAAAGATCTATCGCACACGTATCGGATGGTTTAAAACCTTCACAAAGAAAAGTAATATACGCTTGTTTTTCTAAAAATCTTACGTCGGAAATGAAAGTCGCACAATTAGCTGCGTATGTTTCTGAGAAAACGTCGTACCATCACGGTGAAGTATCTTTAGCTGATACGATCGTAAAATTAGCGCACGATTTTACGGGTTCAAATAATATTAATTTACTCGAACCGTGTGGTCAGTTTGGTACACGTCTCATGGGTGGTAAAGATGCGAGTCAAACGAGGTATATTTTCACAAAATTAACAAAAAGTTCGAGAAATATGTATGATTCTAGGGATGATCCGATTTTAAAATATTTGGATGACGATGGTAAACAGATCGAACCTGAATATTACGTACCAATATTACCAATGGTTTTGGTAAACGGTACTGAAGGTATAGGTACGGGGTTTAGTTCGTATATACCACCATTCAATCCTAAAGATATAAAATCTAATATAAAACGTATGATTAGGGGTGAAAACGTTATTCCTATGAAACCATGGTTTAATAAATTCAAAGGAACTGTTTCTAGCGACGATAATACGAGCTGGATTACCGAAGGTGTATGGAGACGATCTGGTGATACAATTCAAATTACAGAATTACCACCGTGTAGATGGACACAAGATTATAAAGAGTACTTAGATACGCTCGTAGAAAAAAAGAAAATTTCGAATTATATTAATAACAGTACGACGGATGACGTTGACTTTGTTATTACGGGGTATACGGGTAACGATATTATAAAAGATTTCAAGTTACAAAAAACATTTCACACGTCGAACATGCATTTATTTCATCCTAAAAAGGGTATACACAAATACGAAACACCGGAAGATATTTTAGTGGATTTTTTTGACATACGTACCGAAACGTATAAGAAAAGAAAAGCGCACTTAATACATACATTGAAAAGTAAAGTAAAAAAAATTAAAAATACGTATAAATTTGTCGAAATGGTTATTCATGAAAAACTAAAAGTTTTTAAAAGAAAACGTTCCGATCTCGTAAATGAAATGAGTAATATGTTCGATAAAATAGAGAATTCGTACGATTACCTGTTAAACATTAAGACGTATCAATACACGCACGAAGCTGTACAAACTCTAAAGGATGAGATGTCGAAAACGACAGAAGAACTCGTAGTGTTGGAAAATACGAATCACATGGACATGTGGAAAAATGATTTAGTACATACCTAAGTCTTCTAATAAAAAAATAAAAAAGTAATATATGAAAGATCCCTTTAAGACTCGCGTCACTAAGAACGACAAGAAAGCTAAAAAAGGACTCTATACACAAAAACATATTAGGCTTAAACAAGAGACGCTTAATAAGAGTAAGACAAACCAAAAGGACCATGGCTCCGTACAACCCACCAAGTGCTCACTACAGTCAGTTTGACGTATCTGGTTATAATGAGGATGATATTTTCAAGTTTATCGGTAAGAACGGTAAAAAGTTTTATTGGTTAACGCGTTACCTCGAATTATCGTACATGTGGTACGATAAAAAACGCAAAGTTATTGAATTATGGGGCCCATTTGAATCGCTCCAGAATTTTCAAGCCCACCATATTTTAGAGTGTGAATTAGACCTAAGTTGTAATAAAATAGAAGTATAAAATTAAGATAAAATGAATACCGAATCCATTATCACGTTCCCAAAAATAAAAAATCCAGGCTGTTTTAGTTACGATAAAGGTAACCACGTAAATAAAGCACCTCATGAAAAACTTTTACCCGGTTCGTTCGTTTATGATATTGTTAATGGAAAAAAGCGTAATACGTGTGAGAAAGAACCTTTTTATGTTCAAAATAAAAAAGATTATTTAGAAAGTTTAGAAAAAAACTGTAAAAAACTTGGCGTTCCGTTTAAAAAACCACTTGTTGAAGAAATATCCGCACCCGAAAAACTAGATTTGAACGTTGAAGATCACGTTAAGTATTTAGATAATGTTATTGTAAAATTAAACGTTTTAAAAAATGGTAAAGTCCGTGTTAAGATTTTTCCGGAAATGGCGCATCTTAACGAAATATATTATTCTAAGGCTAAACAACCACCTATTAAAACGTTATTATCCGTTTTAAAAAAGGTTGGATACTCTAAAGAATTTATAGATGCGACGAACGATAAATATAAAAAAAGACATAAACTCATTGAAATAAGATGGAAAAAACTAGAAAAGTTTTTCGATACACCTTCAGTAAGTTCGAGGAGTAGAAAGAAAAAGAAGGAGAAGGACAAGGAAAAGGAAAAGGAAGAAGAAATACAGGATGATAACGAAGACGAAGATGATAAGGAAGATGATAAGGAAGATGAAGACGAAGGTCTCGATATTGAACAAGACGACGACGATATCGAAAATGTAGAAGAAGAATACATTTCCGATGGTGGGGACGATTAAAACTTAAGTTAGACTTTTTTATTAATAAAAATACAATTTTACAAAATGAATATTTTCTTTTTATCAATGAACCCCGAAGAGCTTGCTTATATGTATTGTGATCAACATGTAATCAAGATCCTACTCGAAATATGTCAAATGATGTATACTGCATGGTTTTATTCTAACCAGATGGAATACGTTGAAGCAAATGCACCTTATACTGTAAACAGAAAACGTCGGGGGTATAAAGCTGCACACAAGAAACATCCTACAACGTTATGGATATCATCGAGTATAAATAACTATAATTTCGCTGGTGAAATAGGTATGTCACTTGCACTCGAGTATACTAAACGGTTTGGTAAAGTACACGCATGTTCGAAACATATACTTTGGTTGTACAAAAACAAACCATCAAATTTCGAACTCCGAGAAAGTGAAACCACATATTATCCAACAAATGACTTTAAAAACGGTCTAACGAGAATACCAGCATGTATGCCCGATAAGTATAAAGTACCGAGTATTATAGAATCGTATAAATTATATTATAAGGGCGAAAAGGAGATTTTTGCGAGATATACGAGAGTTTAAATTAAAATTATAATATAGATGAACTGGAAACGGTTCCGTAAACGTTTTAAAAGAAAACGTAGAAAAATAAAACGGTTTATATATAAAAATGCCTTTAACTTATTTTTAATATCTTATTTAATTATAATGGTGACCTTACCGATTGTAAATAGAATATTTAGTTCACCACCCATTAAAATAGAAAAGAAACCAGAATATGAACATAGGATATATAGTGATTTTATTAGGGGTGTTAAGCAAAACGAAATAACAAAAGTCGAAATAAATCCTCACGGTGATACCTTATATTTTGAAGAAAAAAATGGTACCTTTGGTAGTTCGTATTACATACCATCGGAAGATTTTTGGAAAACCATGACCGAAAGTCAAGTTGATTATGATTTGATTAAAGCATCTATAGGGAGTGGTGGGATCAATGAATTAGTGTCTTTTATGTTTATTACTATAGGTTTCTTTGCTATTTTTAGAATGATATCCGGTGGTAATGGTGTTGGTCAAAATCCATTTTCCATGATGAAAAATGATATAGATGTGGAAAGTGAGATAAAAACCCGTTTTGCTGATGTTCAGGGTATAGACAGTGCTAAGGATGAACTCGAAGAGATTGTTGATTTTCTTAAACAGCCGGAAAAATTCTTTGGCACGGGTGCTAAAATACCAAAAGGTGCGTTATTAACGGGTAAACCGGGTACAGGTAAGACTCTTCTAGCACGTGCTATTGCGGGCGAATCATCCGTTCCGTTTATTCAGTGCTCGGGATCATCGTTCGTTGAAATGTTTGTCGGTGTCGGTGCAAAAAGGGTCCGCGACGTATTCGAACTGGCGCGTGAAAACCAGCCATGTATTGTATTTATTGATGAAATTGATGCGATTGGTAAAAAAAGAAGTATGAATGGGTTCGCAGCTAACGACGAACGCGAACAAACGATTAATCAACTTTTGACAGAGATGGACGGTTTCGAAAATGAGACGGAAATTGTTGTTATAGGTGCAACAAACCGTATAGATATACTCGACGATGCTCTGTTACGACCTGGTAGATTCGATCGTAAAATACAAGTTTCTTTACCCGATGTTCACGGTCGAGAGGAGATACTTAAGGTACACGCTAAAGATAAACTTTTAGGTGCGGGTGTGAGTCTTCGTGACCTTGCTAAACAGACCATGGGATTTTCAGGAGCCGATCTCGCAAACCTCATGAACGAGTGCGCTATACGTGCGGTTCGAGATGGTAAAGATGGTATAATAACACCTGAAATAACCGAAGACGTATACCAAAGAATAGTTGTTGGTGCAAAAGGAAATAGAGCTGTTTCCAATGCGCGTAAAGCGAGAGTCGCATACCACGAGGCGGGACACGCTATTATTGGTGTACTCATGCAAGAATACGACGAGGTTCGTAAAGTGAGTATATTACCAAGAGGGGACTCTGGTGGTGTAACATATTTCCAACCATCGACGGATGATACGGGTATGTATACTAAAGATTATCTTCTATCGAAAATTAAGGTCGCACTCGGTGGACACGCCGCCGAAGAAATCGTATACGGAAGAGAACACGTAACTACAGGCGCATCCAGTGATTTTGAACAAACGTTTAATATAGCGCGCGAAATGGTAACCACGTATGGTATGAGTGAAACTATAGGTAAAATGAATATTAATACAGATTTAGTTTCTGCGCGTACGTTGAGTCACATCGATATCGAGGTTCACGATATAGTTGAAAACTGTTATACGGAAGTGAAAGACTTACTTAATACTTACCGTGTTAAGCTCGAGCACTTGAAAGATATACTCGTCGAAGAGGAGATCGTTGACGGGAGTGTCGTGTATGGAATGATAGCATCGTGTGATTTAAAAAACCGCAAAAAACATGAAGGTGATCTACGAAAGTTTAGTGATGCGTTCGATAGTTTCGATCAGTGTATAGATGGAAGTGATATTATTTTACCGTGATATAATATAGATGGATACTGAAGGTGAAATATTTTTTTTAAGCGTTTCGTGGTTTGTTATATGTAGACGGTTCTTAGAAAATTTTAAATAGTTATAGTAGTATAAATTACAATGTCTTTACTTATTATTACATGTCTTTGTTTAGGTATAATATTGGCTATTTCTGTTAATTTTTATTGTAAACAGTGATATAAAGATAAAGAAACAATACCTAAGTAAAAATGGAAACCATTAAAAATTTAAATAAAATATTATTTTTCAAGTTTCGATACACACTATACGAAAGTTGATTATTGATTTACATCATCGTATTTAAAGAAAACAAACTAAGTTTTTTATAATGAATTACATTGCTTGGGATACGGAGACTATAGGTCTTCCGACTACACGTTACGGCGAAAAGGCAACCCCTGAAAACATTCGTAAATTCGATCAGTGTCGGATGTTAACACTGGCATTTGTTAAATACAGTTCTAGAGGTCGTGAACTTGGTTCGTATCACGGTACGGTGTACCCGGATACGTTCGATGTTGCCGCGACACACGTACACGGTATTACTCAGGAGTACGCGAGGGAAAATGGACAACCGTTCGGGTACCTTTACGCGTCCTTAAAGGAAGCTACGAGAGATACAAAATTACTCGTCGCACACAATTCTGCTTTCGATGAAAACGTATTCTTTTCGGAGTGTTACCGTCGAGGTTTTGATACGGCACCTTTTGAAGACGTTACGTTTGTGGATACACTGGAAATGGCGCGATCTATTTATCCGACATTGAAAAACCATAAACTGATTACATTATACGACCACATTTTCGGCGAAGAGTTCGATGGTGCTCACGACGCACTGAACGATGCGCGCGCGTGTGGCGAGGTTTACCCCGTTATGCGCGATAAGGAATGGAATCTTAAGGATATAGGCGTTAAACGAGTTGTTCTCAAAGCGTCTGATATCGCGGCTATCGCTGGTAAGAACCGGTTTAAGAAACCTACTGAAATTATCGATAATCTTTGGAGTAAGTATAAACCCGAAACATTCGAAGGTAAGACGAAGGATCAAATGGCATACGATGCTATTCAGAAATGCGATCTCGCAAAGAACCTTTTACAGGAAACTGAAACGTATAAATCTATAAATTCAACTGACGTTGAACAGAAGTTCAAGGCGGTATCTAACCAAGTTGATTTGTATTCCAAATTGCGAGGTCAAGATAAGAAGAACGCAATCGATTATTTACGTAAAAAGTTATATACGAACCACGGGACGCGTCATGAGGATACGACGGCCGATAATTACGACGATTTTGAGGTCGATGAAAAGTATTATACGTACCCGGTATGTTCACTCGAAGGTACCGATTACGAGATCGTCGGTCGTATCGATAGAATTCATACGGACAGTGACGGTGTTAAAACGATCGTGGAAATAAAGAATAGGGCGCGTGGTTTATTTAGAACGGTTCGCGATTACGAAGAGGTTCAGTGTCAAACGTATATGGAGATGTTGGATATCGATAATTGTCAATTAATAGAACAGTATAACGAATCGCGTTTGGGGTACAAAATCAATCGCGATAGACAAACATGGTTATCGGAAATTAACCCTAGACTGATTAATTTTTGCCGACATTTCCACAGTTTACTTTCTAAATAATACTAAGAATGTTGTACATGTTACCGTTTCTATTCGTGCCTAAACTTATCGATAAAAGAATAAACAAACCTAGCAAACCAATCGTCCAGGACACAAAAAACCGGTGTTGTGGATGTTGGTTATTTAATTAAAATGTAATGTAAATATAAAAGTAACGATGAGTAACGAAAATAAAAAACGTTATGAACAATTTGTTAAGATTTTTAATAAAGAGTTTGGAAAAAGACCCTCCCCGAAAACAGTTAGAAGGCAATATGCAAAAGTAAAAAACGAAGAAGAAGAAAGGCAAAATAAAGCTAGAAAATCAATGAATGAAAAAAAGAAAAAAACTGTAAAACCACGAAATTCCTGTTCTATATGCTCCCAATTTGTAACGTCGACATCAAAAACTAAAAAAAATAATAAGAAATAGTAATAATGAAAGGAATTGCGTTTTCTCAAGCGTACATGTCTTTTCTTGCTATAATGACAACAGTTTCTGCGAATATGTATACGAAACGAGTAGTGGGTAAAGATAACGAAACTAGGTTAAAAATAAGGAATCTTTAAGAATAAAGAATGAAAGATCTATTCTTAAAAATTACTACAATGTCGATAGCTTCTTTTTTAGGATCGTATATAGGAACTCAAAAATGGTTCGATAAACACGAATGTGATAAATAATTAATTAATCATCGTAAGGATCATCGCACCAGATTTTTACCCTTTCTGGACCATACGGTCCTATATTTACATCAACAGGGGTCTTTAAATATGCATCTGGGGGTGAAATTCGTATCCCTCTTGTTCCCTCTACTCCCTCTTTACGCATACAATATTTTTGTCTAGTTAAGGCGCTTGGTTCTTCGGTCCAACCACTATGACCTCCATAACTAAATATTTCAGCTTTTTGTCCATCCGTGATTACTTCCGTATCCCACCTAATTGGATCATATCCATACGTCCAGTCTTTTCCTCCCTTCAAATAACCACGTGCGTTCCAACAGTGTTCTTTTGAACCAACTGTTTTACAATAAATATTATTATTGTATTTATCTTTTTTAAGTGTTAAACCACTAGTAGCACTAACATCTGGGTTTTTCTTTACAAACGCCCATTTACACTCTTTCCCATTACCACTTTTTGCCTTTAATTGGTTCCATTTCATTAAGTTAACCCTAGCGCCACCAGGGTATGTCTTTTGACTTACATATTCCCATTTACCTTCACAATCATTATCACACGGTTTGTCTTCACACGCCTGTTCGTCTACATAACCATCATCCTTAGCACACGCTGTACCTGTACCTACAGCAGGTGTTGTAACGGAATACGTACGTCTCTTCGTTCCTGGACCACACGATTCACTACACGAACTCCAACTACCATAGCTACCAACACAGTCTACTGGACAAACTTTATCGGTATTACACGATTCTTCTTTCGTGGTACCGTCCTCATGTGGACACGCCGTTCCACCAACACCCGAAGCAGGTGTCGAGACATCGTACCTTTTTTGTTGTTTACCGTCTGGACCACACGTTTTGGAACATGATCCAACGTTTACCCAACTACCAACACAGTTCACTGGTGGACACGCGGTGGCGTCAGTACACGCCTTGGTTTCTGTTCTCGCAGATTCTGCTACGGCACACTTGGCACCTCCGTATTTGGGTTCCTGTGTGATAGTCCATTCTCTCGTTTGGTTCGTACCTACAACTTTCCAAGCGTCCCAATCACCTACACAATCAGTTGGTGTACACGCAGTCATACCACACTCTTGTGATTCTTCCTTACCATCTGTGTGTGGACACGCGGTCCCACCTTCACCAGCTTCGGTTGTTATAGAGTATGTTCTGGTTTTAGCACCTACACTCTCGTTGTAACTACACTCTTGCGAACAATCTCCCCACTCACCCCACGCACCTACACAGTCACCTCCTGGTGTCGATGCTGTAGTTTTGGCATCTGGTGTAGTATTGGATGTAGGTGTAGTATTGGATGTAGGTGTAGTATTTGAAGTTTCTTCGGTTTCTTGAGATGCTAATACACCAACGGTGGCTGACATCGATACGCACATTAGACATGCAAATCCTGCCAACATCATCATTTTTTGTTCTTTTTTCATAATGCGTTGTTTATATACTGTAAGAATATATTATTAATTTATATACTATAATGGTTAAATCTCGATTTGTAGCTTTGGGTGTGGTCGCGATGACATGTTTATCTGGTGCTGGTATAGGAGCTGGTACGGGTATGTGGCTTGGTAAAGTGTTGGAAAAGGAAATAAAAAATGGGAAACAATAGTATGTTGAGACCCCCTCTCTCATCTACCATTTTCCCCAGACCAAATACGTCTAGACGTATACGTACGAACGTTATTTCTATGGAAAACGAGTCTACACGACTTCATGATATAGAAGTACGCATAGAGCGAACACGTGGTCACTGTTCCGCATCATACGGTCGTCAGGAAAAGGCGTACATAAAAGTTCTTAACGAGTTGGAAAAAGAACGTCTTGAAATTTTAAAGGGTACTAAAGAAAAAAGTTGCAATAATACAAATGATAATCACGCAGAGTAATCCGAGAGTAGTAGTAGTTACATGTAAAAAAAATAAAGGGGGTACCCAGAAAAGACCTAAATATACCACGTATACTGAAATTAAAAAATCAAAAAAACCTGATAATAAATCCAGTCCAAACCCTCTTAAACAATTCTTAACGGGTATTTTCGGCGAAGAGATCGATTATAATAAGTTTAACAAAGAATCTAAATATGCTATACGGGTAGAAGACGACGACGACAAACGTAAAACAAAAAAATGGTAAATCAATTTTTATTGCGGTGACTAAAACTCACGATAATAAAAAGTGTTCGATGTATTATTTGGGGTTTCATTTATTAGATTTTTTCCTTAGTTTGGATTGAGGTGTTCCTGGTGCTGATTTCTTAATTTTGGTAACTTTTGTTTTTGTTATTTTAGTACTAGTTGATTTTTTTGAACCCGTGGTTCTTCTATTATTACCGTTATTATTACTATTATGATTTTCCAATAGATCAGCTTCAATTGATGATTCTATTAATTGTACAAATCTACGTTGTATTTCTAAAACACGGTTTTTCGACATCGATTCAGATCCACCCGGTAACATTACAATTTTTTGTGCTAGTGGTCTTAAGTGAGAAACATTTATTAACCTATTTAATTCGTTATTACGAACGTAGACAAATTCCCTAATATTTATGATTCTATGACCATTAGCGTGTATTGTAAGCATATCCCTAAGTTTTAATAATCTTTTTATAGACATACGTTTTGAAGTTCCTGTTGCTATATTCATAAGTCCCATGAACATGTTATAAGAAGGATCACGGCGACGCGACATGTTATATTATTTAACATACACTTATATTTTTTTGTCAGTGTAATATAATAGACATGGCTCCTTCGAATACAAACGAGGCGACAAACATGTCGGTTAATAAAAGCAATAGTTCTCTTGGTATTCCTAAAATTCAGCCGTCACCTTCAAAATCCAGATCCGAATCTTCAGGGAAAACCAGATCCAAATCGCGACTTTCTGTATCTAAAACCCAAAGTACCCGATCGGGAAGTAATACTAAAGCTCCTAGTTCGAACAATTCGGGGTTGCATGAGTTTTCTAAATCTGAAAGTAATAAATCTAACAAATCTAGTTCTGAAAATAATAAATCTACCAAATCTAATACTGAAATTACAGATCAGAGAAAAAGAAAAGAGCGTAATAATCTAATAAGAAAATTTGGCAAAAAAATGCGCGAAGGTATAGTTGATGAAAAATTAATGAAAAAAATAATGAATTTATTACCACAAGAAAATTCAGAAATTACGGAAACTCCATCTAAATCTAATTCTAAATCTAAATCTAATTCTAATTCCAATTCTAAATCTAAATCTAAATCTAAATCTAAATCTAAAACTACTAAAACTAGTCCTACTAAATCTGGAGGAAGTGTTGAACAAGGAAGAAATAGAAGAAGAACTCCATCTAAAACTCCGTCACCAAACCGTATGAATATTAATACTAATACTCCACTAAAATCCGTGTTGAGTAGGAGCAGGAGCAGGAGTATGAGTCACGATCGTAGTATATTTGGTTCTCCGAGTGCTTCGCCTTTCAGTTCACCAGGTAGACCTAGAGGAAGACGAGTAAGTTTCGCGAACGAAAGAAACGCGGAAAGTCAAAAGCAAAACAAAAACGCTAATAGAAATAGCACAGGTGCTATAAAATAATAATGGAGTATAGTAATAAATATGGGTAATAGAGGGTCTCCAAAGAATACACAGAGTATAGAAAATAGACTTTCTAAAATAGTTGAAGAACTTGATGAAATACGTAAACAAGAGGGTAAATTGAGAGTGGAATTTGAAAAATTGGGTATAAAACGAAAAGGACTAATCGAAGAAAGAAAAAAACTTTATAATAAAGAAAAGAAAGTGATTAGACGAGAATCAACAAAGAACAATATAACTAGACGATATGGCAAGGGATTTGTGTCTCCTTCAAAAAATACGTTTAAATGAAAAATAATATTAATAATAAGTAAAGATGAAAACGAATACAATTTTATTGACAGGCGCTACTATATTTACACTATTACTCTTGATGATCATTACCAAAGACGAACCAAAAAATAAGGAAGGTGGATGTGGATGTGGATGTGGTAAATAATTATTTCTATACACGATACTAAATCATTGTGAATAAAAATATAGTATAATCATAAATGGCACTCATAGCAGGTGCCGGTTTATGTATGTTAAGCGTAATGTCGAGTTCACTTGGTGGACTTATATACTATTTACGTGACCCCGAACCAGCAACACCCATGTCAGGTGACGATGATATACCACAAACGCAAACCAAGACATATAGAAAGAATATGGAAATCATGTATTCGACCGATTGTGACGCAACGAGTAACGTTTCGGCAACCGAAGGTACGGTGGATACATCTTTCGGTAAATCGATAAAATGGACGGCCCCTAATATCGAATCTTCGGGAACACTTAAATCCGGAACCGATGAGAAGATTAAAAAGTTACATTTGAGAAACGTTATAATTTCGACCGGGAGTTATAAAGTACACGATGAAAATACAGAATCTGAACCAGTAACAAAAACAGTCACAAGTGAGGAATATTGCGGTTTAAAATTAATTGATTTGTGTGCCGATGATAAAAAGTATATTACGGATTTGGATATAACGTATAGACCAATGGAGGACGATGGAAAAAAAGAATTTAAACCTTTCTATTATTCGTTATGGGGAAACAAATGTGTAATAGACGGCCCCGATTCTAAGCATGTAAAATCAGGAACTATGAGTGCTATATGCGACGAAAGTAAATTTGATTTAAAAATTGATAACGATTCCGAAAACGAACAGCGTGAAGAATTTAAGAAATCTACACTTTTGGAAATTGAAAATTTAAAACTCGTTTCGGGATCGTATAAACGTGTTAAAAGTGATGGTACGGAAGAAGACGTAACAATGGAATCTAAGACGTACAATGGTAAACAAACGATCAATTTCTGTGGTGAAGATGGTACAGAATGGGCGAAGGATTTGAAGGTTGAATTTAAAGGTATTCCCGCATCGAGTACGGAAACGTATAAAATTGAAGGGTATAGAATTTAAATATATAGTATTACTAAATGAGTAATAGTTCATTACCGATAATAGCAGTCGGAGCACTTGGATTATCATCGATTTCATGTGTTATAAGTTCACTCACGGGATTTTTAATTTTGGACGATTCCAATGTTGAATCTAATACCAATACAGATACATCGAAAACCAATACAGATACATCGGATACGAGCACATCGAATACCAGTACAGATACATCGAATACGAGTACAGAATCAGAAAATGTTATACCTCACCAGATTCCACTAGGAACAGATGGATGGTGTGATGGTAAAGAAACTGTCACAGTTCTGGGTATGCGAGGTACTTCAGAAATTGATGTAGTTCATCAGGATGTACCGGGGTGTGGTAGGATATGTTCAAGCGCCAATAAAGTAGGATCAAAACAAGATGGTACTTGGGGACTGTGGGCGGATACCGTTACTTATTGTAGCGATGCCAAATTGGATGAAATATGGATTGAAAATAGTACTAAAATAATGGGTACCACTGTCATAAACCGAAAACTTGCAGATGGGTATACGTTCAGCAAATAAATAATAAAACCATTTTTATACATAAACTGAACTTTGTATATAAAAATGTCGATATACACTAAATGAGTAATAGTTCATTACCAATAATAGCAGTTGGAGCACTAGGATTATCATCGGTTTCATGTGTTATAAGTTCACTCACGGGATTTTTAGTTTCGGACGATTCTAATGTTGAATCTAATGCGAGTACATCCAATACCAGTACAGATACGTCAAATACGAGCACGTCCAATACGAGCACGTCCAATACGAGCACGTCAAATACGAGCACGTCTAATACGAGCACGTCCAATACGAGTACCTCAAATACATATACTATACCTCACCAAATTGAACTAGGAACAGATGGATGGTGTATTGGTACAGATTCAGTTCACCAGGACGTACCAGGGTGTGGTAGAATATGTTCAAGCGCTACTAATGTAGGATCAAAAACGGATGGTACTTGGGGACCATGGGAGGATACTAATATTCCATGTACTGGTGCCAAATTAGACGAAATCTGGGAAAAACAAGACGATGGAACACGAAAACTTGCCGACGGGTATATTGTATCAAAAATTCCAGATGGTACATCTGTTCAATGTACGACCAACGACCTACGAGGCCGTGAAGGTTCTGTTTATCGTGTAAATAGTGATGGAATTTTGGACTATTATCCAAATCCGAGTATCGCAGAGACTTGGAACCCAGATTGGAATGTGGGTATTAAACAAATAGCTGATTGTACGGGTCTTACAAAGGGTAAAGACCTGGAAATGAAAACTTAACTAACTATACATAATTTACAAAACATTTATTTTAAAAATATTAAAATATACATTTTTAAAATAGATATCATTTAGACATACTTTCTATATAACCACAAACCCTAACGTAAAGTATACCCTTCCACATAAATATCACCTTCTTTTGCTAGTAAGAGTATTAGTGCATATAAAATTATTAGTGCATAGACTATTGCTTCCATACTACAGGCGAAACGATGTGATAATTTCATTGGTGAAATGAGTACCAATAATAGTGACATAAACATTACGGGTAATATTGTTAGTACAATTTTCATTAGTATTATTGATTTTATTACAAACTAAAATTTTAAGTATATTTAATCTCCGTTGTCTAAATATTTTATAGTCTCTCCCTTAAGAATTTTGATATTTGTTTCCAGGCCAAATACTTTTTCTTTGAGAACTTCAACTTCTTTGGCATATTCACTCTTTTCTTTCCAAGCTTCTTTCAATAATTTTTTCAATTCCTCTATTTTTTCTCTTTCCTCCACGGTTGCATTTATTTTTATTGTTCGTACAATATTTTTCCATTCCATTTCAAAATTTTCCATTTTATTTATGAAAATATACTAATATTTTACAATACTTAGGCGTTTTTTTCGTCAAAATTATTTTCTTAGCTATATATTGAGAGAA